ACATTAACCAGTGATGGGCGGAGTCTAACCAGCTTAGCAACAGAAATAGGTTTAATTTAATTAAATGTGTGTTGCATTATTAATGTGACACCTCATTTGCCATAATCATTGGGTTGGCATCCAATAAAATATTAGTTAGTCCATAGTATATATATGGCTAACACAAGACATGGGTACCTTGAGCAAAGAGTTAATTACTTGAAGCAAGACAGGATGGTTAACTCTGTGTAGTTGCAAATACATTAGAGGGGTTAGGAGGTAATTGTCCTAGCCTTTCTACCCATACGCATTATCTATTGTCTTCTCTCTCTCTATAGAGTTTATATAATAGTAACCCGGAATCAAGAATTTATACAACTGCATTAAGGAGCCTTAACACGGATAGTTCTCTTTAAAAATCCTCTCTGTAACGCATACCTCTAAGCTCATAGTACTATTACACAATAATAGGAACTGAGAGTAACAGAGATTGCCAGGTAAGAAACTTATTATATCTATGGGAAACCAATTTATAATCTACGTGCAGTTAAAATATTACACGGGCACAGGATCCTTGAGGATTGATCACCTCATCCATTCTGTGCTTATCCAATTGGGGGATGTTCCCCTTTTATAAGAAACCCATAATCGTAATTGATCACTACGTATATGGTCACAGGGACAAGATGCAGCATAGTCTCCTCGTTAGTTGAAAGAAGATACATTGAATTCAGTCTTTACTAACTACCTGTGTAACACTAAGGTGAGAATCCTTGGAACGCTTAACATTGCCGTGGCTTATGTCTACCCTTGAGGTAGCATTAGTGTCTAAAGAAATGTGGTCGCCATCAGACCGTTAAGATAAACCAGTAATGGTATAAAATGGGAAGGACTTGTAGTTAATCTTCCTGTGATGCATGTAATATGCATTTCATAGAATGGCAATACAATATTTGTATTACGGCAGCGGTAAATCCCTCGGGTCCGTGAGTAGTACAAAGAGCATGACAGGCATTGCTCTTGAGACTGAAAGGTCAATAAGAACTGTATTGGGTAATGGTAGTATGGTGTTGTCGCACTTGAAGCTGTTATTAAATTGAATACACTATGCGCTAGGAGAAATCCTGTGTATAAGTATGATGTTAGCAAGTAGCTTTGACAAGCAAAAGCAGGCGGGAGTTATAATCTAAAGTTCTCAAAAGGAACCATGGTTATAAAAACTTCAAGCGTCTCTCGTTATTTACCTGTGCTATTTTAACTTAAACAAGAAAGAAAAAAAAGCAAAATTAGTTTGGAGACTATTGTGATGGCACTAACGCCAACAATGTTCTTATCCTTCTGTAATATGGAGGCATGGATAGCTCGCAAGGCTTACCATGAAGGAATCCAGTAGTATCTGTAGTGAGGGGACATCCTCTTTAGCTCGTAAGGCATGCGGTATGAAAGTGAACTTATGACCACTTTAGTAATGATGGCGGACATCTTAATCCGTGAACATGTGCAGTACAGACCAGAAATGGACTGTGTGAGATAATTGGGGAAACCTGTATTAATCTGTACGTAAAGAGTCAAGCTCTCAGCTCTTTTATTTTATTCACTTAATCTAACCATTATGAACATTTTATTAATCATCGGATTGTCTTCATTATTAGTATGGAGTCAATCAAAAATCAACCAATTATGAAATCTATTATTTATTATGTATGGTTTACCTTATTACTAGGGACCTTCACTGCATTGTGTGGTGGTGGAGAGTTAATGGCCTTTGTACTTTGTTATTGTTTTTGGGGTTGTATGTTAGCACCTATGTTACCTGGAGAAACGGCATGACCCTTAAAAAGGTAACTGTAACTCAAGGTGAGATACAAGATGCTATGAAGCATAGAGTCTATAAAAACAAAAAAAAGTACACAAGAAAACACAAGCACAAACAAGATCCTGGCAAAGAGTCAGGATCAATTACTCATTAAAACCAATGTATTATGAAAAATCAATATCCTTTACTTATTGCCATATTCTTTATGATATGTCAATTTATGGCACCTCTTTATTATTCTCTTTTTACCGGATATACAATTTCGGGTGATTCTGAATTTATGTGGTGTGGTATAACATCAGGCATTATGGCTTGTATATTATTACCAGTATATGCAAAACGTGAAAAAAAATTAGCACTTATTGAAGCAGCTAAATCAGATGCCAGATTCGCCAAGTCTGTTAAAGACCTAGGTATAAGAAATGTAAAATAAAAACCATGATCAAAACAATAATATTTATGATAGGCACTGTATTAAATGGTGCCTATCAACAAGACGTTAAACTGAATGAAGCTATTTCTGATGTAGAAGATATGATTGAATGGTCTGGTGAAGATCTATTTCAAGAAAGAATTACAGAAGAAGAACATGCTATAGCAGTTGACAACTACAATCAATTAATATTAACCTTAAAATCAATCAAAAATGAAAAGTATTGCATTAAGTAAAAAAGTAACTCCTAAAAGAACTAGGACAATTGAATTAGAAAGAGGACCATTCCTTGGTCTAGTCGTTGGCTATGAAAAACATAGCTATAAAAATTACAAAGAAAGAGATTTAACTATATTATTTCTATGTTTCTCTATTAGATATCAAGTTAGAATTCATAAAGAAGTTAGTAATGAATATCAAAGACAATTATAATATGAAGAAGGAGATGGAAGAGGATGATAGATTATATATCTATATAAGAAATGGTATAGCTCACTACACACCATCAAGTGCATATGCATTTACAAGAAAGGATGAGAACACAGATGTATTGGTAGCCGAAAAAGAGTAGGCTACCATTTAAATTTAAATCAACAAAAATGAAAAAATTATTATCAAACCCAGTATTTTACGCTTGCACATGGTTCACAGCTGTGTCAATATTTGCATTTTTAATGTCATCATGTAGTAGTTATGTACATTGTGATGCATATGGTCAAAATCGTTATGATAAAAAGCCAGACTTTGGAAAAACTATGATTACTTATAAAGTAATGACGCCTGAGAGAGCGGCATTTCTAGCAGAAAGAGATAGTGAGAAATAATACCTATTGTAATCTATTAAAAGGTGACCCTGGAAAGTTATTCAAGGGTCATTCTTTTAATTTAACTCAAGAAACGTATGGTGAAAGTACAACATTAACATTAGTACAAAATTATTTTAACTCTCAAAATGTTATCAGTACATATTCTGTAAATGATAACACAACTAATGTAATATATACTTATTACCCGTTTGGAGGTGGTAGATTACCTCAATGGTTTCAAAATTATTGTAGGGAAATTGCAAAGTTAGATTTACCATCACAGCAAAAGTATCATACTGATAAGATTGAGTTAGTTATAATGAGTATGCACGCCCATGTATCAATAAATAAACTAATCAAAGGTCTTGCTTTTAAAACACATAGTGAAAACATAGACGCCTTTGCTGAAATTAGATATGAATGGGCTAAAATTAGACATTGGCTTAAAAACATTAATTTTAATGAATTACTAAATGCTGATATAACCACAGCAAATCAATTAATACTACCTATTAACATTTAAGTTACGGTATACCGTACACTAACAACACCAGTATTTAGAGTCATCATTTAGGTTAGGTTGATGAGTGGTAGATAATTGAACAGGGGCATTGGTTTGTCTCTGTTCTCTTATCTTTTTAAAATAAAACTATGAAGAATAATGTAGAAACAGCGGGTATGGAAGCCCTTGGTATTTTTATAATCACAGCAGTAGTAATAATACTATTCGCATATATAACTCATTAATATGAAAACTATTGATGCTAGAATAAATAGTCTAGTGCTTAACAAAATATTAAAAGAAGATGCAGATAAAAATGTAACGGAACTACTTGCAGGATCATTAAGTAGAGCGCAAATAGAATATTTAGCTAAAGCAATGACTGAAGATAATTTTGAATTCTTAACTGAAGGTTGTTATTTTAAAACTCCTTGGGATGAGAAAGAATTTGGTGGAGCAACTAACTTAGATCAACTATATGACATGGGTTTATACCTTGATGGTTATGTTTATGGTCAAGTACAAACATCTGATGATTGGAATTCTGAATTTAATCCATATCATAATAAAATGAAGTGTTGCTTATTTTTACATAATGATGATAAAAAACTTGTGCAAATGGACTGCACTGTATCATCTTATAAATTAACTAAGATAAATAAAAAGAACATAAAACATTTTAATTATGGCACAGATATCACCTAAACTATTTGAACAAGAATGGGAAACCTATAATGGCTTAAAAGGCTTTTTAAAAAATAAAGAAACTTCTTTTGGAGATGATATGAATCAAAAATATAAATTTAAGGATGATAAACTTCTTGAGTTGAATGATTATGATGCATATAGTTATATTAAAGAAAGATATGTTATTGAAATAAAAGATATGAAGTGAGAAGATTTGGTATAGTAAATTATGATGTAATGTCAGACCCTGAGTTATCAATACAAGCAAAAGGTTTATATTCATTATTAACTTGCTATGCTAATAAAGATAGAGAGTGCTGGCCATCAATTAATACATTAGCAGATATATCTAATAAGAGTACAACACAAATATCTGTTTATATTAAAGAACTTAAGGATCAAAACTATCTAAAAAGAGTTGGTCGCAAGATAAGACTTAAGTGAGTTAGCTATAATACTATAATTTATTTTTAGTATAGTAGCTTAATTTTAGCTGTTCTATTTATAAAATGAACGTTTAATTGTTATATTTGGTCATACTTATGTCATGATAATACAATTACCATCCGGAAAGACCATTGAATGTTCTGTTGAGATATACTTACAGTTATCTGATCAGGAAATCAATGAGCTAAATGGTTTGGGCGCTCAGTATACAAAAGAAGAATCTATAAATCCTTTCTCCAATTCGTTTGCATCAGAACTCAAAAGTGCCAAGGCAGTATTTGAAGAAGATGAAGAATATGAACCAAATCTATATGAAATAGGTGAAGGTGAGAAAAGAGTTGATCCAGATTTTTTCGCAGATGATATTTAGAGTAATTCTATTCTAAAGTAAAAAAAACAATTTAATTTATTATTATGTCAAAAAACAAAGTAACCGTGGTTGCTGATGATAACGGTAATGTTATACGTCAATCACAAAATCCAGAAATTGGATATGTAAGAGTAACTCAAGAAGCAGTAAACTATAGTGCAACAGGATGGGTACAAAGAAAAACAAGAAGTGCTTTAATCCTTGGTAATCTAGAAGACTTAGCGGAGTTAAAATTCAAAAACAAACAAAAGTTAGATGGTAAAATTGTAGTAAAAGAATCTACAGAGCCGTTTAATCAAACAGATCCGGATAGAGATCTTAAAATTGCAGGTAGTACTGGTATTATTTGCTGTACTGCAGATGGTGAACCTATTTATAGAACAACTTTCTATGATATGACAGGTGAACAACCAGATGTATTTGTTGCACATGCTAACGGTGATGCTATTAGACAAGCTAATAGTGAAGGTGTTGGAGCTGAAACAATAGCAAAAGATGAATTTAAAGCAGAAGATGTAGAGAATTCAACAGAAGAAGATTCATTTTCAATGGAAGAAGAGGTTCAAGAAGAGCCTGAAGAAACCACAAATGAAGTAGAAGTAGATGAAGAATCATTTGAACTATAAAAGCTAACCTCTCAGAAAAATATAAGTCCTTTGGGCATTTTACGCTGATGTTAGGCACTGTAAAGTCAGTGATGTTAAGCATACGGGGGTATCCTACAGTAAGAAGGCTGTAGGACCCCTTTTTTTATTAATTAAAACCAATATATTATGTTATCACAGAACCAACAACAATTATTGCAAAATGAAAAAGCAATACTTGAATTAAATCAAAGAGAAAGCAGATTTATTTATTATGGCATTTATGAGTCATACTGCGCAAACAAACCAAACATCCAACGTTTAAACTACACAAAACTTAATCCTAAACAACATTTTTTGTTTAAGCGTGTATTACATGGGTTAAACATGTATTCTAAAGAACAAGTTGCAGAAATGCATCCACAGAAAAAAAGAAGAATTAGTAAAGTATGGCGTAAAAGTCAGAATCTAATCAATGAGTGGAAGCAGATGATATGCAATAAAAGAATAAATAAGTTTTTATTTATAACTTTTGGTGATAGAAGTCCTTTAGTAAGAGAACTTTTAGCTGTACCTGTTAATGAAACAGATTCTAATTATAAAAATACTCATTCTTTAAAAGATTTGGGTATAACATATGAGGATTTAATATTAAAATTCATGCAATCAGGTCTATTACCTAAAAACTTTCTTGTAGTAAAATGAGAAAGGTAAGTAAAAAACTTGCACAACAACAAAGGGAATATAGTAAGCTGCGTAAAACGTGGCTTACTGATCGCCCTGTTTGTCAAGCAAAAATTCATAGATGTACATTAAAATCTACAGATGTACACCATAAAAAAGGAAGAGGAAAGTATCTATTGGATACAAGTACTTGGTTATCAGTATGTAGAAATTGTCACAATTGGATAGAAGTACACCCAGAAGAATCAAAAGAACTGGGGTTTAGTATATCAAAATCAAAATAATAATGAAAGTTTTAATAAAAAGTATAGCAATAATAGCAACATGCATTGGATTGTCTTTCGGGGTATTAGCATTGTTGGCATTTGTAGCAGGACCATCTAAAAGTGAAATAGAGTTTAATAGAAAAGCTGATAAATTAATATCTAAAGCTACTGAAGCAAGAATGTATTGTAACCAAAATTATTTTAATGAAGAATTTTGTATTCTTATAGATATGAGTATTCATTCTGGTAAAAATAGATTTAGAGTTTATAATTTTAAGCAAAATAAAGTAACACATAGTTATTTAGTTAGCCACGGCTGTGGTGATAACCAATGGACAAGTGATCAAAGCAAACGTTCTCCAGAATTTAGTAATGTAGAAGATAGTCATCTATCCTCTCTTGGTAAATATAAAATAGGAAAACGTGGTTGGAGTAACTGGGGCGTGCATGCAAAATATTCGCTGCATGGTTTAGAAGAATCTAATTCTAATGCATTTAAGCGTTGGGTTGTATTTCATTCATGGGATATGATATCAGATGAGCCAACTTATCCTACAGGTACTCCAGAAGGTTGGGGATGTCCTGCTGTTTCTAATAAAAGTTTTAAGGAAATAGATAAATTAATTAAAAGTCAAACAAAACCCACATTAATGTGGATTTATAAATAATCAATTATGAAAAAGATAATAGTAATAGTATGTATTCTGACTGCATTTTTTACCGGAATATGTCTGACTTCACTTTTGAAGAAAGAAAAAGTAATATTTGTCCACAAACAGTGTGATGAAGGAAAATGTATCTCTTTTAAAGATTTATATATGATTGAAGAAGGCCTAGATGATATTAGATATTATACTAGTATGACGGGCTGGGAAGATAAAATAGTAAACAGAACAAGAGAAATTAATCAAATTATAAAATAAAAATTATGAAAAATTTAACAGGTATAATATTATTATCCATGCTACCACTATGTTTGGTGGCATGTGATTGGTATCCTTCAGAAGAACAATGGGGAGCATATGTTGATAAAGTTATTGAATCAGAAGTAGATTTATCAAAAGTTGATTCAACATATACATCTGGTGAAAAAGCAGCAGCACATGCATATAAACAAACAGTACAAAATACTGTATATGATGGTAGTTGGGTTAATATAGGATATCCCGGTGGAGATCCTGGTTATCAACAAGGTGTTTGTACAGATGTTGTAATTAGAGCGTTGCGTTTTATAGATATAGATTTACAAGAACTAATTTATAAAGACATGCAAGTTGCGCATGATGAATACAACAGAAGGTATCGTACTAAAAAGTTAGATAACAATATTGATCATAGAAGAACTCAAAATATACAAACATTCTTAACAAGAATGGGCGCTAAGGTTAAAACATATAAGAATTTAAGAGATTCTTATCAGCCTGGTGATATAGTATTTTGGGATATAGCTGCGGGTCATACAGGTATTGTTAGTAATGACATGGCTCCAAATGGATATTATAAAGTTATTCATAATATAGGTGGAGGTGCTCAAAAAGAAGAGCTTTTATCTGATTGGATACCCATTGAAGTTTACAGACTTACTGAAGATAATGTAAAAAAGCTAAGTGAAGCTTGTACATTTAAGTATGATGAAACAAAAGATTTCAAGAGATATGTCCAATAGAGAAAAGATTCAAAGAGAAGCTTTAGAAATAACCCTAGGTCACAGACGCTGTGGCTTAGGGATTTCTATGGGTGTTGGTAAAACTAGAATAGCATTACAACATCTTATAAAGAATTACCATCCTGTATGTAAATATTTAGTTGTAGTACCAAAAAATACTGTAATAGACTCATGGAATGATGAAATGGACAAGATGGTAGATCAGTTTAAAGATCTATCAGATGAGAATTATAAGATAGATTTAGAAGTTATTAAACAACAAATACAATTTGTTAATTATAGATCTATAAACAAACTTGATCCAACTCACTACAATGTAGTTTATTTAGATGAATGTCATAACTTATTATTTTCGCATGAAGAGTTTCTTAAAAACTATAATGGGAAGGTTTTGGGTTTAACTGGTACACCACCTAGAAAAGGATCAGAAAAGTATACAATGGTTCAAAGGTATTGTCCTATTGTATATGAGTTTAGTGTAGATGAGGCAACAGATAGTAATATACTTAATGATTATAAAATTATCATACATCTTTTAGAATTATCTAATGGACAAAATCTCCAAAAGAAAAACAAAAATGGAGGGGTATGGTATACATCTGAGGTAAAAGACTATGCTTATTTAAATAGGCGTTGGCAAGAAGCTATGACCGGTAAGCAGCAGCAAATGGCTGCAATTATGAGAATGCGTGGTTTAATGGAATATACTACTAAAGAAGATTATCTAAAAGATATTTTAAGAGATATTTCATCTAAATGTATCATATTTGCTAATACGCATAAACAAGCTGATAGAGTATGCTCTCATAGTTACCATTCTGGTAACTCAAAATCTGAAGACAACTTAGAATTATTTAGTGATGGAAGAATTGATAAATTATCTTGTGTCTTACAGCTTAGTGAAGGTATATCTATTCCTAATTTGGGTCAAGGTATTATTATGCATGCTTATGGTAATAATAGAAAATCAGCGCAAAGAATAGGTAGGCTATTAAGATTGTCACCAGATCAAAAAGCAACGTGTCATATATTATGTTATAAAGGCACGCAAGATGAAAAATGGGTTGAAAAAGCATTAGAAACATTTGACCAAAATAAAATAGAATATTTTAATCCTTTAATATGAGTATAACAACAGAAGAATTAGAAGAATTATTAAACGAAAGTGAGTTGGGTGAACAAGCAAAGCTCATATTATACAATGATGACGTGAACACATTTGATCACGTCATTAATTGTTTACAAATTTACTGTGATCATTCTGAAATTCAAGCAGAACAGTGTGCTACAATAGTGCATCATAACGGTAAATGTTGTATAAAAAAAGGTTCTAAGTTTAAAATAAACATGGTAAATACAATGTTAAACCTTAATAAGTTAAATTCAGAAGTAGAATAATGGGAAGAATGAAAGAACTATACATTCAAAGTTTAGAAGAAGAATATGGAGATGATTTATCTGGATATTTTAATGAACAAAGAGTGTATGAAGGATTTTCAGTATCAGATATAACATGTCCTAATTGCATGAAAGAAAAGTTAGCTCAAGACAGTGAAACTGATCTAAAATGTTTTAAATGTGGGCATGAATTTATCAAGATAGGTGAGAAAACAATAAAATTTAAATAACCACTAAACCAAACATAATGAAAGTATTTAAAAAATTAATGAAATTCATATTACTAGCAATATTAATGACCAGTCTTAGTATATACTTATCACATTATATAACGGTTGGTGAGCATAACAAAAACGGCAGTAAAGAGATATATTTACATGATAATGGTGTCCATGTGGATATAATTATTCCATGTAAAGATGGCAGTTTTGCAGCATATGGATGGGGATCTAAAGTATTTTTCATGGATGTACCATCTTGGGATGATTTAACCTATAAAGTTGGATTTCAAGCTTTATTTACAAAACCGGCATCTTGCATGCGTGTAACTAAATACACAATCTATAATCCTAAGTGGAAAACAATAAAGTTATCTGAGGATCAATTGTTTAAGGTAAAGGCTGAAATAGATATAAAATTTAAATATACTAGTATAGGAAATAGAATTCATATTAGAGATGGATTTTATGAGGCAGAAGGATGTTACAATGCTCTTAACACATGTAATACATGGGCTAATGGAGTATTAAAGTCAGTTGGATTAAAATCCAGGTGGTATATATTAACCAGTGAATCATTAAGTGAATTATATTGAAAAGAAAAAAAAGAAACATATTGTCGTGGATAGGAGCATTGCTCTTGTCCATACCAATATTAGCATTAACAATGTGGGGTATTCAAGTACTTTCACCTTATACGGCATTTAGTTATGTAGTAATAGCATATTCTATTTTTACATGTTTACAATTTTATATTAAAAAATCCACAAAAAATAAAAAATGACCTACAAATCAAGCAAAATAGTTAGAGCAAATCTAGAAAAACAAATAATTGATTTACAAGAAGAGTTGGAAAAATATAAAAAAGCATATGAGTCTTTGAAAAACCATTTAGAAACTATAGACTTAGAAAATTTTAAAAAACAACTTAAAAACCAAGTTAGAAATGAGTGAAGAAGATAATTGGTGTCATTATTCAGGAATGCCATCACCAAATGCATATAATGAAAAAAAGATGAGTGAGGCAGATAACAAGAGTTTTTACATTATAGAGGCTAGAGATTCAAAAACTAATCAACTAGAAAAGAAAAGAATATATACTACTTTAAAGCAGTATAAAAGTATAGGTTTGAAACAAGTTCATAAGTTTAAAAAATATTATAATGTGAAAGTAACAAGGTATATATGTAACGAATCAATATGTATACTAGATAATAAACAAAATCAAGATGTGTGATATAGACAAATGGAAAGAGTATTGGGATCATTTTAATCAAGATCTTTATATTGAGTATTTAATTAAAAAACAACAGAGGGATGACAGAAAATGAAATACAATTATTGGGTTTTAAGAAACAAATAATAACAGATGCTGAAAGTGGCAATGGTTATGACTTTCATTTTTATACATACAATATAGCAACGAATTTAACATTCGTATCTTGTGCTAGTGATGAAGCAGAATGTGATGATTTTGCAATAGAAAATTGGAATATTAAAATAGATGGGACAGTTCCACTAATTGAATTTCATAATTTTGGAGAAATGCAAAGTCTTATTAATTTATTAGAAAATAAAATAAAACAAAGAAGATGAGTAAAGATGAAGTAGTAAAAATGCTAATGTACTTTGCAAAATGGGAATCAGAAATGTTTTATAAATACATGGATGATGATGATGGCGGAGAAGGAGCATTTACAGAATTTGTAGAAGATTATTTAAAACTAAACAAACATGAATGAAGGAATGTTAACAACAATTTTTATGTGGGCACTTGCTACAAGTGTTTACTTTTTTGGAAGATTAATGACATGGATGGTGTATAAGATTGCACCTCAAAATTGTAAAAAAGAGTTTACAAGAGCAGATATATTAAGAACTAACTTAATGATGATTTTCAGCATCCTATTATGGGGTGTAGTATTTTATAATTTAATTTAAACAAAAAGAAGAAGATGAGTAGATCAGATGAAAATATAAGAGAATTATTAAAAGCATGTAGAGATGAAAAATCAATGCATGATATAGTTAGTAGGAATAAAACTTTAGTTGACTATACTGGAGAAGAATTAGATGACATGGAAGATATTCCAGATTGGAAGTATTTGATGTCAGCTGCTGAAAAGCAGTATGAAGAATATGTAGAAGAGTTTGAGGACGGTACATATGAATGGGATATATTTGATTATGGTCCTGATAGATTTATGGTATGGGCTAGAGTATCAGATCTTATTGAAGGACTTAAAGAACAAGAAAAAATAGACGCAAGTTATGAGTAAATCAGAAGTAAAAGAAAAAGTAATTTCCATATCAAAAGATGGAAAAATGAAACAAGTGGTGAGACACACTAAAGCAGGTTATAAAAACCGCCATGGTCAAGAGGCCGTTAATTCTCAAACCTTACATTTAAGGAATGAAAAATAATATTTTTTTAAAGCTCTCTGTCAAAGATGGAGAGCTTGATTTTCCAGCAAAAATCCAGAAAACAAGACTGGATGCATTTCTTAAAGATGTACCTGATGGTGCTAAAATGGAAGTGTTTATAAGTGTTAGTACTAGAAAAGGTAGTAATGCACAGCTTGCAAGGTTGCATGCCATGATTAGAGAACTAGCAAATGATATAGGTTACACCTTTATGGAGATGAAGCTCATTGTAAAAAGACAAACCGGTCTTTGTTTTATGAAAGATAAGACAGAGTACTGTAAATCTTTTGCAGATTGTGATACAGATGAATTAAATCTGGGTATACAAGAATGTTTAAGAATAGGTGATGAACAAGGTATACAGTTAAGATAACTGATCATTTACATGTTTATCCATCTTAACATTCATTTCTTTAATTTTATCAAAGTCATTATCAGCAACTGCTTTAAACAGCTCATCAACCAGAGATTGATCTATGGTAGCATCAACAGATATGTTTAGACCTTGTTTATAAGCATGTCCTTTAAGAAGTTGTTGCAGTGAAAATATGGTGTATAAATGAGCCTGTTCTTCAGTAAAAGGTTCTTTTTCTAGATCTAGTGTTCCGTCAATGTATCTTTCAAACTTTTTAAAGTAGGATGTAAGGACACTAGGATCTTTCATCTTATCAATAAAAAATACCATGAGGTCTTCAAGGCCTTTTATATACGTGGTGCTTAGAACTACGTTTTCAATATTTTTTGAAAAATCATACGTATCTTGCACCTTAACTTTATCTTCAGACATAATTGTAAACTTTATAAATATAAATTTAATGAATAAAATCAATATAAACATAAATGACGTAAGAAAAAAATTTAAAGACTCTTTCCTTTCAACCGGGTGGAGTAAGATAATGAATCCTATTATTGATTCAGAAGAATTTGAGATTGCGGTATACAAGTTAAAGTCCTATGTAGAAAATGATCAAAGATTTACGCCTAAATTGTCTCAAATATTCAATGCATTTGTGTATTGTCCTTATGAAGATTTAAAAGTAATATTTATAGGACAAGATCCATATCCGCAATTAGGAGTTGCTGATGGTATTTCATTTAGTTGTAGTAATAATGATAAACCTCAACCTTCTCTGAGATATATATTTAAAGAATTAGAAAGACAGTATGCAGCATTTAGAACTAATGACTTACTGTATAATCCATTAGATTTAAAAAGATGGAGTAATCAAGGTGTGCTAATGTTAAATACAGCATTTACTGTAGAAATAGGTAAAATAGGATCTCATTATGATGTATGGAAACCAATTACTAAAATGATATTAGATTCAATAAATGAAGATAAAAAAGATATTGCTGTTGCCTTATTAGGTAAAAAAGCAGAAGAGTGGCATTTGAGATTACATTCTCAAAAAATATTTAAAGCACCTCATCCGGCATCAGCTGCATATAAAGGTGGAGTATGGAATTCCGGTGATATTTTTCTTAAGATAAATGAGCATTTAAGAGCTCAAGGGATAGCCCCGATAATTTGGTAAAAACCTTAATATTTCGTAAATTTATATCTTATGTTAAAACCAACAATAGCTGAAGAAGTTCAGCAAAAATTCAATATACGTGTTAAAAAATTTAGAGAAGAAATAAAGTCAAAGTATGGTATTACACTGTACATAGCTAGTTCTAGCTTTGAAGATGTACATCCTTTAGAATTAAATAAAGTATGGGATTTATTATTTGAAATAGTTGAAGAATTCCATCCGCAATATATAGATTGTTATAAAGATCCTTTATTAACAAGAGAACGGGAATGGATGAATTATATGCATGCATACTGTTTGATTGTGCATAGACAACTACATTATGGACCTAGTGTTATTGGTAGATTTTTAAAAAAGAATCATGCATCAATAATTCATTCAGCAAAAAAAGGTGAAGATCTTTTAGATTGTGAAGATTTTGACTTTTCACACAAGTATCATTTATTATTAAATAAAGTAAAAAATAATGTGGAATTTATTTCTTAAAATAAAACGGTATGGAATAACTCCCAATCAATGCATGATATTATTTGCATTTGATGAAGGAGTTACACCTTCAAATTGTGAAGCAGTAGACTTACTTGCTCTCTTTGAAGAAGGATATATGAATAAAGATAAGTCTATAACGGCTGAAGGTAAAAAAGTTATTGTAACATTAAATAATTATTTTACTGTAAATAAAAAGAAAACTAATAAGCAGTTATTAGGAAAATCAGGTTCATTAAATATAGATCAGTATAGAGCTATATTTCCTAAAGGTAAATTACCATCGGGTGTACCAGGTAGAAACAATGTCAAAATACTAACTGAAAATTTTAGATGGTTCTTTGCAGAATATGATTATACTTGGGAAGAAATAATGAAAGCAACTAAAATGTATGTAAATGAATTTCAAAAGAATAATTACATGTATATGCAGAATAGTCAGTATTTTATTTCAAAACAAGACAAACATAAAGTAAAAACTTCAAAGCTTGCAGATTACTGTGATATGATCCGTGATGGTGTAAGTATTGAAGAAGATCATTTTAAAGAAAACGTAGTATGATACATTCAGAATATAATGAAGAGGAAACTGATCAAGATTTAGTCAGAGAGTATGCAGAAACTCTAATCAAAGAAATAAAAGACAGTACAATGAATAGACAACAGGCTATACACGCAGCATCAATAACTGTACAAAGATTAGCTAAAGAAACTGCAAAAAAGTTTTATTATCAAGTAATGCAATATTTAATGGACAAATGAGTAAAATGAAACCGGCCTGGGATGGTCAATTTAGTGCTTTTAATGAAGCATTGAAATATATGGTAAAAAGACAATCCGGTGAGGAGAAGTCAATATATACACCTTGGCCTAAGTTTAATGACGCTATGACAGATGGATTAGAGTGGAATACTCTAACTGTAATTGGTGGAAGACCTGGTTCAGGTAAGACTCTTATTAAAGATCAGATTATTAGAGAATCATTTACCTTAAATCCAGATGATGACTTTAGAGTTTTAGAGTTTCAATTTGAGATGGTTGGTAGAACATCAGCATTGCGTGAATTTAGTTCTTTAACTGGTAAAACATATAAAGAATTATGCAGTGCAGGTAGTAAAATATCTACGGATACAATTAACGCCTGTCATGTATATGCAAAAGATAGAGTTAAAAATCCAGTTGATATAGTAAGTAGACCAATGACCGTTAATCAAATGCGTGAGCAGTTAGATGCTTATATGGATTTGCATAAGGGTAAAAAAACAATGATAACATTAGATCATACTATACTTGTTAAGAGAGCTCCGTATCAGAATAACAGATTAGATATGTTATTTGAATTAGGTGAGTTTTTTACACAAGCTAAAAGGGACTATCCATGTTTGTTTATAGCGTTATCACAACTTAATAGGAATATAGATAACCCGGAAAGAGCCATAGATGGTAAGTATGGAAATTATGTTTTAGAATCTGATATATTTGGTTCAGATGCCATGCTGCAACATGCTGATACATTAATTGGTATCAACAGACCAGCTAAGCAGAAGATTAGATATTATGGACCAGATAGATATATAATTAAAGATGATAGAACTTTAGTATTACATTTTCTTAAAGCAAGAAATGGTGATGCCAGAATGAGTTTTTTCAGAGGTGAGTTTGAAAAGATGCAAATAGCTGAAATGCAAACTCCAGAACAACAAGACAGAAGATGATAAGTAGTAAAAATAAATTTATGACACCAACTGAACGTAAAGCAAAAGTTGCAAAACTCAAAGAAGAGCATGAAGATTATTTCCAAACAATAGGAAATATTAATGCATTATACATACCCAAAATGGCTTATAGGCCAAGTGGCAAAGATAACTTGCATATATCTTTTTTTCCTAGTGAATTAGAAAAAAAGCAAGATATATACACGGAATTTGTTAGTATATCCTATGATTCTGAAGATTCTAAAAGAACTTTATACAAGCATCTTTATAATCCTCACTGGAAAGAAGAATATGAACTTATAACAAGCAATTCAGGTTTTGAAAGACATCTGATACCTGTTGCTGAGCTTGAAGTTATAAGTGATATAACAACTAGAACAGTAGCTGATCTAAATTCACGTCATATTTTAAGTTTGGAAGATCTTCCAAATCCAGATGATGTTAATAAAAATGGTCAAGAGTGGTTAAAAAGAATAGCATTAGCATTAGAATCAATAGCAAAATCAATAAATAAATAACATATGGCACAAAGCACATTAATAATCGCGGAGTCAGGCTCCGGTAAATCTACATCAGGTAGAAATTTAGATCCTAAAGAAACATTTTGGATCAATATTGCAAATAAACCATTACCTTTTAAAGGTTGGAAGAAAAATTATACGTTAATTAGTAAAAGTAATCCCAAAGGTAATATGACAAATGCGTCATCAGCTGCTGGAATTATTAAAGCTTTGAAACATGTTAATGAAAATATGCCTCATATAACTAATGTAGTTATAGATGATTGGCAATACATGTCTGCCTTTGAGTATTTTGATAAAGCTCAAGAAAAAGGTTATGATAAATTCACCTCAATCGCTACTAACCTAGCTCAGGTTGCAAAATATCCAAAGGATTTGAGGGATGATTTATACTGTTTTTTTCTTACTCATTCAGAAGATTCAACAGATATGAATGGTCGTAGAAAAGTAAAAGCAAAAACTGTTGGTAAAATGATAGATAATGCTTTAACTTTAGAAGGACTATTTTCCATTGTATTATTTGGTAGAGTTATCAAAGAAGAAGATGGTACAATAAAGTATGGATTTGAAACACAAACCGATGGGAATAACACTTGTAAGTCTCCCATGGATATGTTTGAAGAATCCTTTATAGAAAATGATTTACAATATGTAAAGGATTGTATAATCAAATATGAACAATAATTAATTAAACAAAAAAAAGCGTATGTTAAGTACTAAAGACATGTCTGCAGGTTCAGGCAAAGCAAGACCGGTAATTGGAGTTGGTAACCAGAAAATCAAAATTAATAGTATTACTTTTGATCAAACACCCTATGATAAAGAAGCATATAACGTTGTGTTACATGTAGAATCTGAACCAGTAGGTAGTGAATTTGAAGGATTTCTTATAGATCCTAATGATAAAACTGGGCCAAGATATAAAGGTCAAGTAGGAAGAGTAAGATTAAGCCCTTACCCATATAAAGATACTACTTTACCAAGTGGTAGAGAAATCAGTAGAGATACTGAAGTATTGAAATCTATGATTTTCTTAAGTGAAGTTCTCAATAAGAGAGATGATCTTGATAATATTGAAGCTGACACCGTTGAAGACTTTATGACTTCAGCTAATACAGTTTTATCAGGAGATACATATATCAATGCATGTGTTGGCGGAAGAGAATGGGAAAATAAAGAAGGTTATGTAAACTATGACCTATATTTACCAAGAAATTCTAAAGACGGAGTTGCATTGGAAACTTTGGAAATGGAAAACTCTAGATTATATGAATTTTCTAAGAAAGATCATGTAAGAGAACTTCAAAATAAGAAGTCATCTCCAACAACAGACAACTTTGAACCTGCATCAACAGCAGGTGAAGATTTTGATCTGTAGAATGTAAAATATAGCAAGCAGCTGTCATTAATAGACACTGCTTGCTTTTTTTATTAAATTTACAAATATGATAAATACTAAAAACTTAGTTACTAATGAATCATCTGTTCCAAGTTACTGGGTCTTTCAGTATTATTTAAATCTCAGTGAACATCTAAATGGACAGGATATAAAGATAAAATCTCTTTGGAATCCGGCAGAACGTACTCCAAGTATGTGCTTATATGTAGATAAGCCAAAGCGTTGTTATATGTATAAAGATTTCTCTACAGGTAAAGGGGGTAATAAAATTAATTTAGTTCAAGATGTATTTGATTTAAACTATTCAGGTGCTATTGAAAAGATGATTAATGATTACAACAAATTTGTAGCGCAAAATGGATGTGCTAAGATTGACTTTACACCTCAGCCTAAATGGGAGATAGAACTTATTAATAACCGTGAGTGGACACAAGATGATGCAAATTATTGGCTCCAGTATAGGATTGGAAGTTCTGCATTATCTAAATATAATGTTAAACCTATTAATTACTATAATCTAGTAAAAGATGTATCCGGAGCTACAGAAAAGAAAACTATACGTGGCAAACATATTTATGGTTACTATAATAAGCATGGTCAGATATTTAAAATATATCAACCACTTAGAGATGGTTTTAAATTTTATAAAATTGAATCATATACACAAGGATTAGATCAGTTAGAGTATAAACAGCCTTATTTGGTAATATGCTCATCTCTGAAAGATGCAATGTGTTTAAAGAGTTTCGGTTATAATGTTGAAGTAATTGCTCCAGATAGTGAGAACACAGTTATAAAACCTTATTTAATTGAAAATTTAAAATTAAAATACAAAAAAATAATTACACTTTTTGACAATGATACTGCAGGTAAAGCTGCTATACAGAAGTATGAAAAACTTTACGGTATACCGGGTACTTTCCTGGAATTAAGTAAGGATATTTCAGACGCTGTAAAAGAACATGGTTGGAAGAAAGTGCATGAAAGTTTAAAAGTTATACTTAAAAACACTATACACATATGAAATGGTTTATCCCAGGAAATGTACCATCAAGTAAAAATGGAAGACGTTGGACAGGCAAGTACTTCATAGCTAGCAAAACAGTTATGAAATATAGAAAAGATACTAAATCTCTCTATCAAAAATATGCTCCGCAGTTTCAAAAGGAACTAAAGAAGCATAAACTACCGGTCAAAATTGCTTTTACTTTTATTCGTGGTACTAAACATAAGTTTGATTACATAAATCCTGCACAAACAGTGCAAGATGATATGGTAACCTACGGTTGGATTGAAGATGACAACATGGTTAACATATTACCTGTGTTTCATCCTTATAAATATGACAAAGAAAAACCAGGAGTAATAATTGAAATACTAAAAAATGGCAAAAGAACCAATGAAAATGCTTCCAGTAATAGGAAGACTTAGAGATTACGGAGTTGCAACAGTTAGAGCAGACTTTGATGGTCAAGGTGATTCAGGAGAAATTCATGAAATAACATTTCTTGATGTAGATGATGATGAAATTGATGAGGATTTAAGATCAGCTGATCTTGAAGATTATATATATGATCTCATAGAATCAGCAGTTAATGATGCTCACGGTGATTGGGTAAATAATGATGGTGGCTACGGTCATATCAACATGCGCCTAAATACTTGTGAAGTAGATTGCGCATTCTATCAAAGGACAGTTGAAGAGCATGATTGGTTTTGTAATTTATTTTACTAATGCATCCTCATATTCATGCAAAATCCTCAGTAAAAAAGTGGGGAGGTATTCCAGAAGATTACATTAAAATACATGATTGGTTTGATGAAACAAAAAAATGGATAGGTCATTCTATGCATAGATTGTATCGTCATCACAGTGAAGGTATATTTGAATGTGAAATAATATTTGGAAAGAAATTTCAAAACTCAGACGGCAAGACCGTATATACAAGATATGTTGGTGAACAACATGTCAAAGAAGATTGCAATAATTATGTGCCTTCAGCTAAAGAATGGATTGTACATATGAATAAGAAAGAAAAACCGCAATGGATGATAAAAACCTTAAAAATTGAAGATTAAATGGCAGAAACAAAAGAAATAGTAATAATAGACATAGAAGTTTTTAAAAATTTAAGCCAAATGCTGCAGTCAAGCACTAACGAAGATGTACAAATGGCATTAGAAACAATAAAAAATTTAAATCCTTGTGATGAGATAATTAGATTATTTCTAAAAAAAACCACATATCGTGGCAGAAGTGAATTATTGAATATGATTGGTCAAAATCAGTGGAATTATAATGATTTAACTATGAAAGAGATTTATGAATGTATAAAAACGTCAAAAAACTCCAATATTGAAAATATAAAAAAAATATATGAAACTTTGGTTGTTGAACATTTTGAACATTTAACTGAAGACTATAATTTCATAGAAGGAAAATATAAAATAATATGGTAGCAAACTTAGTATCAAAAGCAAGTAAAACTTTAATATTCACAGAGCCCTTTTACGGGCTCTTTTTAGTTGGCCTTAATAAGGTTTATAGAGAAGATATTCCAACAGCAGGTGTTAGTAAACACGGTATTGGAGCACAATTAGCAATCAATCCAAAATTTTTTAATGATTTATCAGATAAACATAGAATTGGATTATTGAAGCATGAATTATTGCATATATCATTTGGCCATCTGCTTACACGTGAGCGTTATGATGACAAGAAGCTATTTAATATAGCAGCTGATATAGAGATAAATCAATATATAGATTCTGATTACCTTCCAGATGGTGGTTTAACCTTGGATACATTTCCTGAATTAGATCTTCCGGTAAGAGCAGGTACAGATGTATATTATGATTTGTTAAGTCAAGCAAAGCAAGATGGAACATGCCCATCATTAGATGACTTACTTGGTCAAATGGATGGTACAACACCTCAATGCCATGGTACATGGGATGAGTTTGAAGACTTACCAGAAGCTGAGAAAAAGTTAATTGAAAAACAAATTGAACATAGGATCAAAGAAAACGCAGAACAAACTGAAAAAAGACAAGGGAATATTCCAGGTGAATTGCAAGATCTTATTCAAAGACTGCGTCATGTAGAACCGGCCAAGTTTGATTGGAAAGCGTACCTAAGAAGATTTGTTGGTAATTCCTCAGTTGTATATACAAAAAAGTTAAGACGTAAATACAATAAGAGATATTTTGAAAACCCAGGTTTGAAGATTAAGTTCAAAAATCATATATGTGTAGGTGTTGATACATCCGGATCAGTAAGTAATGATGAATTGCAAGAGTTTTTCTCTGAATTGAGTCATATGCATAAGACTGGACATAAGATAACTATAGTACAGTGTGATACACAAATTAGTTCTGTAAAAGAATTTAATCCAAAATGTGATTGGGAAATACATGGTAGAGGTGGTACATCATTTCAACCAGTAGTAGATCATTATAATGAAAAAAAGAGTTATACAGCTCTTATATATTTTACAGATGGAGAAGCTTGGGCTCCGGAAAACTGTCCCAATAATACACTTTGGGTTCACAGCAGTCATTGCAATGTCAATGAAGAACTACCAGGACAAAAAATACAATTAAATTAAAAAGAAAGAAAGATTATGGCACAAGTAAATTTAAATGTTGATGATTTAAACGGCTTCATGAAGCACATTATAAGTAATAATAGATTTCTACAGGAACAAGGTAAATTACCAGTTGCAGTAGAAGTTCTAGGTGAATCAGGTATTGGTAAAACATCTACCGTAAAGCAGATTGCTGAGACTCACGGTATGGATTTTGTAAAATTAAATTTAGCTCAGATTGAAGAGCTTGGTGATCTTGTTGGTTTTCCAATAAGAGAGTTCCAAATGTATAAAGAAAAAGTTGTATCCGTAAATGGAAAAACTGACACTATAAACTATGGCGCTCAGTCTGCAGCATCAGAAGATGTAGCAAAATTGTCATCTAATAATACTGTTACAAAGAAGATTGGGCAGTGGGTAAGCGAGCTTGCAGTTAGTGATTACTTAAACAATGGTTACAAGATGACTGGTAAAAACCGGATGTCATACTGTGCTCCGGAATGGATTGCAGGTAAAAAGAAAGGTGGTATCCTCCTTTTGGATGATTGGAACCGTGCAGATGTTAGATTTATTCAAGCCGTTATGGAGCTGATAGATCGTCAGACGTATATCTCTTGGTCACTTCCTGAAGATTGGCATATTGTATTAACCGCAAATCCGGACAACGGAGACTATATGGTTAATTCTGTTGATGCAGCTCAAAAGACACGTTATATCACTGCTAATTTGCAGTTTGATGTAAACTGTTGGGCTCGTTGGGCAGAGGAAGCAGGTATTGATACAAGATGTATTAACTTTTTGTTATTACATCCAGAGCTTGTTACACAAGAAACAAATGCTCGTGCAATTACCACATTCTTTAATGCAATATCAAGTTTTGAAAACTTTGAAGATAGCTTACCTTATATTCAAATGATTGGAGAAGGTAGTGTTGGTGATGAGTTTGCGTCTATGTTTACCGTGTTTATTAATAACAAGTTAGACAAGTTGGTTACACCAAAAGATTTATTGACTCATGATAATGAGGCATATATTCTTGGTGAATTAACGGGATGTGTTGGTAAAGATGATGATTATCGTGCTGATATTGCATCAACTATGGCAACAAGACTCGCTAACTTTGCTGTTGTATATTCAAAGGATAATACAATCAATCAAAAGATTACTGATAGATTGGAAAAACTATGTACAAAAGATTACTTTACAAATGATCTTAAGTATTTAGTTGTGAGAACTATATTTAACGGGAATAAGCAAAAGTTTAATAAACTTATGATGAAACCTGAAATAATTAAAATGACTGTAAAGTAATATGGCAGGAAAAAATGTTTATCAAAAGCATGATGATGATGCACTGAAACATTTTGGTTTGGATAATGACCCCTTTTATGGGGTCATTACTTCTGACCAAGTTGATGATGTGCTTATAACACAGGATGAAACTACTTTTAAAAAAGTAAGAGATATACTATCTGATGAAAGTATAGATGGTACTCAAATAAAGAACCATAAAAGGGCATTTGTATTGCCTGGATGTTCTGTTACACTAGATAGATTGAAGGCTGCTTGCAAAGAGCATAAAGTCACTATAACAAATGACTATGAAAAAGCAGATTTTGTAATAACTCATGATTCTTTTTATGAGAAGTTTAGTAATGGTGATAAAATAAAAATTACCAAGCTTATGTATAGATTATGGAATTTTGAAGCTTTTAATGGTGAAGATATACCCTCTAATAGGTCTTGCAGTATAATTGAAAATCATCCTCAGCCTACTATATGGGATGATAAATGGAATGATAGAAGTATTACTAGCTATAATTGTTCTAACCCTATAAGTTTAATGGACGAATGGGGTATTACAGGATTAGCTTTAAATATTGCTTATCTAATAGATACAGGTGAGATGAATGTCATAAGTGAAGAGAGTATTTTGCATGCTTCTGCAAATCAGATAGATTTAACTGAAGATTTAATTAAAGAATTAGAAACTTGGGTTCAATCATATGATGATGAAAATACAGCTATTGCAGCTAAAATATTACCTACTGTTGATTATTCAAAAAAACCCCATTTATTATGGGAGCTAGCTAAATCTTTATGTAGTTATACATATAAATTTAATAGAGATAAAGATGTGAAATATTGGTTGGAAAAATCAGAACTTAATGATTTATATCATACTTCCGCAGAAGATATGATTATAAAACTTGAGGAAGAAGAAAAACTAACTAATGAATCATTTAGATATCTAGAAAAAATAGTACGTACAGAAATCTCCATACACAACAGAGAACTTTATGTATTTAAAGTAAGTGTTAAACCAGAATATAAAAAATACTTAAAATGAAAGATTTAAGCAATGTGTATTTCCTAGATATATTTCTAGGAGATGACACATATAAAAAAACAAACTCCGGGCTTCGTGCTTCAGGAGTGGCTACTGCAGAAGAACTTAATAATGCTTCATATAATAGCCCTATAAAAACATCAAAACAACTCTTTTCTCCTTGCGGAAACTTTGGCTATTTTAAAGCCATAGTTGAAACTAAAGATATACATAAAAGGAGGGGAATATTTGCTAGTGTATTTCAAACAGGTTTTAAAGAATTAAATGCGGTTGATTTAAAGGATAAGTCCTTCTATAGGACTCCTAGTTTAGATCTACCACAAATGAAAGTTCAAAACTTAAAAGACAAACACAACATATCCATCACTAGAAAAAGAGATATAGCAGATTACATTATTACATCAGATAAATATATGGAAAACCTATTTAATTGGGCATACCAGGATGTATATACTATCAATCAGTATAAATCATATTTAAAACATATAGATAATAACATTAATGATGATGTTAGGTTGAAGTTAAATAATTTAGCAGATCATATAGAAAATCATGATCAGGAAGCACACATTTACCTCAGCGTTAGATTTGAATCATGGAATTATTCTAGTCAGATTAAAAATGTATTTCAAGTATCTTCAGGTCCTTTAAAAGACGGAGGTCAAACGCCTCATTATTGTAAAGATGAAGAGATGTTTTATTTATTACAAAATGCAAGTTTATCTGATAAACTAGTCAAAGACACAGCTTTATTACATCTTTGTAATGAGGATTCGGTTGTTTTAACTGCCAAAGATTGTAAAACAATATCTGATATGATTAATTCAGATGATGATCAAAGTTCTAGTCTGGCATTAGAAATGATGGCTAACTGTAACGTTGAAGCATCTTATGATAAGATTGCATTAATATTTGCATTTTATGATCATAAACTTAGATATTGCTCAAATTGGAATCATATTAATGTAAAATCATTGAGAAAAACAATGAATGGAGTTAATTCAATAGATGATAGGTCTGGTCACGGATTTAATAGTTTGGTAAAACACTTGCATCAAAAAAATGTACTTACAGAATTTGCTGTTGGTGCCATTTCAAATAAAATGTGCAAGACAATACTAAAATATGTTCATTTGACCAGTGAAGGTTCCGTGTTTGATGTAAAAGCATCAGATTTAAAGTTAAAATCTGAATTTACTGTTTCAGATGACTTACCATTTTAGGGGTAGCCATAATTGATTGTTATGGGCAGGTGTTTCTGTGAACATCTGCCCACCCCTTTTTTAAAAATTAAAATTATGAGAGATAAAATAATAAAAGTGATAGAAAGGCATGGCCTATGGTTTTTTTGCCTATGGTGTTTGTTTATAGTATTTGCGCTAACATCTTGCAATGATATAGAAAGAAACCAGGAGAGAAACAAACTTATTGGTATTGCATGGGATAAAGCAGAAATGGTTGATGTTAAATACTATAAGAGTAAAAGTAGTGACCGATTTTTGCAAAGCTTTGAGATGGATGGATATAAGTTTGTGGTATTTAATAATGGATATGGCAGTGCCATGCAAGCAATACCTTTAAATAATAATGCAGAGTATATTCGTATGTTAGAAGAAGAGAATCAATTACTAGGAGAAACATTAGCGGAGTATGAGTCAAGATAAAAATAAATGCTGTATATGTAAAGAAGAAATAACGGGTTATGGAAATAATCCAGCACCAGTAGCTGAAGGTAGATGTTGTGATAGTTGCAATGCAACTGTTGTCATACCTGAAAGAATTAATAATCTATTAAAACATTATGAAGATGGGAAATAAACATCCAAAACAAACCAGAGAGCATGGAAAAAAATATGCTCCTTATATAAAAGAGATAATTGCATCACATCTCAGTGGAATGACTGATTTAGAAATGTCTAACATTCTTGAAAGAACATGCACAAACATGTCAAGAAAAAGAACAGATGTAATGAGAGAGTATACTTTACAACAAGTACAAAATGTAAACTTTCTTTTATGGGAAGTTACTAAACTTACATTAGAAAAAGAACTTCTAATGGAAAGACTTGATTCTGACTTTGGTGTAATTGGTATAGAAATTTCAGATAAAGACATAATAGAAAGATTAATGAAAAATTTTGAAATCTCTAAAGAAGAATTAAAAGAATTTAAAGATCAAAAATTTAAAGATTATTTAGAACAACATGATTGATAAACAAAAAGAAGAGGTGTTTTATGCTAAAGATTTTAACTTTAGTTATTCCTCTATAAACAAATTAATGTTTTCCCCATCCTTATTTTATAAGGAGTATATATTACAGGACCGTGAAGTGCGTACTGATAAACATTTAGTTGAAGGTAAGCTTGTACATTGTCTATTATTAGAGCCTGAAAATCTTGAAGAAAAATTTAAGATTGTACCAGGCAAGACTCCTACAGATAATGTAAGAAAAGTATTACATATTATATCTGAAAAATATACGTCTGAAAAATTAGCAGACATACCAGATTTTATGATAACAGATACTTTAAAAGAAGTAAACCTATATCAGTCACTGAAGACTGATGAGGCAAGAATTAGTAAAATTAAAATTGATGATTATGATTTATATTGGAAGTTTATTCTTAATAAAAATGTGGACATTGTTGACCAAGATACCTTGGCTCGTTGCAATAGTTACGTTGACATATTAAAAAAAAATAAAGAAGTAAGTGATTTATTAAATATAGAGAAGACTGATTTTGAACTTGATGATTCTGCAAAATTTGTAGAAAAATATTTAAAATGTGATCTTAAGAACCATAATTTTGGTTTACACGGTTATGTTGATTTTTACAAGATAGATCATGAAAATAAACAAGTTGTAATTGCTGATTTAAAAACAACAGGGAAGAGCATTGCTGATTTCCCAGAAAGCGTTGAATATTGGAATTATTATATTCAGGCAGCTGTATATTTTAAGTTGGTTTATGAAAATTTAGATCCTAAATTTAAGGATGATTACAAAATTTTATTTAAGTTTGTTGTGATAGACAAGTATAATCAAGTTTATGTATTTGATGTACTTGACGAGAGCATGAGGGCATGGGCGTTTAGTTTAAGTGATATATTAAATAGAGCGGAATACCATTATACAGAGAAAGATTATAGCCTTCCTTATGACTTTGCAACAAATAAAATAAGACTATAATGACTGGAGCCTACATGCAGTATTTTCAAAAATCTAAAATTTTTTTATATCCTTTACTAGATATTAGAAAAGGAGAAGAATTCGTTCCGGTAGAGACATACATCTACTGGGACGGACTTTATGATGAATCAGATTATAAATATATCTGCATTTATCATACAGAAAGATCTGAAAAATTTAAGACTTTTGATATAAGGCACTTATCATCTCACCCTTTATTTGAACACAATGAAAAGGGTGAGGATAAGCAAATATACGTGTTTGATTACTCACAATTTAAACATGACTATGAGATGTTTGTAAAAGGTTCCTATTCAAAATTTTCTATTGAGACAAAGAAAAAGATACTTACATACTTCGGTAGAGTAGGTAGAATAAGTGGTTATATAGAATCTTATTTAGATCCGGAATCACACCATAAAACATATGCAAAAGAACTAGACGTAGACCTAAAATTAATTGAATCAACGTATGAACTTTGTTCACCACCAGACTTAATAAAAGAGACATTAATAGAAAAAATACCAAATGAGTTTGCGTTATTAAGGAATAATTCTATATCTTTAAACAAAAATAATCAATGAGTACAAAAAAATCAATTGGTCAAAACATGATGTTAGTCTCTTCTTCGTTCAGAGGAGTTAAGTCATTTAATTTAATTTCAGTCACAGAAGACTGCCCATACGTAGAAGGAATGTTTGATCCGTCTACTGGAATACTTGTAATGATTTCTAAAACAATGAAAGAAACATTTACAATGTTACCCAGGTTAGATGATAACGGCCAACCGCAAAGACTTAAGGTTCCTAGTAAGGAAACAGGTAAAGTTCATAAAGAGCAAAGAGTTTCAATTAATACATTTTCTGAATTTTATATTACAGAGAAAGAAGAAATTGAAAATTTCCTTGCAATCTTTTCAGTTAACTTTGCAGACTTTGATGTTGCTAAATACATGACTGAAGTTGATGCAAATGAAACCAAAACTTCATCTATCATTATGCCTGCATAATATTATATTAAAAAGGATATGCTTACAAGCATGCATCCATAAAGGCTCCTGGTATACTAACTAGGAGCCTTTTTTTATGACTAAAAATTAAAATGATGGAAACAATAGTTCAAATGAAAGAGAGACTAATGACTTTAGCTCTTAAAAAACATAAGACATTAAAAAAAGCAGCCGATGCTTTAGGAATTACTGATATAACATTACGCACATTTAAAAATAAACTTAAAAAAGAAAAAAATGAATCATTGGATAATGGATTATGAAACCTTATCTAATTGTTTTGTAGCAGTTTTTCGTCATTATAAAACTTCTGAACAGAAGATTTATATAGTACATGACTTGCAAAATGATTTTGATAAATTCATAGAGTTTTTACATCAAAATAGAGATGAGAAGCAATGGCATATATCTTATAATGGATTAGCCTTTGATGCTCAAGTCACTCAGTATATACTAAACAACCATGAGTTGTGGTCTAATATGTCCGGTTGTGCAATAGCAGAAGTCATTTATGCATTTGCTCAAGAAACAATAGCTAGACAGAATAGAAAAGAATGGGGTATCTTTGCGCCATGGCATTTACAGATAGGTCAAATAGACATATTTAAAATGCATCACTGGGATAATCCAGCCAAGCGTTCTAGTCTTAAATGGATACAGTATAGCATGGATTGGGAAAACTTACAGGACATGCCTATTGAGCATACTGCAAAAATTGAGACACAAGAAGAACTTGATATTATAGTTGGATACTGCATTAATGATGTAGAATCTACTAAAGCTATATTTGATAGATCTAAGTCTCAAATTAAACTGCGCAAAGAACTTACGGGTAAGTATAACATTGATTTATTTAGTGCGTCTGAACCACGCATTGCTAAAGAATTGTTTGCATACTTTTTAAGTAGAAAGTTAAATGTAAGCGCTAGAGAGATAAAGAGTATGAAAACTTATAGGAATGTGATTAAGGTTAAAGATCTTATACTTCCTTACATAGAGTTTAAGTCTCCTATATTTCAACAGGCTTTAAATAAATTTAATACTTTAGAGTTGGATGCAATGCAGCTAAAGGGTCAGTTTAAATATGAGCTTGAGCACAAAGGTGTTCACACTACTTTTGCATTAGGCGGCATACATGGCGCTAGAAAGAGCGGTGTTTATAAATCAGATGATGATCATATTATAATGTCTTCAGATGTTACCAGTTTCTATCCTAATTTAGTTATAAGGAATAACTGGTCACCAGCTCATTTCCCCAAGGAAGAGTTTTGTGCGCTATATGAATGGATTTTTGATGAAAGGGTTAAAATCCCAAAGTCTAATCTTATGAATTACGTGTATAAAATTATACTTAATTCAATATTTGGTTTAAGCAATGAGGAAAATAGTTTCTTTTATGATCCGGAATTATGTATGCGTATAACTCTTAATGGCCAATTAAGCCTTATGATGTTGTATGACATGATACTTGACGGAATACCTGAAGCATTTGGTTTATTGCAAAATACAGATGGAGTTGAGATTAGAATCCCAAGAGATAAAAAAGATCTTTACCTTAAGATTTGCAAAGAATGGGAGGATATAACTGATCTAAACCTTGAGCATGATACATATCAAAAGATCGTTCTTGGTGATGTCAATAATTACATTGGTATTAATGATTTTAAATCTGTAGATATAACTACATGGAGAAAAACTAAAGAGGATAACCCTCATTATTTATTTAAAGTAAAAGGTTCTGATTTTATGTATGCCCCTGTTAAACTCAAGGGTAGATATAACTTTCATGAACTTGCACTACATAAAAATAAGTCTAAGTTGGTAGTTAAAAAAGCTATCTACAATTATTTTGTTAAAGATATCTTACCTGAAGATTATCTTGCAAAGAATAGAAATATACTTGATTACTGTATAGGTATGAAATCTAAAGGTAAATGGAAACAAGTAGCTAGATCTACTCCAAATGGTAAATACCATGAGGAGGATTTGCAAAAGACTAACAGATATTATATATCTAAACAAAGTAGTAAGAGCGTTAAAATAACTAAAGTCAATAAAGATGACGGTAGGCAAATACAATGTGAAGCCGGAAAATGGATGCAGACTATATTCAATGAAATAAAGCTGCAGCCTAAGTGGGAAGATTATGATATTGATTTAGGATATTATAGTAAAGCCATTGAATCTGAAATAGACTCCATATTAAATGTTAGTATTAACCAATTAGAACTATTTTAATGAACGATGACATATTAAAATTAGTAAAAGACATAGGTTTTGTCATTTTATGTATATTAATTCTTTACCTGGTTATAATGTAACCGGGTAAGAATTTGTTTTAAACAAAAATAATTTATATATTTACACTTATAAAGTTTACATATGAAAAGTAAAATAGAAGTAACAAGAGATTTTGTTATAAATGCACCGTTGCCATCTCATGGAGATACATACACGGTTATATCACACAAATTTGTAATTGATAACACTAAGCAAATGCTTGCTAATAGTGGATTTCTAATTACAAATGAAATTTATAGAGCTAACAATCGCGGAGAAGTAGCTCAAGGAATATATCATATAAAGCCAATATCAGGACAATCTGATAGTGAGCTGGGTATGATGTTTGCTTGGACAAATTCTTATGATAAATCAATAAGATTTCAGTGCGCTATTGGAGCACATGTATTTGCATGTTCTAATGGAATGGTTTGCGGTGAGTTAAACTATGCTAGAAAGCATACAGGAACTGCAGATGAAGAGATTAAAATGCAGATATCAAGTCAGATTAAGAATGCTCAGAAAGCTTTTGACAGAATAACGAAAGATAGAGATAGTCTAAGAACTGTAGTTCTAAATAAGCAGCAACAAGCAGAGTTATTAGGGCGTATGTATTTTAATGAAGATCTTATTAGTCCTAGACAAATGACTTGCGTAAAAGATGAAATGGAAACCCCTTCTTTTGATTACCAATGTGATCAAGAAAATGCATGGGCTTTCTATAATCATATAACGCATTCATATAAGTCTGTGCACCCTAGATCTTGGTTAAGTGATACTAAAAACTTTCATGATTTTATGATGGCCAATGTATTAAAAGGTATGGGTATTACCCAACAAGATACCATTAATACAGAGGAGGAAGTAGAAACTATGACTGAAGAAGAATTATCATCACAATTACATGGTGTAGATAATAACCCTGAAGTAGTTATGGTTGATTCTGAAGAGCCAATAGCAGATAGTATAGGTAACGTAGATTACCAAGAAGTTGATGAAGATTTTGACTTTGAAATTTGATAGTAGCAGGCCTGATATTTAAAGCTATTATAGCTTTCCTTTTAATCTATTTAGTAGCTAGTAGAAAGGACCCGCAGGCTTAGCGGTTTTAAAAACGTCATCCATGATAAATAAATAGGGCAAACCAACCTCGCTAGTTAAGACGTTCTAGTGGGTATGCCTTTTACTAATTCTTAAAAGCTTATCACTTGTTTTTGAAAGATGTCTTAAGATTCTTTTTTTAAGATATATCTTTTTCATTAAGCTGGTGGATCAGATGGTTGATTAACCTTTCTCATTGCAGCTGTAATTTCATGAGCTGTAAATGTGATTGGTCCAGGAGAAGGTTGAGAAGTTGATGACATAGCTACACCCCATTGCTTTCCTACATAAACATCAGTGGTACTACTTGAAGATGAAGCTACTAAAAAGAAGAAACAAAACTCCCCATCTGCAGCAGGATTACCTGCCCAGTCTAATAAATCACTTACAAGTATATCAAATGTAAAATGATATATTGAAACATCTGATGCATCTCCATCTGCACCTACAGTTTCCCAACCATATGTTGGGAGTGTTGTACTTGATGAAGTATGATGTAAACCACAATGTATAAATTCTCCAGAAGATGTTCCGGTTCTTACAGACATTTCAACAAATATTCTTACATAATTTGCTGTATTTGATGGTCTGTCAATATGCATAACAACATTATGTGTTGGAGCAGCCAAAGAAGGAACAGCAGGATTAAATGGAAGTAATTCAAATGTAGTACTATTTGCTAATGAAATAGTAGCATAATCAGTAACAGCTGATGTATTTACTTTACAAACAGAAGTTTGCAAAAACTTAAAGTCATCAACAGTGTCAAACTCAATATCCATTTTATTTTCTAAAGTATCATCTGTTATAGTAACTCCAACAGTAGTTGTATCTTTAAAATTTAATCTAGATGAATCCCCAACAATTACATTATTTTCTAATATATCAATTGTTGCTGTATTAGTTGTAGGTCCATAACCTGTTTGAAATTTAATATCATCTAAAGCAAATCCAGCCGGTGCAAGTGAGGGTCTATTTGGATATAGTGTAAACCATAAACCACCTATAGTTGTATTTTGCGTAAACATTGAAAAACCAGATAGAGGAAGATTTACAAGTTGCCATGTTCCAATTGCAGAAGCTGTCATATCTATAAGACCTTCAATCTTTCTATAACCAATTCTCGTATTACCATCAGTAAAAACCGTATCAGCCCAACCAAAAACATAAAATCTAGATACGCCTGCAGCAACTAAGTCTTCTGTTATCTGAATTCTAAAGCTTAAAATACTATACTGAGATCTACTTATAGGCGAAGGTGCTACAAATCCAACACCTCTGTTCCATCCATATTGTCCTACACTGCCTAAAACACATTCTGTACCTTGAAAAGGTGTAGGTGTTGTTGATGAAAAATCAGCAGTATTATTAGTACCAAATGTTGCTCCTGTCCAATCTGGAGTAGATCCTTCTCTATAAACATACTCTGTAGTAATGTTTGGAGTTGAAGCATTTGTTCCTACTAATATAAATTGAACTAAAACTTGATCAATGCCAACTGTTGGTGTAATTGGTGTTGCAGAAGGAGTTCCTTGAACTACAGATACAACTCCGCTTACGTCAGCAACAATTGCATCAAATCTTCCATTAGTAGGATCACCATTATTTAAAGTAACTGAAACTGCAGTACTACTATAGTTATTGCCATCTATTATATAAGTTAAATTACTAACATCAAAAACTAAACCTGTTCCTGAATATGAGGCAAATCCTGATAATAGTTGGGTACCTGTTGATGATCCTCCATTAATAGCAACTAATGGATTAATTGCTGTACCATCTCCTGTTATTGTAGAACCATCTGTAACAACATCTGTTAATGCTTGAGCATCGTATGCACCTATTATTGTACCAGCTGCATCTTTATAATTTACAAGTTCTGTATTTAAATCATAAAAGTATGTATCATTTGGTACACTAGGCCAATCTACTGAACTGTCTGTAGTGTGTGTATAAAGCACACCGGCCCCCATCTTTGTTGTTACTACTACTACTGCCATGTTTTATTTCTTTTTTCTCAAAGTTCTTTTCTTAACTGGAGATTTTCTAGCACGGCTAGTTACAGCACCGCCAAGTTTCATTAAGTTATCTGCTTGACTTTTAGCTGCCTTTTTAACATCTCTCATTAAAGAAGTATTTTTTTTAATTTCTTCTGCTCTTTGTAGAGTTGATATAGCAGATTCAACTTCCCATTTTTTCATTTCACTTTTGCTTGGTTTCATAATTTATATTTTAAACATACATGTTTCCTTGCGGATCCGGTGTATTAGTTGTTGTTTGTGTTATACTTACTAATGGTGTACCAAGGCTATTATCGCCTGTTCTAAATGAACAGTTAGCATAAGCCAAGTCTTGATTTGTATTAGTTCCTTCAATGCATATACCAGCATCTTGATCAGTACTAAAACTAGAGTTTAATATTGTAATTAAATTTTTATATGATAAGCCTGAGTTGACTGAATCAAGTTCACAAGCAAGACTTTCCCCTGCAGCTGAACAATTTTCAAGTGTAAGGATATTATCATTAGTACCTTTTATATTATTTGCTATAATGACTAGACCTGTGGTATTTAATACACTAGAAGATCCTGAACAATTTAAAATTTTTGTTTTTTGGTTAGAACCACCTTGTTTAACTATTACCAAACCAGATGCATTCACATCTCCGTTGCTAAATCCATGACAATCCTGAGCTGAGAGTACATCAATTAATTTAACACCACCGTGTATATACGGTTGCGTACCTGCAGTAATTGTTGTAGTACGGCCCGTACAATTATTTACACTTTTTCCTTCTATAATGACGCCACTGCCTGTAAGTGAATATCCTTTTATACCTACAGTATTACAATTTTTTAAATATGCACCTGCCTCGTTATCACTACCTTTGTGATAGCCAACGCAATTCACAACTTCAGCTTCTTCTAAGTTAAGACCAATAGATTGTGGGCTTTCGCCTGTGCAATTAATAACAAGTCCATCTCTACTACCAGCTGTTGTACTTATACCGGCAGATTCTGTACCATATCCATAGCAATCCCTTAATCTATAATCATTTGCTAATGCAATTCCTCCTTTATCTCCAAAAGCTTCCGCACCATATATTTTTGAAGCTGATACATATATAGCCCAACCATCCAAATTTATAAACTTAACGCCAAAACAAGCTATACTACTTTCATTTATTAATTCAAGAGCTAGAGTATTACTTTCTATTCCCGGGTTATTCTGACCTGTTCTTACAACATTTCCATTATACATACTTAACTGGACTGCTCCAGATACAGTATCAGTAAATGCACTTGATGTATCAGTATTTGAATAAGTAACCGTAAAGCCATTTAAATTTATATTTACTTGATCTTTAAAATCAAAACCAGTTCCAGTTGATAAAGTATAGTTTGCATGTAATGTTATAGTATCACCGGCTACAGCTGCAGCAACAGCGGCAGAGTATTCAGAATAATAAGTAAGCTCACCTAGAGCGTCTACTGTGGACCATACACCAAAAGAAGAAGATCCTGCAGAAAGATCAATTGTATCTGCATTGTCAGTTATCGTTACAGTTCCATCTACACTAGTAAGACTTTTAAATTCAAAGTCTTCTCCTGTTTTTTGTTTGAAGCATCCAGCACCAGTTCCAATATTAGATGCGGTGTTTGCTTCAGCTAAGTTATCAAATTCAACAAAGTCTCCATTTTCAGTTATAGTAAGATTTAAGCTAAGAGATTTAAGTTTGCGGAAATTATCAAAACAATCACCGGTTATTGGATCTGTAGTTGTGTCTTTAAATACCCCAGCGCTTGGATCACCTAATGGTATATTTACATTTTCACATTCAGCACTTGCTAAAAAATCTTTATACTTAACTAGTTTTACGTCTTTATAGGGAACCGGAGAAGCAATACCCTCTATATCTGGTTCTTCACTTATGCCTATAACTAAGACATCGTCTGGTTTAACATGATTTCTAAATTTCTTTCTTTTGAAAAGACTTAATATGTCAGTTAGAATATTCATCTTCTTTTTCCGTGATATGTGTTAGCTGTTGGAACAGTGCCTCCCATATTCATTTTTTTACTACATCCGCAATCTTTACCTTTCATATATGCATTATTAGCAGATCCAGGCATTGTCATATCTAATCTTCCAGACATTGATGTTAAAAGAGAAGGTTGACCTCCTTGTTTATATTTTATTTTCTTAGCCATAATTATATGTTTAATGTTAAAGTTACTATTACTAAATATAACTTAAAAGTATTATAGTCATATTCCTCGTCAGCTCTTATAGATTCCCATCCTAATGCGCATCTATCATGCGGCCAATGAAATACTACTAGTAGTTCCCAGTCCATTATACTCTATATCTTACTTTTGCACCACATCCCTTTCTCTTGCATTTTTTTACCGCTCTTTTCCTTCTACGGTTAGTGCCTCGGTTACCACCTCTTTTTTTACCAGGACCAGAACCTCCAAATTGACTTTCCATGACGTCTCCGCCATTCATGAATTTTTTAGTTAAAAGTTTATCATTCATTTTATTACAATTTACTTTTAGTTTTATGGCAAAGACCTATACGGCAATGTCCTAAACAAACCTTGCCTCTAGTTAACCATTGTAAAAATATGCATATATTTCTCATTTTCCTTGACCTTTATATTTTTTTAAATAGTACTTACTACTTTTTAATTTAGAAGTCTTGCTTTTAGAGTGTATGCCTGGTCTAGTCTTCCTTGTCTCTTTTTCTAAACCACCCTTTTCTTTTAGTCTCATTATGCATTTGTGCTTTTGCGTTTGTATCTTTAACCTTTTCAATGGACCTTCCTCCAAAGTAAGCTCCTATTACAGTAAGCAATGTAATCTCTAAAAAGCTAATCCATTTATCTTCTACTTTAAAATCTAAAAAGCCCGCATCAATAAAAACTAAAATCATAGTACACACTACTAAGAATATCAAAACCATTGGCCTAACATTCTTAGATAGCCAAGAGTCTGAATTCATATCAGCCTCCCATCTTTTTGTTACGTTCTCTTGAATAGTATCTTCACTATCCAGTAACATTTTCTGCATAGCATTTTTGAGAGTCATCTTCTCTTCTTTAGAAGTAACTACCTCATCAATGATCTTATCAGCTTTTCCAAAAAGACCTCCTAATAAATTGCCTATCCAAGGTGCTGCCATAATCTATCCTTTTTTCTTCATTCTAGACTGCATCTTTCTACCTCTCTTTTGAGATACTTGCTTGTTAGAGCCTTTACTTTTTACAGTTCTCTTTTGAGACATTCCCATTGGGCCTTTAGGACCAGCTTTAGAAACAGTTTTACTTTTACTTACTGTTGATTTAAATGGACCTATTGGATTTCTAACTGATTTTGTTTTAGTAATTGTTTTATCACCTCTCCTTTTAGTAACAGTTTTTGTAGTTACCGGACTTCCACCTACAGTTCCTGGTCTAGGATTTTTTGTAGTAACACTTACAGTTCTTCTTTTTGCTTTTGGCTTACTTACAGTACCACTCGGCTTACTTACAGTGCCACTTGGTTTTCTATCTTCTGGTTTACTTACAGTGCCGCCAATTTGCATCTTAGACATTTGCTCTTTTCCGTACATTGCCTTATCATTATAGTAACCCATTGGATTACCTACATAACTAGATGCTTTAGGACCACCACCGTGACCATATTTCTTTGTAGCAAGTCCTTTACCAAGCTTACCTTCTTTGGCCATTTTCTTAATTTTACGTTTAGTAGGGGTTTTTGTACCCATTCTACCTTCCATCATACCCTTTACTTTTCTAATTGTACCGCCACCTTGGTACTTCATTCCTGCTTTTTTCATATTTGCTGGCATAGCTTTAAATTTTAATTGTTTATTTATTTTTTGTTTAACTTCTTTAGAGTTAATGCAAATCTAGCACGCTGTGCAGTTTTACTATTTCCCCCTTTAGCTTTTTCACGCAACCAAGAAACTTTAATAGTACCGTCTCCTTTTATAGCTCCTGCTCTTTTTGCAGTTGCAGTTAAAGAACCAGGCTTCTTAATAGCTTTTTTAATATTAAGTTTACTACTTTTTCTTTTTTGGGCTGCCATTTTTATTAAATTTCTTTCCTTTGATTGCATCAACTACATCATCCATTTCATTGACTGCATTCTTAGTTCTGCGTCCAACCTCTTTAGCCGCAGCAACTGTTTTTTCATCTACTGTAGTTAAAGACCATAACCACTTCCAACCAGCTAAGGCCCAGAGACAAATGTTTTGCAGTGATATTGTCCATATCACTTTAAAAATAATTTTTACAATTTTCATAATATTGATATTTTTATCAGCTAATATTATAGCTGTAGTATAGTATAAGATAACAAAAATTAATAACATTACCAAAAGAGCCATAGTTTAGATATTTCTTAGTCTTTCATTTTCTCTTTCAAGAAATGCAACTTTAGTTCTTAACTCAGCAACCTCTTCAGTAAGTGATAATATTTGTGCACGCATCTCATCTTTTTCTTCTGAACTTTCTTTTAAAAGAGTTTCAAGAGTGCGGACTCTAGATCTTAAATCATCTCTATATAGATTTTGATCATCCTTCTTATCTTTCATTTGCTCTGATCTTAATTGTATTCTTTTTTCATAAAACTTCCAGGCCCCTGCTGAGAAGAGTACAGTTACAATTGTTACTATTACGGTGGTTAAGTTATCCATTCTCTGATCTATAATAATGATTACATATTCTTTTTAAGTTGAAGAAGGCGCTAAGTGATATTACAATCCAACCCCAATGAGTAGGACATACATAGTTTCCTTTAATATAATACATAACAACTACTACTAGAGAAAATAAAAAAACACCCAGAGATAAAGTTTTTCTAGTCTTTAGCGGGTGGTAACAAACAGAATATATTGTGGTAAATCCTATGATCATTGATATAATTACCAACCATAGGTTTAAGCCGTGTTCTGCACTGTATACAACAGGGAAAAATATTAACCATATTATTCCTTGTGTTATTTCAGTAGGTTCAGAATCATAATAAGTTAAAATGTTTTTTATCTTTGAAAGCATTTTACAATAAATTAGAAACAAATGTGTACTAATACTTAGTACCCTATATTATAATATACAAAAATCTAATTAATTTTTGTAGTTTAAATCATATAACTTTAAAATTTTTTACGTATGAGTAGAAACCAATTTCATTTAATCATGTTTCCAAAAGAACCTTTAGTTGGAATACAGATTTTTAATACAGAATTTCATTTTGATGATGAAGATAATAATCTCCGTATACATAGGTATTACGGTATTGAAATAGGATTATTATTTTTTAGATTTTCTTTTATGAGAATTGGAGACAGAATCTCTTGATTTTGATCCTTATTTTTCTTAAATTATAGTACACAGCCGTACCATTCAAATAGTATGGCTTTTTTTATCAATCCTTTAAAAATTAAATATGAACGGAGATATCTTTATGCCGAGAGTAAATATTTTGCCTTATGAATACCCACAATTATTAGATTACAAAGACGCTATCAGACATTCCTATTGGATTGATACTGAATATAATTTTACAGAAGATATTTCTGATTTTAAAACAAAGATTACTGATCAAGAAAGAGAAGTAATTAAACGCACAATGTTAGCCATTGCTCAAATAGAAGTAAAGGTTAAAACATTCTGGGGTGATTGTTTTAAAAGAATGCCTATAGCCGAAATTGGTGATGTAGGTATGACATTCGCAGAGTCTGAAGTTAGACATAAAGATGCCTACGCCAGGCTGCTTAGAATCTTAGGTTTAGAAAAAGAGTTTGAGAATGTAATTAATGTTCCTGCTATAAAAGGACGTATGGATTATCTGAACAAGTATCTTGATGGTACTAGAAGTAAAGATAATAAAATGTATACCAAATCTGTACTGTTGTTCTCATTGTTCATTGAACATGTAAGTCTATTCAGTCAGTTTCTTATTATGATGAGTTTTAATAAAGAGAAGAACCTTTTCAAAGGGATCTCAAACGTTGTTGAAGCTACCAGTAAAGAAGAAGATATACACGGAAACTTTGGTGTTGAGTTAATCAATATCATTAAGAAAGAAAATCCGGAATGGTTTGATGCTGAGTTTGAGGGATTGGTTTATTCTGCGTGTAAGAAAGCTTACGCTGCAGAAACTGAGATCTTAGATTGGATATTTGCAAAAGGTGAGTTAGACTTTCTACCTAAAGAAACAATAACTAATTTTATTGCAAATAGATTCAATAACTCATTAAGTAAGATTGGTATGGACAGTTTGTTCAATGTTGACCAAGAATTATTAAACAAAACTAAGTGGTTTGATGTAGAGTGCACTGCCACTAAAGAAGGAGATTTCTTCTATAAAAAACAAATTGATTATAACAAAAAAAGCAAGAGTATAACACATGCAGATTTATTCTAATATGAAATACCCTAAATATTATTGGCTCAATGATGAGTCCCGCCTCTTTCTTTCAAGAGGATATATCAGTGAAACACCTGAACAAAGAATAAAAGACATAGCAATTACAGCCCAGAAGTACTTAGGTATTGATGGGTTTGCTGAGAAGTTTGAAGACTATATGGCACGTGGCTTTTATAGTCTTTCAACTCCGGTCTGGATTAACTTTGGTAAACAAAAAGGTTTACCCATTAGCTGCTATGGATCTAACGTAGATGATTCATTAGACAGTATATTAAACGCAGGACGTGAGATTGGCATGATGTCAAAGTATGGCGGAGGGACAAGCGCTTACCTAGGTAACCTTAGATCTCGTGGTACAGAGATATCAACAGGAGGCCATGCAGATGGCCCCGTGCATTACGCAAAAATTTATGACACAGTTGTAGATGTTTGTAAACAATCAGAAGCCAGGCGTGGAGCATGCGCTGTATACTTGCCTGTAGAACACGCAGATATAATGGACTTTTTAGATATTGGAACAGAAGGTAACCCCATCCAAAACTTACAGTACGGTATAACCGCAGGTGATGATTGGATGAAAGAGATGGAAGCCGGTGATGAGGACAAGCGTAAAGTTTGGGCCAAGATTCTCCAGAGACGTTCTGAGTTTGGATTTCCGTATATCATGTTCCGGGACAACAGTAATAATCATACCACTCCTTATAAAGAATTGGGCATGGAGATTACCGCATCTAATCTTTGTTCAGAGATTCAGCTGCCAACTGATAGCTACAATTCTTTTGTATGTTGTCTTGGCTCACTGAACCTGCTGCACTGGGATGAGATCGAAAGATGTGACGCAATAGAAACGTATGTCATGTTCTTGAATGCCGTGATGGATGAGTTTGTATCTAAAGCTCGTACTCTACCCGGAATGAAAAGAGCGTATAACTTTGCTAAGGAACACAGGGCCATTGGTCTAGGTGTACTTGGTTATCATTCGTTATTGCAGTCTAAGCTACTTGAGTTTGATTCGTTACAGACTAAAGGTTTAAATGAACATATGTTTAAACTGATAAAGACTAAAGCGGAGGCGGCCTCTGAATGGCTCCATGATAACTTCGGTTATAAGTCAATACGTAAAGGATATGCTAATACAACCTTAATGGCTGTGGCTCCAACTAAATCTAGCTCCTTTATTCACGGTGCCGTGAGTATGGGTATAGAACCTATAAAGTCTAATTACTTTATAAAGGATTTGGCTAAGAGTAAAACTGTGTATCAGAATCCCTTCTTAAGAGAAGAGTTGCAAAAGTATGGTTTAGATACCCCGGAAATTTGGGATAGTATCTTAAAGAAGGACGGATCAGTTCAACATCTAGACTTCCCTACTAAAGCTGTATTTAAGTCTTTTGTTGAGATTACTCCAAAAGAACTTGTACTTCAAGCAGCTCAAAGACAGAAGTATATTGATCAATCTCAAAGTCTTAACTTGATGATTGACCCAAGTGTATCAGCTAGAGATATAAATCAACTCTATCTATATGCCTGGAAAGAAGGTGTAAAAACTTTGTACTATCAATTTAGTCAAAGTTCAGCTCAAGCCTTTTCAAGGAACATTCTTGAATGTGCATCTTGTGAAGGTTAACCGGGTGTTACACCGGTAGGATGAGGAAGTGTAAAGCTATGTGGGTTAAAGCCCCAAGCCTCATCCATATACACCCATAGCTCAGATGGATAGAGCACCTGCCTTCTAAGCAGGCGGTCTTAGGTTCGAATCCTAATGGGTGTACAATACTAGCTACAGTATATTAAAATTGGGGAGTGATATTACTCCCCTTTTTTATTTAATAAAGAAGTTCTTCATATCAAGATAATTCTGCCATTTTTTAATACTATATAAAATAGGAATAGTATCCTGCCATTGTTTGGCTAATTTAAGCATTCCTTTTCTTCTACCTCTTTGGTATACTACTGCAGAGTTTTCGTAAAATGAATTTCTATCTTGTGTAATAGCATAGAAAGGAGTTTCTATTAATGAAAACATAGCTTCCCCAAGCTCACCCATTGTTCTTGTAGATGCAATTGGAGATTTTATCATTTGCATTTGTTCTTTAGATCCTAAAAAAGGGACAAATAGTATAAGTTCTTTTAATGTTCTGTCTGCTTGATACATTAAAATGTTTTCCATTCTCTTCTCAAGATCTCCTTCATCTCCATCATCCGCCCACATACTTTGCATTACTTCTTTTATGAGAACTGTTAGCAGCATGATTCCTATTTCACCCATAGACCTATAAAAGCCTTGCAATCTATTAAGAGCTCTTTCGTTGTCTTGGTAATCTCCATTTTCTAAATAGCCATTATCTTCTAAGAATCCGGCTGCATATTCATTAAATTTAAAATTACCTTTAGCAAGCTGTCTTCTAGTATGACCCATGAAGCCCCACCAAGATTTATACCTACCTTCCATCCAACCTAGATTTTCATCATAGTATTCTTTATCAAATCTTGCTCTCATTGCTGGAGCAATCCATTTGTGAAACTGAGCTGCAAGTTTACCAACAGTACTGGATTGCATAACCATTCTATCTTCATAGGCATAGTTACCGTGAATTTGTTTGTTTACTTCACGCATTTGATTTCTAAGTTGATATCTAAACTGATCATTGTACTCACCCATATCTCTAAGAACTTCAGGATTGCCTTCTTCATTTAAGTTTTTATTATCAACTTTAACTACAGTCCAATTACCTTCTTTCATTTTTAGATCATGAGAATCAGCACTAAAATCATGAGCATCATACAAAGATAATATCTCACCTGTATCTTCATTTCTAACCATTGTATCTATCACCATGGCCATACCTACTTTAGTTTGAACATTCCACTCAGCGGCATCTTGTAAAGTATAACCCCATTCCATAAATCTTTTAAAGTAAGACTTCCCTACTCTATCAATATCAGATCCTGACTCTCGTATTTCAGCATCACTATCCATCATTCTATATAGTTCTACAAAAGCTTCATATTTACTATTCGCTTGCTCAGGGTCATAGCCACCTTTAGGTCCACCTAGACCTTTTGCAGATGAGGCTAATCTTTTAATCATGTCTGGTATACCTCTCTTGTTATACTCTAAAGATGATCTTAAGTAAGCATCCTTAGAATAAAATCTACCACCTATTGCTTCTATGTTATCATTGATACGGCCCAGGACGTAATTATTAAAGTTACCAAATGGGTTAAATGCAACATAAGATAAAGATGATAACTGTATAAGACCATCTGAAACTTTTTCAAAAAAGCCTTTAGTCATTTGATCGTTGTCATAGTAAACCATATTCATCCATTTCTTAGCTCTTCTAAGGATATTAGAGTCGGTTCCTTTTATTGTTGCCTTTTCTTCAAAGCCTAATTTACTTTTAACAACTTGTTTGATTTTTCCATCAGGAGTTTTATATTGACGTCTTTCAATTTGCTTTAGCATTGCTTTCATTGTATCATCAACAGATCCCATTGTTTCATAATGTTCTGCCATTGATGCAAACTTGAGCAATGCATTTCCCATATCTTTATTTAACTCTCCTTTGGCCGGTTTACTTTCTTCAGCCATTCTTAAACCTTTAAGCTCAGCTATTTGCTTCTTATACGGATCAAGTTTTATTTTACCATCTGATCTATTTTGATTAAGCTCTTCAATTTTTGCATCAATTCCTTTTAAGACTTCATCATTTCTAGTTGAACCTGTATAAAATATTGGCATACTATCTACAATTTGGCCCTTCTCATCTGCAAATACAGTTCTCTGCTGCATTGTAGTTGTAAAAAGATTTTTAATACCACGGGTTGTTTTAGCAAACAGTTTAGTTCCTAAATTTGGTTTTGCTTTTAGATCTTGAAAGATTTTACCTCTCATTACAGGAACTTTACCAAGCATTTGACCTCGTTGACTTGCTGGTATTTTATTTAAAAGATCATCCTCAAATAATTTTTTAAACATTAAATAAAACTCTTTTTTAGCTTGGCCAAGTGCTGTATCATCATTCATGATTGCTTCATACTTCTCACTTCTCAAACTATTACTAATCACATTTCCGGCATCATCTCTAAGAGATTGTTCTACTCTTACTTCTCTAAATTCAGGTCTTGGGTATGGTGATACATTATATATGGTTTTAACTTCTCCTGTAAATTGACCATTCTTACCTCTTTTAGCAACCGTTTTGCCATCTTGTTCTAAGCTTGTTCTAAAGTATTTAGCCATAAATCTATCATACGCTCTATCACTTATATCACTTTTTCTTTTCCAATAACCGTGCTTACCTCCAGCAACAAAGTATTGATACTTGGATCTTTCAGCTTTGAACTCTTCTGTATATTTATGATAACTTCCATTTGCGGGTTGATCATTTAAGCCTATAGTTTCAGCTCTAAAAAAATCTGCAAACTTTTCCTTAGCTTCAGCTAACTTAATGTTATACTCTATATCTTCTAAACTTGCCGAAGCTCTATCTGATATATCTCTAAATTCTTTTGGTTGTCCAGTAGAATCATACAAAGCATCTCTTAATTCTTGCATTCTAGCATAATACTGAGGTCCTATTTCCTGAACATACATTCCTGTAAACTCACCATCTTTGTCAAACTCTAACATAAAATCATACAAATCTTGAGGATCTTTGATACCTGCAAGTTTTTGTAATTTAGAAGCTGAACTCTGTATTATTCTTTCCCTATCTTGTATCTTATCAAGAAGTTCTTGTTTCTTAGATTTATAAATTTTATCCATCAATGCTAACAAAGTATCTTTGGATGTAGCAAGATCCCTTGTTTGTAATTCTATTACGTCTATGTCTTCCCCAAACTTCATTAAATCATCTAACATATCTTCAGTAAAGTTTCTAGATGAAGTATTTTTAACAATGGTTCTTACATAATTTTCAATAGCGTTATCTATAATACCGGGAGTATAGTTATCAAAACTGCCAACACCTACTAAATCATTTGCCTGTATTTGTAGATTTAAAACTAAACTCTTTTGAGTTGCGTTTAATTCTGCAGAATCTTGAAGTTTATATAAACCCTGGAATGTTTCCATGAATCCATCAAAATTTAACACATATGATATATATTCTGGTTTAGCAAAGTTTTTTGGATCTTCTACGTATGTTTTAAATTCATTTATTTGTCTAAGAGCATCGCGCATTAAACTGCTAAATATTCTAGATCTAGCACTTGGTCCTGATCCTAATGCAATATTAATAGCACTAATTGAATTAAGAATTTGCTCTTCAAGTTGGGCTGTAGTTTGATGTCTTCCTAAATAAACTTGTTTATTAAGTTGATTTAAAGCTTCTTGCTTTTTGATAAGCCCAATTTGATAAGTTCTTAATGCCTGAGTTATAATAGAAAACTCAGGTGCAACTTCAATATTTTCAGGCTGACGCTCTTCACCATCTAGAAGTTCTTCTAAAGTAGCTTCTTGAATAGACTCTGGAGATTGATTCATTGTTTCATCAATTTCTTCTTTTAAAGTCTGATCAATATTAAGTGGAATAAGCGCATCTACATAAGGTTGATTTTGACCAGGAGGATGTGTCTGTTCTCCTTCATAAGTAAACTCACCTGTAAAACTTTGATTTTCAGCTTTTCCTTTTATACCTACTTTTACATGTATAGTACTAACAGCATCTTTATCAATGGACATGGTGTATCCCATGTTCTGCAACATTCTTTTATACATGTTTACCTGAAGACTATGCTTTTGTCTTTTTGATAATTTGCCTTTTCCGTTTTTACCTTTCTTTAATAAACCTTTTTCAACAAGCTCACTATTTTCTTCTACATCCCACTGTTTATCATACATCAGTTTTTTGCCCGCAATACCTTGATAATCATTAACTCCATCTTTAGAAGTTTTAAGATCTACTATTTTTAATGTACCATCTGGTTTCACAATTAATAAATCTATTGTACCTGCTGTACCTGTAGCTTCATCGTAAACTGTTACCTGCGGTATTGCAACACTACCATCTCTTAATAACCCGGAGTCTTTATTATACAAGGCATCGTCTATATCATCAAATGCTTGACCTGCTTGTTCTTCTGTAAGAATTACTTGCCCTCCAACTTCTTCTGCATCTTGCTTAACTCTTTCAAAAGCTTCTTGTTTAGTTAAGCCTGCTGCTAATGCTTCTGTAATGCTATCAAAATTATTACCAAGGGCCATATTAATTGCATACTTCTCATCCATCTCTGCTTGCTTATCCGGACTCTTCTTTCCGCCAAATCTTTCAGTAGTGCTTTTCCAAGATCTCTCTATATCATTTATGTCTTTATATGTATGTGTCTTTTGGTCTAGGACCAGCATTGGACTTTTTCTATTATATGCAGAAGCAGCAAGTATGCCTATATCATTTGGCGAATGTACAGCCCCATGAAACAGTTGTCTTACTATTTCTTTTTGTACAGCATTTCCTGAGTTTGTTGCAGAATCATATGCTATCTTTGCGCCACTTGTAAGGTTATATCTAACTTTTCTATCAGCAACCCTATCTATTTTAAATTCAATACCTGATGTATTCAATAGTCTTGCTATACCACTTAGCGTAGCATTCTGTGATATTGATCTAGCAGAAAATGCTTTTCCTGTTAAGTATTCAGATAAATTTTTAATTATATCCATAAACCAATTCAGAAATTCTTTTACTGCAGTCTTGAATGGTCTAGTTTCATTTTCAGTAAACTCTTTATTAAAGTGTCTAGATAATGCCTGGGTTACTAATTCAAGTTGTCTATGCTTTTCTGAAAATCCTCTACGGTTATTATATGCATCATTTATTTCTTGAGATAACTCAGGAAAACTTTTCCTTGCCTCTTTTAATAATTTACCAAATAGTTCGTTATTATCTATATAAACACTATCTATAAAAGGATGGAGTATTTCTTCTATTGCTACATCATCTGTAACACGTCCTTCTATTAAAACAGCTTTGCCGTCTACGTAAAAAGATCTTATATCTTTAAATGGGACCTTTGATTTTTGTTCCATTGGTAAATCATCATATGCTTTTTTAGCATCTGCTGGGGATAACATAACAACAGAAAGTTGAGGAAACATTCTCATCAAATGCCTCACTACTTCCCTAGAATGTGGTGTATTAAAATTCCTTGCTGACGGTATTACATCGCTTGGTGTAAATACATTTCGTTCTATATCTATAACTAGACCTTTACCTTTACTCCTTCTAGATATGGCTTCTTTAGGTATATGATTTACTCTTAGGTAATTGTATAACCTATCTAAATTATACTTTCTTATAGCAGGATCATACGTTCTATTACGTGATGACACAACATAATAGTCTCCCTTAAACTTACTTATTATACCCAATCTAGATAAGTTTGCATATAATGCTCCTGTAAATTCTTGAGTCTTTAAGTTATTGTAAACTTTCTGATCTTTTTTATACTGCATTACTTCAGACACTGTAGGTAAAGCATCCGTACTGTTTGCTTTTTGCCATTTATTCATTAAGTAATTTGCTTCAATTGGTGAACCCAATGCTTCCGCAACATTTTTAAATTCAGCAGTACTTCTATTTATACATGTTTGTGCCATTAAAAACAAGATTTTAGTTGTTCAATAAATTCTTCCATTGTACTTGATGTTTTTTCAAACTCTTTCATTAGAGCATCTATACTACTATAGTCTCTGTTAAAAGCTTCACCAACTTTCTTCAAGCTCATCAAGTTGCCCATTGATAGTGTTGATACATATGCTTCAAGCTTTTCTTTATTATCAATTGTATCAAGGCCTTCATTTGCATTTTCTCCAGACTCTACAGGATTACCATCTGAATCAATGCTAAAGGTATCTAAATCTTCCGCATCATCCAAGGCATCTGCTAAATCATTCTCAGTAGTTACTTCATTGCCATCATTATCTATTGAAAATGAATCCGCTTCCTCTGACTCATTGACTTGATCAGCAATGCTTGTACCGCCAATCTTTATATCTTTTCCGTCTATTTCAATATCAGAAGATTCATTGGATATTTTTTCTTGATAATTTTGTATTATATCTTTAGCTACAGGTGTATTTAACCAACCAGCTTTATCAAGCTTATCTTTAAATATAAAATTATCATATGCTTTATCTAACATTGCATCTAAAGTTGAATCTGTTCCATATTCATATTCTACTGCATCATATACTACACTAGGATCTCTACTTGATCTTCCTGAACCATCATCTGAACTATCTTCTCCTGGGTTAGCCTCTTTAACTGTTTCTTTTACTGAGTTATTTGTAGGTCTTTCTCCAAATATAAAACCAACAGGAGTTTGCGCAACTGATCCCATGATATCAACTTCTATGTATTCAGCAAAAGTACCTGTGGCAATATCTTGAGATAATCCTTCTCCTATATTACCATACTCTGGACCAGCATGTCTAACTAATTGGAAATATCTTGTTTGACCATCTACCATGAATCCCATAACTTGCGGAAACTCAGCAATAGATCTCTCTCCTTTTCCTTCATAAACAGTTCTTAGCTTAAATCCTTTCTTTACTTGCGTTACATTTGATCCATATTTCTTTCCTTTATCTTTAGCTATTTTAGCAAACTTTCTAGTTTCAAACTCATCATTCTTTTCAAACTTTGGTCTAGCTGAAATACCCTTATATAAATCTACTGTGATAGTAGCTCTGTCAAATTGATCATTTAAATATAAAGCTTGATTCTTTGCTTTTCTATTTACTTCTTTTCCTTCTTTCTTTACTTGTTTATCTGTAAGTCCAACAGCTTGGTATCCAAAATTGTCTTCCATTTTTTGAAGAAGGTCATCGTAAAGCTCTACACTAAATTCCTGGAGTCCCATTAATTCAGCATTATCTATTTCATTCTGAATCATTACACCTCCACTAAAGCTATCTATATTTTGCTTTATCTTTTCAATCTGTTGTTGTATCTCATTAGATGCTGTATTTATTTCAGCACCCGTGTAGTAGCTTTCTTTATTATTAGATAAATCTTTTTTAATAACTATGCTGATAACATTATTAGCACCCCTAACAGCTTTACTATTTGAGGTACCTGTTCCGGATTCATTATCAAATATAACAAATAGTTTATCCGGGTTGCTTTCTACATAGTCTAAAGTAAATGGTTTTCTAGCTTGATTAACTAATGACTTACCGTTAAATACAGCACTAGAAGACATTGACTTTTTCTTTAAAAGTTTTGCCGTTTTAGGATGTAATCCATATTCTCTTATAAAGTTTAATTTTAGATCTCTAAATGACATTCCAAAGTTGGCCATCATTTGAGCATCATCCATTGCAGCAAATGCTTGAGATGTACTTGGTAAAGTAGACATATAATCAGCAAACATTTCCGGGTTTATGGAAGCTATTATACTTCTATACACAGGTTGCAATCCATCTTTCACTATCATATAGTTTAAGACTTTCATTGATAACGCTCTAGTTAATGGATCCGCATATAACTCTTGAAATCCATTTTGCACATCCAGCTTTTGAGAGTCATTTAAAGGAGTAAGTGTATTTGCAGTAAGCATGCTAATACCAGTCTTGTTACCTTCAGACGTAGCAGATTCAGGTCTTATAAACCCATCTAAAAAGAAGTTGTACTTGTCTCCGTTCAATTCTTTTATTTCGTCATATGTATCTACAATATCTTTAGTTCCCTCTTCTGGATATAATAAAGTGTTTGTTGGGATTCCTAAAACAGACATTGGATTATTATTTAAATAATTTAAATAACCTTGCAATGTTATATAAGAAAGCATATCATTATTTATTACCGCTCTCTCATCTTTGGTAAATCTTTTATAGTTTGTGTCAAGTGATGAAAATATATTTTTAAAACCAGCGCTTTCATCTAAAAATACTTTTGGTAATATGCTGCCTACAAATTCATCATGTATATCTAACATTCCTCTTTGCCATCTATCTGCGGAAAATACAGGTCTTAAATCAAATATAGGCATCTCATTTGGTGGTAACATATCAAATTCAGCATCTGTTAAATCTATACCAAGGTCTTCTCTAGCTTTAGAAACTTTGTATACATCGTTTGTATCTTTACCAAATCCTTTTGCTAAATTAAGGAGATCCCCCATTGGTCTTAAGAAACCTGAAACATCAAATGCTTTTACAAATTGATCTAGAATGGCATAATCTCTAAGTACTTGTTCTCTAGTTATAGCTTCAACTCCATTGTCGGCAGCTCTATCAACTTTATCTTCAAGTTCTTCTTCTGATTTATATTTCAGCATAGGATCCTGAGATCCATCAATTAAAGAAGCTTGACTAACACCAGTAGCTCCAAAATCTTCTTCTGTTGCTAAATCATAAGTTGCAGCCGCTGCTTTAAGACTATCCATCTTATCTTCAATGAATTCCTTAACATCAAATTCAAAAGCCGGAGCTCTTTTTTCTAGTTGATACGCTTCTCTTATTGTTGGATGATTCATCATTGCTACAGATGTTCTAATAGGTACACCCATTGCACTCATTGTTGTAACAATAGCTAATGCATTTCTACTAAGACCAAGTTTAGCGGCAAGTCTTTCTTTAGCGTTATCCGTCATTGCCGTAATTAACGCAGATATAATATATTGTTTTCTTCTACCTAACGTACCATCTTCTTTTAACTCTTTAGATCTATCTACTGTTTTTCCATTTACCTTGTCTTCATTAAATAGACCATTGTAAACTTGACCTCCAATATTTAGTTCATAGCCTCCACCTGGAATCATTTTAATGCCTTCTTCTTGAATAAGACTTAGATATAAGTTTGGTAGTACCGCAGCTCCAATTGATTTTGCACCCTCTTTATTGTTTGCAAAACCTTTCCATTTACCAAATAAATTATTAGCATCAATACCATCCTCACTTAACATCTCAGCTAGCTGAGGAACTTCTCCACTTATCCAGCTCCAGGTATCTTTTAATATTTCCATATCAGCAGGCTCATAAGAAATAGCAGATTGATCACCGTCTCTTGTAGTATTTCCAGCATGTCCCATCATAGAATATTTGAAATCTAATATCTCATTATTATATCCTGATGAAAATGGATATCTACCTGTTTTTTTATGATAGCTTTTAAAAGCTTTCTCATTCATTGGCAAGTTTAGCATTCTCAATGCTTTTATAGCATTAGGAGAAAACCCTAATTTTCTTGCTGCTTCTAGATCTTTATCTGATAGTGAATTTTTTGTTCTATCATTTGCTTTTGCCGCAGCTTCAGCAAAAGTACTTCCTGATTTTTGAACAGCTTTATTAACCCATTTAAGATAACTTTCAAAGTCATTAGTGTATTCCTTAATAACCTTTTGCATTTTAGGTTTTGTATAAGGCTTACCTTTAACTCTAAGTTTATCTTTTATTATTGAACGGCTTGGTTGTGTACCTCTTATATAGATTCTTTTATTATCACCTCTCTTGTGAGGAATTTCATAATAAGTAGCTCCATCTTTAGTTGTACCAAGAGCTTCTTGTATTTCTCCAAAGTTTTTACCTCTACCCCCGTCTTTAATTAAGTTTAATTGTTCTTGAGCTTGTGCTAGATTATCTACAACCCAAATATCAACAGGATCTCCCGTAGCATCAACTTCTGTTTTATGCTCATACATATCAACAACAACATCATAAATTTTAGTTTTTTCTTTTGTTGCTTCTAATGTTGTATAGCCATCCTTCATTTGGATGTACAACTTATCAATATCAAAATCGGCCCCTGACACCTCAACCAGTTCTCTTGCTGAAACAATAGTTGAACCATAAAATACCGGTAGAAAATCTACAACTTTTATATTTACTGTTGAATGATTATCCTGAGATGGAATACGTATACCAAACATTTTAGATAAAACTTCAGGTATTGATTTACTAGGAACTTGATCATACATTGTATATGCATCCTTTGAATGAACCGGCATCATAGATTCTGTATACTTTATACCTGTATACTCGCCATCTTTATACTCTTTCATATCAGGTCTAAGTCTATCTTTTACTATAATAAACTCACCCTCCTTCATATTTTTGAGTCTTTCATTAAGACTATCAAACTTATCTTGATTGTCATCAGATAAATCTAAAACTTCATTTCCGTATTTCTGAACATCATCTATAGAATAATTATTCTGAAAATCATCAGTCCTTATAATCTCTTGTCTATCTATATAAGATTTTCCGTCTACTTGTTCTGTGCTATATATCTTTCTATATTGCTTGAACCCATAATCAGAAAGCAATGCTGCTGCTGTACCTGGTAGCTTTTCAGACATTACGCCTTTACTAAAATAGCTTAAGAATAGTTGTTTAAACTTTTGGGCTACTATAGGTGTATCCTGAGCAAAATCAAAATTTGGATTACCTTCTTCATCAAAGCTGAAGAACTCCAATAACTGAGCAGATGAAGCGCTTGCCTTTAATGCTGTTTGTGCATACTTAAGGAATGATATAAGATCCGGACTAAGTTTTTTAGCGTCTATAGATTTATGCAACTCATCCATTGCATAGTCAGATTCCATATCAAAATTAAGATTTCTTTTATCTAAATACTTCTGTTTAAGTCTTGAATCTACAGCTCTATTATAAGCTAGCTTAATAGCGCCAATAGTTGTAAGCTCACCATTAAGTATAACTTCTGTATTATCACTTTGCTCTCCTGTTATAAGAGTTTTGATTTGAGTAGGATCAATGATCTCAGATTTATTTGATGGATTTAATACTTGAAGACCCATGTAATTAGCATCCAATTCCATAACTTGATCATCACCAAAACTTTCATCTGTTTCACTAGTTGATTCAAAGTCTAATCTTCTAGCCATGTAGCTACCTGTATTTGCAGGGCCCAATAACTTAGATTCTTTTTGAGTTATTGTATTACCTGAACCAACAAGAGCATCAATTGGTGTTATGTTTTTCTTCATCATCTTTAGTGCAGATAATGGTGCAACCATTGCTACAGTATCTATACCTTTATCTAACTGATCTTGCTCATATTGTTCCATCTTAACCCTCATATTATGAAGATCTTCTCTACCGGGCTTAGCTACCCAGTTACCGTTTTTATCTTTATAAGAAGTTAATGCTTTAGTAAGAGGTACAACTGAAAATTTATCAAAGACTTTACCATCACCATAAACAAGCTTTTTAGAGTTAAGCATTTCTTGTTTCTTAACGGCTCCTGCTGCACCAAATATTTCATCAACAGATATATCTGCGCCATCTTCTATTTTATTTAAAAGAGCTGATTGTGTTTCTGTTAATTTACCAAACCCAAACCACATGTATCTAAATGCTTTAAGACTCATCCAGTTTTGGGCATCTGCTTGTTCTATATCTTCACCTGTATGTATTGATGTACCTATCGGATCTGTTGTAGCAAACATTGATATTTTTTGTAATGGATTTAGAATACCATGTTGAGGTGATGCAATTCTACTAGCCGCACTATAGTATGCGGCATTTTGCATCTTAGCTCTTTTAACTGCATCAACGGCATCTTTAAGAGTTAAAGCCTGATCTCCTAAAAGAACATCATTCATTGAAGAAGTATTAATCCAATCATTAATGAATATCTGTTTAGTATTGTAAGTCCTGTTTCCAGTTAAATTTAACTTTTCATTAGCTCTTTGAAACTCCGCTTCACTACCTGTAGAGTTTTCATTTCTTTGAACACCTTGACTTAAAAACTTTGGTAACTCTAATATTGGTTTACCATTTTCATCTATTCTGTAAAACTCACTATTAATATCTCTGTTAAATTGAACAAACTCTTGATCAATTCTTGAACGCATATATGCTCTAAGTTGTTTTTTGTCTTTACCTATTTTACTGAGGGCGCTATCTAACGTTAACACTTCCCTTTGATCTGCAGGTAATGCTGCATTTTCTCTTATTAATTTTTCTAATTCAGCCGCATAATTAAAGGTTCTAACATTTAATAAATCTCGTATAGCTGTAGCTATATCATAATCTTCTTGTTCAGCTGCTTGCTTCTCTCTTTCTACTAATTGTTCATTATCTAATTCTAAAATGTTTTCATCAACAAGTTCATATACATAAAATTCTTTATTACCTTCAATAAAGTCTTTCATCTTGTCTGATTCTACCCAGTATGTATTATTACCAACTGTTGCTTCTTTTATGTGAGTTGTTGTTTTATTATCAGATATAGCGTCTCCTAATTTATCATATATGTTTGTCATTGTCAGCTGACTAACTTTTCTAGATCCTACTAGTTTTACTCTGTTAAACGTTGCTTTATCTCCTTTCTTCTTTACAAACTTCTTTTTCTTTTTTATTTCCTTGACTTCACCTATTGACATTTCTAGGTTAGTTGATTCACCTTCAGCAAAGAACCCCATAGATGTTGCCCCTTGTTCATCTTTGATAAATATTTTTTGAGTTCCAGCTCTAAGTCTAGCAACGGTTGCTTCAGTATCTAGCAATCTTCCAGTTTCAAGCTGCGTAGAAGGGCTATCTTTTGGACTTAATACAAGCTTGTTGTTAGTAAATTTAAAAGCTCTATTGTATCCAATAATCTTACCGCTCTTGTCTCTTATTTCTACTTGTCTATTCTGACCATCTTTAGTAGCATTATACCCAGGATGAAGCTCTTCAGTTCTGGTAGCAGGATCTAACTCTCTTTGAATCCTTGCAAATTCCCCTTCAATATTTTTTTCATATGCATCTAATGCTGCATCAGTAACTTCAGCATCACCTTGAGCATTAGTCTTAACCGCTTGTATGATAGGTAATTCAACCATATCCCCTGTGTTAGATGCTTCTATTACTCTTAGTAATACAGGAGCCAATGCTATCATTTCATCTTGACCTTCTGGGATAACCCCTCTTTTAATTTTACCGGACTTAGGATTAACCCCTGCCGTATAAGCACTTAATAAAGCATGTAAAATTTGTTTAGGGTTAAAGTCACCGTAGTTTACACCTTCTTCATTTCTATCATATTTTTCAACAACCCCACCATCTCCGTCTACTTCAATTCCTCTACTAGCCTTACTACCTGCTATTCTTGTTACTTTCAATAAACCTTCTCTAGACATTTGCCTAAATGCCGGGTCATTTAATAAATAATTACTAGCAAGGTATGGATCTTTGTCAATGAGATCTTGAAGAGCCTTAGCGTTATTATCTACATCATTTAATTGAGCTATTCTTTTTAAATGGAATGTGGGTAATTGATGAGCATAAACTAAATCTCCAGCTGGGTTTTTAAAGACCGAAGAACCAACTGTTTCATCAAACATTGAGTTACCTAAACCAAGTTTACGCAATCTATTGTAAACACCTTCTTCTCCAGTTTGAGACATTAGATTTTCATTTGCATCAAATTGTTCTTTCATGTAAACAATATCATCCCACTCAATGCTTATTACATCTGTTCTAGAATTTAAAATTTGTTGTTGCCATTTTGTTGGGCCTAATCTTTTCTTTCCTTTAGCTGCTGTTTCTTTTTGCAACTTAGTAGGTTGTACTATATTACCTGCAATGCTATATTGTATGTAATCAGGGTGTAGCTTAATACCCATAGTTTTAGATAACACCTCTGAAACTTTTACAGCAACTTCAGCTAATTTTTTATTTGATATATAACCAATTGGATCTTTTGGATTTAAGTAATCTAATAATACATCAAGCTGGTCTGATGCGTCATCTTTCAATGCCGGATCTGATAAATACAATCTTCTTCTATGTTTATATTCAGTTTCCCATTTTTCAACTTGAGTATGTGCATCATCTCTATTAGCAGCAGAGTAAGCTAAAGTTTGACCGTCTGCTGTATTAGTGTGTAAGAATAAATAATCAACTTTAAAGTTTTCAAAACCTTTAAGTAGCGCCTGAAATAATAAATTGTCATTAGTTTCTCCTGGAATTATTCCATTTTCTAATTGATCTTCCCATACTAAACCTAAATCATTAAATAGTTTTTCTTGAACTGCTTTAGTTTGAGGATTATTTTGAGAGAACATATAGATTTGCTGTAATATTCTTACGGGATCTGATGTACCACTAGCAGCTTTTAAGAATCCTGAATATGCAGAAGCAAAATCTACAGGAATAATAATTTTTATTCTATCATCCGGATCCGCCTCTGGGTTAATATATTCATTGCCAAATTCATCTTTTTCAGATAGTGTAGTTGTAGCTATATACTTTCTTAGGAATGATGATAATGATCTAGTACCTCCTACTTGAGACGCATCTTTTCCATACTGCTCAGTAGTTCTAAGACCATACTCCATTTCGTTCTCCATGTCAAGATCATCCATCATCTCTAACTTAATGTCATATAGCTCAAGTTCTTGAACAACTGAATCTACTATATCTTTTCTAAAGTTTTCAAATGCATTTGTAATATTTGACAAGTTTAACAATTGCTGCGTTGATACATTAGCATACTGAGCATTATCAATATTGTATAAAGCTTTAAATGCATCTATAGATTCCTCAACTGTATCTACAATGTTAAAATTAGGATCTTCATTAAACATTTCTAAATCAACAACCCTTGCTGTTATAGCTGAAACTATTCCTCTACCTTGTTTATTAGGTATTGTTTTATATACTTCTTTACCTTTTGCTGGCGTTGATGAACTATATCTAAGCAGTTTACTTGCATCCAGCGTAATACCCATAGTAGCTGAATCTGTAAAAGGATTAGATACTGCTTGACTATTCTTAAACTTTCCTGCACTGATATCTTTATATAAAGCTTGAAGTTGTGTAGCGTTATACTTTCCAAGAACGTTTCTGATCCACTCAAGTATTTTATTAAATAAAGACTTGATGAAAGAATCTGTTTTTGTTTTAGCTGGACTTTGTTTGAATATTTCAAACTGATCTGCCATATACTCTTCCAAGTACTCTTTCTCAAGACTTTCTTGACTCCAGTTTCTATATTTATTGATATCACCATTTCTTAATTTTTCTAGCTCTACTTTTAAGCTCTTACCTTCTGATCTTAGTTTAGATAATACTTCTGTTTTGGCCAGCTTGTAGTAAACATTTTGTTGATCTGAATTTAATAACATTCTAAATACAGCATGGAATGCTTCATGGTATGCGTACTTAGATGTTGCACCTACGTATAACTTACCGTTTATTTTTTCATTACCTGCTATTCTACTCATAGCCATAACAAAAGCACCTACTCTTTCTCCTCCAGATTTCATATTGTCTCCTAGAGTTCTTATATCTTCTATAGAAATAAAGTCTGGGAGATTAGATGAAGCCCAAGATAAAAATTCATCTATATGTTTTAGATCTTCAAGATTTAAATTGTCTGATATTTTGTTTGCTGTATTACCTAAATCAGATTCTACTTTAGCTAATTGTTTTTGAAGTTTTATAATTTCTTTATCACTCAATAGCTTTTTCATGATCTCGCTATTCTTTAGTTTACCTACTGAGTCTTTTCTTATTTTTACTTGTCTTACTTCTATCTTAGCTAGTAAGTTATTTCTTTCTGCTATTAAAGCCGCTCTATCCTTTTGAACAGCGCCTGTATCTGAAGTAGCTGCATTAGATGTAGGATTATCTACATTGTACTTTGTTTTAGATAGCAATCTAATAGATGTTCCCATTGGAGAACCTAGTATCTCCAACTCTCTAATTGTTAAAGCCTTTTCTCCTTGTTCAGAAAGTTTTTGCGCTAAGTATTCTCTTTGATCTTTACTAAGACCCTGAAAGTCATTTGATTTTTGTTTATCATATTCTTCTTGACTTAGCTCTTCAATACTTGCAATCTCAGCAGCTGGGCCATCCGAAGCAGTTGGACCATCTTCAGTTTCAGCTTCTTCACTTGGACTAGTGTTACCATCAGCGCTTGTTGATCTACCTGTGGTAGTCATAGATATTATAGCTGTATTTTTTATGTCTGAAACTTGTACCCCTTTAATGTTTGCTATTAATTTAGAAGCCCCTCTTACATTTGGAGATATTTGTGTAGTAACAGACTGCTCAATTTCTTCTGTAGTAACATTCTTATCAAATGAAATTTTAAATGCATCCTTTTTAAGCTGACCATTTTTTTGAAGATTTTCAAAGAATACTTTTTTCTTTGCAAATGCTTTATCAGTAACATCTATATTACTTATGTAATCATTATAGTTAGTTATTAAAGCTTCTATAAATTTTTCTTTATTATCAAACTCAGCATACTCTTGCACTTGTTCAGCTGACATTATAATATTATGAGACTGCTTTAATTTTCTATCATAAGCTCTAATAAATACTGAACCATTAGCTCCTACATTAACTTCAAATGTATAGCCAGGTTTACTCGCCATATAAAATCCAGGTGAATCCTGTACTTCTCCAGCATTAACTTCTTGATTAAATATAGAATTAAACTTTAGATCTTTAGTTTGCTTTGTCTTCTTACCTTTCTTTACCTCTACCTCTTGTACATTTTCTTTTAATGTTTCCGCAGATCTTTTTATTAAAGTCTCCGCAAGTGCTGCCGTTCCTTCTGTACTCAAAGAGTCTGACTTGATTGGAAAATATGAATATACACCAGAAGAACTTTTTACAACCATCACATATCTAGAAGCATTAGATGCACCGGAATAAAGATTTGGATTTTGAGCATTCATTTCCGCTATAATCTTTTTCTTTACTTTAGATCCTTCTCCTCTTTCAGCATTAGTAATAAATCTAGTTGATACAGTACCGTCCTTACCTTTTTTGTTTTCTAAAACTACTGTTACACCATCAACACCTTGAACATTAAGATCTAATACCGGTTTATCTTTCTTGTCAAACACTAGTTCACCAGGTGTAGTAAAAAAGTTTACACCACCAATATCTTCTAAAGTTGTTACTAGAGATTCTGAGTCTCCCATTTTTTCTGCAATAGAGTTCATTATTTGAAACTGTATTGCAAAGTTTCTTTGTATATCGGAAGCTGCAGTTTCAGCAGGTCCTGAATAGTTAAACAAATCTTTTATTTGATCTTTAGTTATAGACAAAGGATTAATAGCCTGGCCATTTGCATCTGTTAATATCACATCCCCATTTGGTATATACCCAACCATTCCAGTTGCTTTTCCTTCCGCATCCATAGCAATAGGTATCCCAGCTTCTTCAAGTTTTGCATTTATTCTTTTTGATGTTGAGCTTTTTAATTTTAATCCAATGTTATATGGTGACTTAGTTGTCCTAATAAATGGATTTTTTTCTTTATCCTCAAACTTAAGATAGCCCCCTTCTCTATCAAGTATTGCACCACCTTGTTCGTTTTTAGTAACTATAACTTCTAGCTCATTGAGTTCTTTCTCAGTTAGGTTTTTAAGTATAAAGTCATATCTTCTTCTACCTATCTCTAGAACTTCTTGGTAATTAGTTGTTGCATCGTTTCTATGTGGTATAGCAGCTGTTGCTTCATCCACTCTTAACTTACTTGCATTTGCTGGTAATTTTGCTTTACCTGCATTAAATACTTCAGGGGTAAACCTTTTTAAGAAGTCTCCTTCTTTTAGTCTTGTTGCTTTTTTAATACGTTGTTTAGGATCTAAAGTATAAGCCTTGCCTTCTTCTAGAACCAATAAGTTTCCATACTTTTCTACAGTTGGTTTAGTTGATACAACAACATACCATTTTTTAGTTTTTGAGTCTTGAATTCTATCTCCATAGTTTAATGTCTGACCATCAAACTCAAATGAATCCATTGTAGGTACATAGTTAGATAGTTTAGCTCTAGCACTTTCAGCTTTTCCTTTGCTTGTAAATCCTTCTGCTAATATTGGATCTAAACCAGCAGCCTCATACATAGCCTCATCTAGAATATTCCCGGCTTTATCAACTAATACATAAAATGAAGTAGCTTCTTCTGTTTCTGGATTGATAACTAATTTTTCTAAAATATCTATAGTAGCGTTAGATGAATCTTTACCTTTAGTTTTATCATCCTCTTCAGTTACACCTTGTTCATCCTTTAATTCTGGTAAAAATATCTTTAATGATATTCCAGTTCTACCGGATGATGCCTCTTTTAATACTTCACCAACAAGATCATTTGTTCTTTGAAGTGACAACCATTCCTTAAATCCTTTATCTGAATTAAAGACTTCCATTTTAGCATCTCCATCTAGACCTTGTAGAGTTTGAAACCAAACTTTCTTTAATCCATTGTAGCCTCTCATAATATCTTTTGATAAAGACTCCTCTAAGAATTGCTCCCATGTAGGAATTTTTTTAGCTCCTAGTTTCAGCAACATTCCTCTTTTTTCTTGATATACCCTTTTTAAAACTTCATCAAGATATGGCGATTCACCTGCTGTTTTACCTACCATTTTAGAATCTGGTCCTTCTATACCAGCATCATCCAATATAGAGCTTACACTTTGATCTCTTTTAACCGGATCTTGAGCTGACTCTTTTGCTTCTTCAGCTCTTGTTTCAGCGTCTTTTTTTAATATGTCAGATGCAGTTTGTCTATATACAGAAATAGCAGCTTGAACTTTTTCATATAATACGGGATCATCTATTTGATTAACCGGGCCGTCTTGATTAAAGAAGTTTGTTAAATATTTAGGATCTCCTGTAGCTCCAAACAAAAGCATATCTTCTTGACCTAAATATACACCTACATTAGCAAATTGATTTAAAAGAACATTTATCTCTTCTTTGTTTATAAATCTTTCAATAGACTCTCTGAATAGGCTCATTTTATTTTTATAAGCAAATTGAAAGTATAACTCAGATCTTTTTAGCATGTCATTTAAGTACTCGGGATCAGTCATAACCCTAAGCGCTTTATCATACATAAATTGTCTTGCATTCAAATGATCTGAATCTATAATAAGATCAATGACATCTTTAATCATTTCATTATTAACAAATGCTTTTTTATCCTTACCTATATATTCTAAATACTTTACAATAGCCGGTGTCAGTTTAGTCTGAAGACTTCTTCTATCAAAGCCTCCGTCTTTTTTCTGACGTTTAGGATCATATAGTATTGCTGAAATATCTTCAAGAAGCTTTAGTTTTTTAGCTCTTCTATTTTTTTCTCTCTTTGCACCAGGTTGATCTAATACTTCTACCTCAGTTCTAAGAGCAGCCATCTCTTCCATCATGGCTTCTTTTGTAGTAAGTACAGTTAAATCATTTGCAGCTAGTTCTTTAATAATAGGGTGAGATGCTAACTGATCATATATTTTTTCAGTTCTTTCAGCAGCTCTTTGGAAGCCATCTTTTGTAAATAGGTATAAATCTCTAGCATGTCTTTGAGCTAAAAACTTTAATGTTTCTTTTTCATGTTGTTTAGACCCCGGTTCATACAAACTTGGATCTGCAGTAATGGTAAGTTTATCTTTATTTTCATTAAAGTCTTTTTCCATTTGCTCCAATCTCCCCAAATTTTCTTGGATTTGAGATCTTAACTTTCCTTCTTTAGCTCTAGCTTTTTCAGAAGGGAATGCTTCTGCTAATTCTTGATCGGTTAACTCTAAATAATCTTGAAGTTGCTCTTTAAAAAATTCTTGTTTACCTGTTTCAAATAAAGTTTTTAAATTTTGGAACTCTGCCATATCACGAGTATCCATAAAATTCATAATGTCCCCTTCAGATTGAGCTTGCTCCATTGCTTCACTCGCTTGCTTTTGCACAATGAAATTCATTTGATCTGGATTCATCAATGGATTAGACGGATCCATGGCCATAGAATCTCCATGCTTATTCATGTAAGAAACAAGATTATCTAAAGTTGTCTTTTTGTTTGCTTTATGTTTATCAAATGCGGCTTTATCTGTACCTATTGTATACAGTGTAGGTATACCTTGGAATATTGCCTTCTGAGGTAAATTAATTACACCACCCATAAAGAAACCTGACATAAATGTCTCTAAACCTTGAGAGCCCATTTGAGCACCTAAACCAGATGAAAGGGATGATGAGAATAAAGCTGAACCGCCAGCCATAGGATCAAATTGTATTGCAGTATAATAATCTTTAACACCTGCAGATACAGCTTCTTGATAAACTTCTTGCAAACCTTCTGAAATATTTGCAGCCGAATATCTTAAAGCACCATAAGCAGCCATAGTAGCCCCACCTCTTAAACCATCTGATTTTAGTTTTTTAGCTATAAACTTCCAATTTAGAAAGCTGTCTTCAACACCCTCATAGATACCTTTTTGGACTTGTCTTTTACCTGCATTAGCTCCTTCTTTTACAACTTTTGTTGCAGCCTTACCTCTTACAATTCTACCAAAGCCTGAATCTATTGATTCTTTAGCTATTTGAGAAAAGCTTCTTTTAAATCCACCAAAAGCATTTCCAAGTAACAACTGATTAGACAAGTAAATTACAGGAGCATTCCACATTGTTGTTGTGAATGCGGCTGACTTAGCATCTTGTTCTACCTTTGCCATTTGCTCTGTACTAAGTTCTTCTCCTAATCCAGCTAGCTTATTCTTTTGTCTTTGTATTAAATAGTTCTTTTGCCATTGCTCTTTATATACAGAACCACCTTCCATTCTACCTTCTGATAAAGCAAAGTTTAGAGATCTTGCATCTCTATAAAATCCACCAGCAGTTTTAGAGAACCTAGCCATATTAGTTACATTCTCACCTGCTTTTTTAGTTGTATTTAGTGCTTTAAAGGCACCCATTGTTTCAGGCAAGAGTATTTTACCTAGTATATTATCCCCTGACTTTACACCTTGAAAAATATCTCTAACCTTTTCAATCTTTTTCATTCCTTGGACAAAGTCTTTTGTTGCTTTGAAAGCTTTACCAACTTTAAAACTTTGACCAATTCTACCTAATGCTTTAGTAAGCTTAGCAACATTGTAACCAGTTCTTGCTACAGCTGCTGCACCAGTTGCGGCTGCTGCTGGAGCTCCAACACCACTTGCAGCTAATAATGCAGTACCTCCCCACATTATAGCTTCTTCAATTGCAATTGAACCAATGATACCTAAAGTATATCCGGCATTTAAAACAAAATTGTTAAACCCAGCTCCAAACCCATCTCTACTTGAGCTACCTATTCTAACAGCATCTTCATATTCTATGGCGCTTTTAAGATCCATTACATCATCTTCAAACCAACCTCTATAAGAGCTTAAATAACCTGTACCTACAAGTTTAGTAAGCTGACCAAACATTCTACCTGTATCTTCCCATCCACTAGAATTTTCATTATAATATGCTTCATTATCTCTATAAGCATGAAACCCCAATCTGCTAAAGGCTGGAGATGCATAGTATCTATCAAATTGAGTTGCCGCAACACCAGAGTAAACTGGATCTACTATGTTTGTATTAGCATCTCCAAATGTAGAATCCTGCTTTCCATATGTAGGTTTTAGTTTTTCTACATTTTCAAAAGCTCTAATCTTACCTTGCATTGTAGCTGTATTAGGCGGATTACTTTGAGAGTTTTGATTAAATCTACCCATTGACGGAGCAGGAAGAGGTGAGTTAATATTATGCGTAGGCGGAGGAAAAAATCTATTAATACTTGCTGAAGCATTGCTAAGCATAGCTTCATACTCCGGATCTACAGATTGATCAAAAGCTTCCAAATCAGTTGGGATTTCTAAATCAGCTATTGTTTCAAAAACAAATTGATCTTCGGGTACACCAACTGGTGTATTAGCTATCTCATTGTTAAACATTATATTATCAAACTTATCTTCAACCATACTATATTAAATTAAGATTATGAGTTTTCTTCCACTTGCTCTGGCGTAAGTTTGCCGAACATGAAGTTAAAATTATCTCCTTCTTTTGGATCAGTTATTTTATCTGGATTAGTTTTTTTCCACTTATCCCTTTGACTTTTATTCTGAGATCCTATTTTTTGTAATTCATATAAATACTTTCTCATATAATAATCTAATTCCTGTCTTGATCCTTGACCGATTGCAATGCCTTCATCATTAACTAATTGCTTAGTAAACTGAGCAGCATCATATTCTCCAGTATCACCGTTGAATTGTAGTATTTGATAGTTCATATTATAACCACCTTCAGTACCTTCTGTTATAGAGAATGAGCCACCGGCAGGAACAGCTCTTTGAAAACTAGCATCTTCACTACTTGCTATAGAAGAAGCAACATATGAAAAATTAAATTCACCATGTTTTCTAGGATTGTTATCCTCCTTTTTAGGAATAATGAAACTAAGTGTATTACCTGTAAAAGTTTCAGGTATCATTTTACCTTTTCCTCTCATGCCATCCAAATACTCATCGCTAAACGTTAATGTATATCCTGCGTATTTATGATCTAGATTTTTACCTTCTGCAGTCCAGCTTGGGAAATATTTAATTGTAGCTATTGGATAATCACCTTGAGCTTTGCTTTCTGTAGTTCTTCTCTTTGTCATATCCATTATGTATTGGTTGTATAACTTTTTACCAATGTTATAATCTATATTGTCTTTTCCTGTATCCTTATCCTTAATAACATCTTTATCATCCCAGTATGTACTACCATCTGATTTGCTAATTTCATTAAATCCATAATCTGCAAACATGATAGTCATCTCAGGATCATTCTTTACTTGCCGGTTTAATGTGTTTAATTGTTCAGCCGCAGAATCTGATATAGATAACGGATCTATTAAAACTTCATAAGTAGGATTGTTTCCTATTTCACCAGGATTCTGGTCAGCTCCTGCAATACCTCTCATACCTTGTTTAATATCATATGTTTTAAATATATCACCAAACTCTGCAAAGTCACCCTTTTCTGTTGTGACTTCTTGCGTTGCTTCTAGCTTTCCTCTAATTGCATAGTCATTTAATTCATACATAGATTTCATGAACGCAGCAGCTTGTTTATCAGATCTCGCTCTATCATTTTGCATTGCGCCATTATACTCAATAGTCGTAATTGTTCTTTCTGGAGCATAACTTCCACTACCAACTGTACTACTATATCTATTACTTTCACTGGCGCTTTCTCCAAGATTTGCCATTCTATTAGATGCATCTGACCATGATTGTTCATGCTCATCACCTGACCAAAAACTAGTATCATCAAATCCATCTACATCAACGCCCTCTACAGAAAGAGCTGCGCCACCTCCATCTTGAATCCATTTCCAATATGCATCATTATATGATTTATCTGTATGTCTTCTGCTTACACCATCTCCATCTTTGTATATCATAGTTGGCATACCAGCATTTACAGCCTTTGCCATTAAAGATTTAAACTCATCACCACTTTCAAGATCAAATGATGAGTTTACAGCTTTCTTAATATTGTAATCTGTAACCTCATATAAATTTGATACATGTTTGTCAAGTTGCTTTGATTGATTATCAAGAGCATCATAACCATTTTGAATAGCAGCAAACTCTGCAATTGGATCTTTGCTATTAAACAATAAAGGGCTGTTATCAGCAAAGGTTTCTTGATTTACATTCTTGGCTTGAACCTTAATTAAATCACCCATTCTTTTAAATTCTGATTCAAATGCTGTACTATACTTACTTTTCATTTGATTGAATCCTTCATTATCTTCACTACGCAAAAGATATTTTTTGAGTTCTGTTTTTAATGCGGATGCTGACATAGTTCCAATGCCATCCATTGTTATTAAACCACTACCCCCATTTGTTAAACCTTGTTTTCTTGCAAGTACATCAATAGTCCAATCAATTTCGTTATTGGTTATTTTGTTTTGCATGTCCAAAGCTATCTTTTCTTGATTCTCAATATGATCACCATTTATAGTTGCGTTTCCGTCATCATCTATATTTTGAGCGGTTACTGTATTTGCATCAGTTGTAATTTCAGTTCCTTCTAAATCTAGTTTATCTTGTCCAGTAGCTTCATATTCTAATTGAGCCTTTAATGCAATGTTTTGTTTGTCAAAAATATCTTTAGCCTGCATTTGCTTCATCTTATTGCTATGCTGGGCAGCAATTTTTTGCATATCATATTTTTGTCTCTTAGCTAAAACAGCATATTCATTAGCTTCTAGTTTAGACATCATACCTTTTTTAGAATAGTCTATAGCCGCAGACTGAAGATCTGTTTCCATTCCCATATTCATCATCAAGCTATATGCTCTATTTAAAAGTGACTTTGTATTACCGGCATTGTATTCACCGTTTGTTTTAAAGTCTTTTTCAGATTGAGGCTGATTGTCAAAAAGCTTATCTATTTCCGCCAGTCTTTCTCTAACTGCAGATAAATCTGATTTACTTTCATTAGATGCTTTTTCTTCAGGACTTCCTTTTATAATAGGATCTTGTTTATTTGATTGGTTCCAAGCTTCGTTTTTTTGTTGAGCTTGTTTTTTCTTTTCTGCTAATGCTGCTTGTCTTTTTTCTATCTCTGCTTCAACTTCCTGAATCTTATCAGTTGCCCAAACATTCTGACCTTGATCTATACTAGCAAACTTACCCTCATCTACACCAGTCTGAGCAAAGTTCCGTGATTTAACATATGCATCTGCATGATATGCACCTATCACCATAGGATCATCCTTTAATGTTTTTTGTACAAGAGCTAAAGCTTCATTAGTTATTAAGTCTCCGTTCTTTCTATGAATCATCCACTCACCATTCTCAGATATTGTAGTAACTACATCTGTCTCTAAACCTGATTCATTAAGAACTTGTAAAGCCTTTTCATATAAATTAGCATTAGGTGTATATGTTGGAGTAGCCATAGTTAACGCTGCATCTTGGCTAGCGTCAACAAAGTCTTCCATTTCAAATTGCATTTTTTGAACACCTGTCTGCCAATATTTCTGACGCTCTTCATCCACCATTGAGTTCTTCAGTCTATTAGCATAGGACATTTCATTTCTATACTTCTTAGTTTGAACAAGATCTTTTACTATAAGATCCTCTTCAAAGAAAGGTCTGAATAATGCCTTTGCTGAATCAACATTCTGAGCCATTGATAAATCCAATCCTGCTATTTGCTGGAGTTTAGGTGCAAGGTTCTCTGCATACTGATCACGCATCTCTTGCGTATCCTTTCTAGAAAGATTTCCATACACAACCTTGCCATATAAATCATTTAATGCTTTATAGTTAGACTCATATTTTTGAGTCTTAGTATCTAATACATTAGATAAGAATTTATAATCCGGTGTGAATGGTTTAAAATCTGGTAAATAACTGCCTACTCCTGGTACATACGTTGCCATAATACTAAATTAATAAAATTTCATAAGTTTATAAAGTTAATTGAAAACACTTTTAAAGTTTATATTCCCATCTTACCTGTATAAAAAGGGGTAGCCCACTTCTTTTTCTTTTTCTCTCCCCCTCGTTTGTTTTGGTAGCCGCCTGCTCCCTGTTGTCTAGCCTGCGCTTTCCATCTAGCTTCTCTAGGATCACCTTGATAACCTCTAGCATTTGCTTGTTGTACAAGAGATGACATAACATTCGGATCAACATTGCCATCTTTATCTGTAAGACCTGCAGCTTTAGCTTGTCTAGCCGCTTCCATATAATCATCCATAAATGCCCATCTATCTCCCTCTGGTTGAGGGTTAAATGCTTTAGATCCTGATTGACTAATGTCACCTCCAGATAATGGATCAACATTAAAGTAATCATACATCTGATTCATGTTATATGTATTTGAAGCATTTGTTATCATATTAGCCGTAGCATCAGCATACTGCTCTCTATCAAAGTTCTTCTCATCCATATAAGTTTGAAGAGTTTTGGCAGTATCATCATATAACTTAGTGTTTCTTGAATCTTCAAGCTGGTTAAACTGACTATCTAATTGAGCATTCATTCTATTTGCATTATTCAAAGTCTGCACATTTCTTGAGTTAACTCCACCAACTGCATTAGCTATAGCATCTATAGCTTGCCCTTGACCTTGCGCACTTCTAGCAGCCATTTGCTGAGGTCCTGCAAATGCACCTAATGCTTGTTCTGATGCAGCTCTTCCTGAATTGATTGCAGCTATTTGTCTAGTTGGATCTTCCAATACAGCATCCATATAGTTTCTTCTAACTGGAGGTTGATAAGGTAAGAACATATCTCGCTCTCTATCTGCAATAGCCTGAGTTTTAATTATATCTTGAATCCAAGGTGACTTAACAGCAGAGGGTGGTGGTAACTCTGTTTCAGGTACTTCTGGTGTCTTTCTTTTTTCAGTACAAGGACACGGCTCACTGGCTGTTGGTGTTCCCGGTTCTGAACCTTCTGGACATTGCGGACATTCACCACAAGGACATTTACCATTCTCATCTCTTGGTAGAACCTTACCTTTATCTGGACCATCAGGACAAGGTTGACATGGATATTCAGGCACTGTAGTATTTTCACGTTGTCCTACTGTAGTGTTACCGAATGCACCATCTACTGGAGATATATCATATGTAACACCATTATATGTCCATTGATCATCATCTACACCTGATTGAACAAAGTTAAGTAAATCATCTCCTTCTGCTACATCGTAAACTTGACCCGCTTGATATGCGCCTTGAAACTGTCTTACTCCTGCCTCATCTAGTGCTGTGTATGTCATTTCTGCTAGTTCTTCTGGTGTAGCATCTGGGTTATCAGCTTTAATTTTAGCATTGATATCTGTAATAGCTTTATTATAATATGAGCTATTTGTACCATCATCCCATCCAGCCTCTTTTAAATAGTCTTGATCATCTTTATAGAAGTCTTGAATAGCATTAACTTGTCTTTCCCCTCTTATGTAATTTGAGTGAAAGTCTTCTTCAGAAGGTAAGTCTGCTTCATCAACACCTCGTGCTTTTTGAAGCAACTTATAAGTTTCATATCTCTTAAGTCTTCCTTCCTCATTCTCATCAGAGTTATACCAATCCGTCCAACTATCAGTACCACCCATTAATTCGTCACCTGCTTTCCATGAAGGTTCGCCTCCTGATTGCATCATTGTAATACCTTGAGATGCAAACTCCATTTCTCTAGGAGATGCTACATTTGGATCAATGCTTCCATTTTGTACACCATCAATAAACATTTGCAGTGCATTTTGTCTATCTCGTACTTCCATACCATCTTGACCATAACCGCTATATCCAGCAAAGCCTCCGCTAACAGATGCATCACCTTCCATATTTTTATTTATCAATCCTGTGTTTGTATCCCAAACACCTCTTGACATATTAGGATCATATGATGTACCCATCATGTTGTCAGCCATAGACATTTTCATCATGTCTTCTTTAGCTTGCTTTCCTTTTACATCTTTAAATCTTTCATTAATACCACCAGCAAGATTAACAGCAAAGTTTGATGTTTCTTTAAATGCATTCATACCAGGACTCTTCATAAAGCCTTGCATTGCCGTATTTAACCTAGTCCCAAGACCGGGACCTTCTTTTTCTTTTTCTGGATCCGTCATACTACCTTGGCCATCATATATAGAAGGTGCAGCTGTTTGTTCAGTAGCAAGCTTTTGCATTTTTTGTTGATAAGGTGTAGGGCCCATTGCTGGATTTGCGTTTTGCATCTGCGCATCCGCAACTATATTCTGACTGCTAGCATAATCATTATTTATTAACTCATTAAAATATGCTGAACCAGGACCTTGCTGTTGTTTAAATACATTCAGCAATTGTGTAGGATCTCCTAACCCAGTTTGTGCTTTAGCTAATTCTCTACCATATGCAGCCATTGGATTCATAGCTTGTGTGTCAGCTTGATTCATTGGTTGTGCTTGCTGATCTCCAGTAAACTGTTGAAGACCTTCTACTTTTTGAGCAAACTCAAAAGGATCAATACCTATAGCCTGTACATAAGGATAAGCAGCTAATGGTAATCCATCCTCAAAACCTTTCATCATTTCTTGACCAAATGCTAGTTTAGATAAACCTTCCTTGTTTTTTTGCAACATAAGATCTGCTGTATCAGCCTGTATCTTATCCGCATATTCATCATTTAATAAACCATAATACTTATTAAGCTCATATTGTTTAGAAACCTTAGCTGGTGTTATCTTCTTTCTAGACTTAATGCCATGATCCGCTAACATCTCCTTACCCATCTTCATTTTTTGGGTATCAGAATATATAAAAGATTGTTCTGGCAAGAACATTGGAACACCACCGCTCCCATGTCTAGGACCGCTAATATCATAAAGACCAAACTGACCGTCATTATTTAAATCAGTTAGAACAGTCTCTCCACCTTCAGCTTCAATGTTAGCAATATCTCTTGGTACAGAAGATAGACTATATCTTACATCTGTATCTGAAGGACCCGATGCTTCATTTGAATGAGAGTTAAATGTTGTCAATCCATAATTTTGTTGGTCGCCTGTAACATGACCACCATGTGACATCTTAACCAATTCACCATCAATCAATTCAAAACCTTCAGGTAGATTTTCTATACGAACTTTATATTTAGTATTTTTAATTTTTGGCATATTATAATATTTTAACGCTGCCACCAGCAGCCATTATTTTTGCAATTTGCTCTGTAGATAATTCTACTGAATCCATATCATGAGGGCTTGCCTTTTTATAAGATCTAGCTTTAGGGCTTGCCTCTTGTATCTCTTGTAGTAATTGTTGTAAATATTCTTTCATCTGCATAAGCTGTTCAGGATTCATGGCTTGTTGCATCATTTGAGCCTGACCTTGAGGATCCATCATTTGTTGTGCTAAATCATTCATGTATTGCATCTCCATCATTCTAGGATCACTAGGTTGCATGTTAGGTTGCATTTGACGTGGTTGTTCCGATTGATTTATCATACCACCCATTTGTTTAAACATTGCATCATACTCAGCTTGAATAGCATCTCTTTCTTGCTCTAATCTTGGTGTAGCTCCTACATATCTCATTACACCTGAGTCATCCGTATAGTAATTATCTTCGCCTGTTCTCATTGGATCACCTTCAAAGTTTCTTGACTTATATCCGTCATATACACCTCCTGGATTATTATATAAATCTAAAACCTCATCATCCCCATAACCTGCAGATATTACACTATGCTGTGAGCCACTAGATGCACCACCTGGTTGATTATACATATGACCTCTAATTAGATCTCCTTCTTGTGTTGGCATAGTCCCTTTAGGTTGAAGTTCAAATCCCATTTGCTCAGCGTAAGAATTAAATTGAGCATTTCCTGGTATCATAGGAATCTTATCACCAGGACCATATGTTCTACCATTTACCGTAAACTCTTCCTGACCTTCAGGAATTGTAACTCCAGCATCTCTCATTATTTGACAGGAATATGTATTACAAGCAAAGCCCGTATTATCTACCCATTTTGCTAAGTTATCAGATATTCCAGCTTGTGAAGCGGATGCATTAGCATCTCCAAGTTCTCTAGCTCTTGCTGATACAGCTCCTCTAACATCTGTTACTCTAGACATCTCTGTATCATATGCAGCATTGGCAGCATTAAGTCTTTCTTGCATTGCTAGTTGTTCTGGAGTTAACTCTGGAACTACAGTTTCTTCACCACCCTCTTGACGCATTTTTGTACCTAGTCTTGAAAACTGAGTAGGTTTATTTCTAACCAATTTATCTTTACTCCAATTCCAAGGTTGTATGTTATGACCAAACTTACTTAACTTAGTAAAAGTATGATCTGGTCTACGCTCTCTTCCGTGAGGTTTATTACCACCTCTTTCAATTCTTTTTGCTTGTCTTTCATTCTTGCGAAAATCTCTATCTCCCTGTCTTTCTTCTGGACTTCTTTTAAATATACCCGGGCTACTATTTCTAACTCTACTTCCATCATCTACAGGACCTAATCCAGAACCTCCTCCAGGTCTTGGACCAGTTGCGCCTGCAGTAGCACCTTGTTGACTTAACATGCTCTGTTTAACCATATCTAAACCATCATTTAAAAACTGTCTTTGTGATGGACTAGCATTTGTTATTTTTGATTTTGCTTCATCTGTATTAAAAATTGAAGGTTCTCTTTCGCCACCCTCTTGAGCAAAAGGAAGACCAAATCCTCCACCCATTTGCATAGGCGGCATTGTCCCAACACCTTCTTGCATGATCTCTGGACTTGGGCCTTTCATCTGTCTTTGCATTTGCATCATCAGTTGATCCATCTGCATTTTATGTTGCTGTTGCATCCTTCTAATGACATCCTCATACTGTCTAACTATAGCTTCTTGATTTTGAACATGACCCATTTCAGGTTTACTATTTCCTATTATTTCTGCCACTATCTCTTTTCCATTCTGACCTTTCTGAATTCCGTTCATTATTTTTTGTTGAACCGCAGGAGGAAGGGCATTGAAACCCGGGTTATTATAGGAACCACCATTCTTGTAATTTTGCATCATCATATTATTTAAATTTTCTTGACTATCTTCGGGTAACTCTGCATCTTTATCATAGTAACCTACACCACCTTTGGAATCCATTCCAAATTGCATACCCTTTGGCATATCTTTCTTATCAGTTTCAAACGCTGATCTTTGATCTGCAACATATTGTAGTTGATCTTTTTGATTTTGATCTAATCCGGACATATCACCTTGAAGTTGATTAAATGATTTATAGCCTTCTTTTTCATAATCAAACGGTTTGTTAAGTAATTCACCTGTATTAACCTTCTCACCTTTTTTAAATAGGTTGCTGTATTTTTTCTTTTTAATATTTGATTGATATCTAGGATCGTTATAAGCTGTTTGGTAATTTCCAGTTTCTGCATCATACTTCATCATAAGTTTATCACCGGCATTCTTCATAAGACCTTTTGGTGTCTTGCCTTTCATAACAGCCATGGTATCCTTATGTCTATTACGTTTTGCCTTCATATCTCTAAAAGCACCATCTCCTAAACCATCTCCGTCTTTATCCTTACCACCAAATAATCTACCAGCGCCTTCCGCAACAGTAGCAAGTAAGTTTACGTTCTTACCTTTCATACCAAGATTCATTGGCATGTATGCACTATTTATATTACCTCTAACACTATCATCTATTTGATTATAGTTTAAAGCATTATTAATACCCATTCCATACTGAGCTTGATTTAAAATCTCTCCATATCTACTAGGTTCTCCGCCTTCTTGAAAGTTATACCATTTTCCCGTATTGTAGTTTGGATCTCCACCAAAAACACTATTTAACCCATTAAGAAGCCCATCAGCTTTTTGGTATCTAGTTCCAGCATCTTGAGCTGTATTTTTAATCCATCTACCACTTTTGTAGACCGCAGATACACCATCAATAATTTTTGTTGCGCCCTCATGCGCTATCATTCCTAAAGCTAAATCAACTGCTTTTGCATCGTTTGGATCAATCATCCAATCTGGTGTAATTTTATCTGTAATTCCGGAACCTGCTATTGCTGGAGCTAAACCACTTGCCATGTCTTTTACTCCCTGCGTTCTACCTTTATATTCTGAACCCCCAACTTTAGATCTACCTTTATAATTTTGTGCAAGAGTATTGAAAACCATATCAGGATCTGTTAGTGCACCATCACCACCTTTACCAATACCAAATTTTGACGCTATATCAGCAAGACCTACTACTCCCGTAGTCTGACCAACGTTCTTATCATCAACACCATAGGCTCTACACACACCATCAGCACAATTGTTATCTCCAAAATGATAGTCTTTTGCTGACTCTGATGCTGTAGTATTTAAGAAGTTTGCAAGTTCATTTGAGTTTAATTGTATATCTAATGTTCTTGCATTAGATCCTTTGAGAAATGCATCCATTATCCCTTTATTCTCATAATGTTGTGCATACCTACTTCCTTTTCCAGCATTGTCATCTCCCCCGCTATCATTTTTCATAGCATAGGCCTGACCTCTTTCTTCCCATCTATTGACTAGGGCATCTTGAACTTTATCATCATTATCTCTATACTGCAATACAGGATTGCCATTAGGATCAATCAATATAGTTTCAATATGACCAGGAGGCATATTCAAATATTCATAGTTTGTACCTTTTGGATACGCTACAACTTTTGTTGTATACCCGCTGCCTTCTTTTATAATATCCTGATAACTAGGAATAGTCTCAGAAGCTACAACATCTTGTGAGCTTCTTGCTGCTCTTTCCTTATCAGCCTTATCTTTTAAGTACTTTGCTTTTTGATTATTATCCCAAGCCTTTTGTTCTTCTGTGCCTTCCCACTCATCAACGTTATCTCCAAACACGTCAGCTCTAGCAGATTTCAACGGTACTTCATTTCCAGATTTCTGCAAGTCTCTCCACTTTGTGCCTTTGGCTGACTTTGTAAAATAAGTCATTTCCCCTGTTCTAGGATCTGTAATCTTTTTATAGTGATAGCCATCACCTCTATCTGTAATTATATCTTCAATTGGAGCTGAATAATCTAAGTCATCAACTTCTGCACCATCTTGCGCTATTGGAGTTTGGCTTGGCTGACCTTCCCTGACCATATCTACAGGTGGTCTTTTAATTTGACCTTCTGCAGGTTCTCCTTGAGTAGGTTGTATCGGACCTTCTGGTGCTGGAGCTGTTTGTTGTTCTTGCAATTCATTCATTGCACCCATTATCTCTTGTTCACTTAATCCAGCAGATACAAGACCTTGCTGAATTGCTTCCATTGGAACCTCATTCTGAGCTAAGGTCATAATTAATTGAGCCAAGGGCATTCCTTGTTCTATTGCTGATTTAATCGCAGGTACTAATTGTTCCATTGGATCATTGGCGGAAGCCGGCATTTGATCCTGTCCTTGTGGTTGCATCTGAGGTTCTCCTCCTGTTTGCATGAAGTCTCTCATTTTTTTGCTATGCAAACTTCTATTGTTTAGATTTGAATTGTGCATTTTTTAATTTATTGGATACAATTATAATATACGAATAATTGGTAACATTTACTAATTTAGGGTTTAAGATATCATTGTAGTCATTATGTAATTAGAAGGGTGCATGTTATTTACCTTAGCCTCTCTATAATAAACTCTATTAAGTTTATCATAGTTTTTCTGTGCTTTCTGACTTTCATCTTTACCTACTACATAATCTTTATACAAACCTAATTCTGGAGAAAGTTTAGGTCCTCCTATTTTAAACTTACGTGGTACATTCTCATTATATGTATCATATAGCTGGGTTTGCATTTTTAATAATTGAGCTGGCTGTAATTGAAAAGCATCTAGATTTGATAATTCTTCTTCTAAAAATTGTTGCTTAGCTTCAATGTCTTTAGGTGTTATCTCTCCGCCTGATTGTTTTTTAATTAGATCCATCCAGCCTTTAATGTTTTTAACATAACCGGCTCCTCCTTGAGCATCCCCAGATGTTAAAGAATAAGGTGAGTTCCAATTATAAATAAAAGCATCTATAGGACTAAGATCTGCATTACCTGCAGTTGCTTTATCTATAACAATTTGCTCTTCTCCATCTTCATCTTTTTCATAACGTGCTGTATATCTACCCGGCCAACCCTCTTCTTCAGCAGCAGCATCAAGGTTTTTCTGAATTTCTTCTAGACTATCCATAGATCCTAGACCTAAAAAATTAATTCCAGTAAAAAGATCTACATTTACTCCACCATCAGTTTCAAACTCTTTGCCATCATATTTAATGTCACTCTTCCAGTCTTTAGCTTTACCTTTCCAAGTTGGCGGACGGTAAGTTCTTACACCTTGTTTTCCTTTACCTTTCTTTAAATTCTTTTGAGCTGCTAAATAATTTCTTGATCCATAAATCATAGAAGCAATGGCAGATTTATCAGAATCTTTTAAATCTGATTGTTGAGTGATGCCGTATTTTTTAGCCAGCTTCATTAATTGTTTATCTTCTGAAATGTTACTCCACATCAATTGCGTTAATCCAGAACTATCTTGACCTAATGTTCCCGGTAAAGCTTGCTCAATATTATGTTGATAGCCTCCACCACCTTCTGTTTCTTGCATTGAAATACCTATAAGGGCAGCGGACATTTCATCATACTGATCTTCTCTAATTTTAAGATCTTCCATTAAAGAGAATTTTTTATCTTTTAATGCTTTATAGAAATCTGGGAGTTCATCATCATCCTGAAAATATGATTGATCCATTATAGCATCTAGATTAAGATCTAATTCTTTTGGATCTTCTCCTGTGTAATAACCCTTTTCTTTTGCCCATTCTAAACCATGTCCTATATGTTCTTTTGGTATAGTGATATTAGATATACCGCCTATTCCATACATAGTGCTTCCATCAATTGGGACATAATCCCCATAATCATAAACAACAGGAACCCCTCTTTCATCATATCCTACAACTTGAGTACTGTGACCAGAGCTAACCATTCCGAGTTTATTATTTTCTCCTTTTTTATCTAAGTATTGATCAAATCCTATTATTGTACCTGGAGTCATATCTTTATATAACTCTTTTAGTTGTTCTTCAGTTAAGCGGCTTGACTCATTATTTGCCCAATTTTCATCAGTAGTGTTATATAAACTTTTACCCCCTTTGCCAACCATCATGCCGTGTATATCCCAACTATCTGCTGTATAATCATATTCAGTTTCTCCATATACATCCCGGCTAAAAGATGGTTGATTCTTAATCCAATTATATGTATTAGATCCTTCACCAAATCTATCATCCTCAACATCATTAGTATAATGAACAAACTCATCTGTATTTTTATCATATCCGTAACCCGTTCCAGTATCACTATCTCCAGCAGCCTGTAAACTTTGTACACCAATATTTTTCTTTAAATTCACTTCATTTAGAAAATCACCACTCGGGTATCTTTGACCAACAAGTTTATCATAAGCATCATATGAACTAGCTAAACAACCTTTACCACGAGGATCGCAATAATACTCACCACTTTCACCTTGATTAAGTTTATCAAAATCTGCAGCAGAAATATAAAGATCATTTAAATTACTAACTCCTTTTTCTCCACCATCTTGAAAATTATGCTTAAATCCAACGTTAATTCCAAACGTAGGATTTTTTCCTAAATGAGCGCTAGGACTTACGCTAAACTCATTGCTTCCTTTTTGATACTTAAGATCTAAACCTAAGTCTAATGATCCATTTCTTGAAGCAAGTTCTTGTAATGGCTTAATGTAAGTACCGTGTATATCTAAATTTTTAGAATTAATATGACCACTATATCCAAGACTATTACTATCCATGAATGCATTACCGCGACTTTTAATAGAAGGTTCTTCTCTATGAGGGATTTCCAAAACTACATTGCCGGGAAAATCATATTCAAAACCAGGAAACATTCTTTTTTCATTACCAAACTCATCTAAACCTGTAACTGGAAAGTCTACATCTCTCATTGTTATTCTTCCTGACGGAATTATATTAAACGGGTTATCTACATCAGGGCTATTTCTTTTATACCCTTCTGTTGAGAAACCTGAGCTATATGTAATTTCTTCATTTGGTCCACCTGGTAAACCTCTCCTTATTATGTCCTCGTATTTGTTTATCATCTGAATGAAAGATTAAGTTTTGAATTTACTAATTTCAGAAGCATTTTCCTATTGTTAGAAAGATTTCTTCTCAGTAATATTTTATTATAATAATGTCTGAATTTTTTTCTTTGATCTTCTGCTTTATTATAATTTAAGTTTACAGGGTTCAAATTCCTTATATAGCCATTACATTCTGTTATTAGAATATTTCTTTCCGCGTTGGTAAATTCACCTCTGTCATCTGTTACATCCCAGAACTGATTGAATCTAAACTTCTGTTCAACTTTTGAATATAGTATTTGTATATCATTTGAATTTATTATTGGATATGTAAGTGCATTCAAAGGATCTTCTTTTGGTTCTAGCTCTAATCTTAATAATCCTGATACTTGTTCTGAGTTATAAATTATAGACTCATCAAAATTAAAATCAAGATCATGCCATCTATCATCTCCACATGCATTGAATTGATCTCCTTTATACACATAGCTTTCTAATTGATATTCAAGACTACGTATTGTCATTACGTTTTGACCAGTGTGTTCAACTAATTCAACTTCCCATGGATAATCTATACCATAATAATTTGCAAATAAATCACATCTATAATTATGTCTCCATATACCTCCTATATCAAAATTAGGTTCAGTACTTTCTAATAAATTATATGTACACATCCTTGGATTAGGATTTATATAATTAGGATTTCCATTTGGACCTGCTTGATAAACATCATCGCAGTCACCTGATTGTATAACAATGGCATCCGGATCTGAACCAGGAGGGCATAAGCATGTTACAGTTCTACAAATAGGCGGTGGTATATCACCATCAAAGCAATCACCATCAGGATTTGTAAAGTTTCTGGCTATTGGATCATAGTAAACAAGAGTTCCTCCACCTACAGATTCACATTCACAGTCTCCTGCTAAAGGTACAGTTTCAATTTCAATACATTGCAATTGACCACCGCAATTTGTTAAAATACCACCGTTAGGGCAGCTGCAACCTATTGTTGTTCCTATTTCAAATATACCACCTAGCGTTGCCTCTCTTGTTGAATATAGAGTAACTGTAGCTAATGTAGCATCATCTGTTATTGTAGCTAATGTAGCGGCATCAGCATCATAAACCTCTGCGCCAAATGAAGCATAAGATCCATCATTATAACCTTCTAGTGTAATAATGTTTGTACCCGGATTAAGAGTAATTGGAATAACATGCCAGTATTTAAAGTTATTCGTGTCACTATTATTAAGCTGTACTGTAAGATCTCCATTAACTGAAAACCTAGTTCTGTTGTCTGCGGCAATACCAATACAATACTCTTTTTGTACTTCAACTTGAACACAAACTGTAAACCCTATCCATTCTCCAACCGGTTGAGGGTTGTTTCCTGCTTCAGTCCATACACCAACTGTATTTAATCTATTTCTCCACAGGTCGCATGAAGAACTCCATGACCCGCAAGGATCAGGTAAATAGTTATCTACCAACAATTCATTACCAAGAGCATCATCTAATCTAAAAGGACTTGATGAACTTACAGATGATATAGGCAATGGTCTTCCTGTAGCACTTTCATAAAACCTTGTACCAAAGTCTCCATAAACTTCTTCTTGCTGTGCTTTATTTACCTTTATTTCTTCTCCGCAAGATACAGGAAATATTGTAAAGCTTTCACAAACACCCGTTTTCTCATTATATGTGAATCCTTCTGGACATTCAGTTTGAATTCCAATTGGGGTATCAATAACAGTAACTCTTGCTGGTTCAGTTTGATTAATCAATCTTTCGCAATCTCTAGTTATTGCATTATAAACATATCCTTCCGGACATTGTGGTATATCTGTAGTACCAGATTGAGTAGTTAAGAAATGATTAATACTTGATAAATTTAATTCAGGATGCCAATCATGAAATGATATCCATGCTTGAGATTTTGGATCATAACTAACTGTCCAAGAACAATCATTAAAGTATTGAGGATCTCCTATTTCAATACAACGTGTATTAGCAATTGGTGGAATTGATGGAATTGATGCAATCGGTTCTGCAATACCTATTACATTTGCATCAACTTCTTCAATACCTACTTGTGTATTCGTTTGATTAAGTTGAGCTGTTCTTGATCCAGGCTTTTGATAAACTGGCGGAACTAAAGGATCTTTATAATCTACATGAGGATTTAATGGAGGCAGTTTACCGCTAAATGTAAAGCAATCTGCTTCTGCATCATAGCTAACTGAGTTAAGATATTCATCTCTAACTGAATAATCTCTTTTGCAGAAGTAAACAATATCATCTGATATGTCATAAGCAACTTGACAACCAACTCCAATTACGGGATTATCAGCCAACTTGCTAAATTCTAATGCAGGATATTGACTAATAAGATTAGATGGTAAATATTTATTAAACCACCACTTCATACCACTATTAGATATAGGCTGTAAACCTTGACCGTTTTGCTGAAACACCTTACCTTGTGCTTGTGATATAAAGAAGAAACCAAACGGAGTATTCATTACACCTCTTTGACTTTCACAAGATCCATACTCATTTGATAAATCAGAATTAACTAGATTTTGAAAAGGTTGGCTAAATAATCCGCCATCCCCAATTGTTAGCTTAGTTCCAAGATCTGTTTGTAATTGATCTAGTCCTTGAAACATTTGGGGAGATTGATAAGGAAAGAATATAACAGCCCCGCTTTTATTAGTTGGTTTAATTATGTTAACTCTATCTTTAAAGTCTTTATAGTTATTAGGTAAAAATACTCTCCAAAAATCTTTCTTTGATTCTTCTTGTGCTTGTAATGAATATATTAATCTTTTTGGATAATTTGTAAAACAAGTTTCTGCAATTTCAGGATTATAATCTCTAGGTTGTATTACACCACCTTTAGTTAGGTTAGTTGCAAATCTGCTTGCGCTTAATGAATAATCATATGTGTAATTATTATCTCTCTTTTGTATCTCTGCGTGAAACAATTCTGAAGTTTCTTCATATCTGTGTGGATCATAGTATCTACCTTCTGGCGTATCTTCCCAATCTCTAAATGGTAGATTAACTTCTGATTCTGTAAAGAAATCTACTACACCATTACAATGAGTATACATGTATCCATATCTCATTGCAAATGCAGGATTACCTCCTTTGTTATCAAATATCTCATCAATACCTGTTACACATGAACCCGAACCTCTATCTAAATAAAATAGATCATTTGGCATTGCGTCTGATGCACCAGATCCTATAATAGTTGTTAGTTTTTTTGCTAGTTCTGTAGTGTCATATTTCCTAGTGTCCATCCAAAATCTTGGATATGGGATATTTATTCTTTGTAAGTAGTTATAAGGGAATTGATCTGGTTGGCCATATAAAAAATCTGTGAATATAGGCATGATAACCTTCTCGGTATATCTATCAACATATGTATCTCCGCTAAATATTGGTGTAGTTGTGTAAGTTCTATCTGGTTTATCATCAGTAGTATCTATTGGATATACACAAGTGGGCATTGTAACTTGCTTAATACCTTCAAGCTGACCATATTGATTTTCAAAGTTAAACTTTAATGCACCATATAAAACTGATATATCTTTGGTTTGATTTATATCAGGGTTCTTAATAAACTGATTTCCGGAACCTCCATCTGCATCGCCACCAAGGGTAAATCTTGATTTATCTACAGGGGCTCCAAATACCTGCGGTTCATCTAATTCAGAACTTGTTTGAATAACTACAGTGTCTGGTCTAAATAAATTATTTACTTTAAAATCTGTATTGAATGTTTGAAAAGTACTCCCAATATAGTTTGATTCTATATTTCTAGCTCTATATATTTGTCCAGCTTGTGTTTTATCATATGAATCAAATAAACCGTGAGAGTTATACTTATATGCAAAATCTTCCGCAGAAACTAAGTTGTATAATAAATCTATAATTTTTTGAGCACCAATTGCAATATGTGTCCGAGAACCTGTTACATTCAAAACAAGTTTGTAAATGAAAGATAATGCAGAATGTTCTGTATCTTTAACATATTCTCTATCAAAACCACCACCTGACATACCAGGTGTTGCTGCTCCAATCGTTTGTTGTACTCCTCCAATAATAGGAAGTGCTATGTCATTAATAGCACCACCCATTGCCGTAACATCAAATATTTTAGAAGTTTCATCTAATAATACATTTATTGCAACATTTCCTGCTATAGTACCAAGACCTACACCTAATGATGTGGGATAAGCAGCAATGTTAAATCCAGGAGCATTGGTTCCAACAGGCCCTATAAATACTGGCTGCCATGGTGCATTAAGATTATTAGCATCACGTGTTGTTACTTTTTGTTTACCTTGCATTTGACCAATTGCATAACCAATACCTACAATACCGGCTACAATAGCAGCACCATTTCTTAATAATTTATTTTGAGGATGTTTTTCACTTACCTTAAAGTTACCTACACTTTCTCCGCTAACGGCTCCATAAATCCTAACTTCATATGGATTTAGAAAAGGTCTTCTAAACATTAGTTCTGGAGAGTGAAATGTAAATACATCTTTCCTATAACCTGTTATTGGTGTAAAATTGCTAAGACTGTCAGCGTAATTTGCCATACAACCACTTGTCTTAGGCATTGGATCAGTCTCCCATATAGCCCAGTTTAAGTTACCACCAGGTGTACCAACACCATCCCAGTGATATGTATCCGCTCTTAGATCATTGTAAGGAAAGTTTGGATATAAACCTTTACTAGGACCAAGATTTCCATCATTATTAGGAATATCATATTCCCTCATGTTTCTAAATATACCCTTTGCAAGTATAGATTTATTACCTTCTCTAGATCCCCTTAATATTTCATACCCAACAATATTAGGTATTATGGTTCCGTCATTGTATACCGGAGCTGTAATGTTGTTAAACTCTACTCCCAATAATCTTATCTTAGCGCCATTACCTGATGATAGTGCTAAAGCAGGAGCAATTTCTTCAGAAGGCATCTTATGATGTCTAATTTCTTTACCGCATAAATCTCCCCATATATCCGGCTTTGTTGCAGGATATCTTTCTGTAGACTGCCAATAAGCCATACCACCTTTGGCAATAATAACACCGCCATCATCTGTAGTTAAACCTGCAATTGTTGTACCTAAAGGCGGTCCTGAAGTTGCTGTATTATATACTTGGAAATTATATTCTTGCCCTGAAGCACTTATAACATTAGTTCCTGAAGTAGTACCAAGATCTGGAGCAGGTTGACCGAATTGATTTTCAGCTGCAAGATCAGGAGCTCTTCCTGGTATATGGTATGATGCAGATTTTTCTCCTGTATTGTATATCCACCTTATAAAAAAAGGATATACTTCATCTCTCATAAATTGAGTTTTATTACCACCCTCAAAATAATATCCAGAAGGATATTCGGCCACTACCCACTTAGCTTGTATTTGATTTGCTAAAGGTTGATAATTAAAATCAAATTGTTCTGTAGGTCCTTGTCTTATAAGATAGTCATTTACTACATACATAGATTCTGATCTCTCATATGCTGGACTTCTTAAAAATAATAATGATAGTTGTACAGCAGGTAAAGCAGGGTCAATAAAATCAACTGATATTCTAGATTGCTCTGTACTGTAAACACCTAACTTTGTTCCTACTTTTGCACCTTGATTATCAGAAAATATAACCACTTCATATTCTTCAAAATCTTGATCTAAATTTGTTATATCAATAATTAAAGAACCACCGTTATTCCTATGATCAAAGAGTGCTTGTAAATTTGATACTCCTATATAATCTGTAACTTTTTGACCATTTAATACATATGCAACATATGCCTGATAACTACCATTTCTTAACTGGCCGCCATCTTCATTTTTGCTAAGCTTTACGCAAGGTGTATCTAATAATGGAGCTAACCTTAACTGTTCGCAATTTAACTCTGTGGTATCTTCATAAATAACGCAATCAGCACCGGGTGCAGATGTTATTATTTGTTTATATGGAACATTATCTAAATTTAAAGTTCTAGAAGGATTATTACTATCATCCCAATATACTTGCCAAGTACAATCATAATTTTCCTTAGCTGCACCTGTTATTAAATATTTTCTATTAAAACTTAAACATGGATCATTTACTAAAGTTTCATATTTACATTCGCTATCATCAAATATTCCAATTTCAGAATTTATATCATCCGTAGAATAAATTACCCACTGATCTCCATATGTTTTAATAGAACCAATAATTGTATAAGGTACTATAGCACATAAAAGATTTGCTGGTTCATTTCCTATAACTCCTATATCTCCATCTACAGAATTATTTGCAGCATTTACAGCATGTCCCCAAACTTCCTTTTTATTAAGGCTGGGGAATGTATCTTTTTGCATTCCGCCTGAAAATGCATTTGTTTCAGTAGAAGATGTATTTTGCTGCTTTGCCATTTTTAAGATAGGTTATATAGTGCATTTCCATTAGGTGGAGAACTCTTAAACATATTATAGTAATTATGATATTGAGCTCTTCTATTTAAAGTCCACACTTTTCTAAGTTCTGCAAAATCAGGAGTATTAATAAATCCTAATGCATTATTTCTAGCAGCTCTTAAGCGTCCTTCAATAAGACCAAGTTGCTGAGAAACATTTTCGCCAGCAAATATCATATTTTCTAGAATTCGTTGTTTAAGAGCGTACTCATAATATTCATTACAATAAGGATGATCTAATACTAAAAGATTACCATTATGATCTTCCATTGCGCCTTGATAGCTCATGTATACTTTACCGGTAGTAAAACTTGTAATTATAAATCCATCTTTAATTTCTGCAATATCAGCAGCTTGTTCTCCTAAATTAGCGCAATCACAAGTGGCATCATTTACAGTATCTATTCGTAAGGGCATAAAAGCACTAAAGGTTCTATATTGAGAACCATTTACTCTTTGCACTAATTGATGTTGATTAGTATCATTGCATGTTTTTATAACACAAACATCTCTGCAAGTTGGATCATCACAAGGTCCGGATTCTCCTGGAGCGGGAACATAAGGAACATCATTAAACGTTTCTATGTGTGTCCCTGATGGTGGTCTATCAGCTATAGTATATTCCCCGCATCTAAATGCATAATTTAAGTATGCAAAGTCTGAAGGTAATTTGGCTTTACCATGTTCTATATCTAAAACTATTTCTTTAGTTCTATGAATCCTAAGCCCTAAGTCATAGTTAACTCTTGTTGCTACCTTTATTAATGCAGCGGGATCCATCATGTTCTCTAATGCATAATTTGAAAAGTCAATTGACACATCTTCATATAATGAATCAAAGGTTCTATATTTATGTGATATACTCATTACTTATGTTTTAGCAATTCCATTTTCTTAAAGCCAAAGCTTTTCTAGTAGGCTTTCCATTAGGTTTTTTCATTGGTCCCTTTACTCCACTCATTCTTGCACAAAATGATTTTCTTCTTTTAGCTGACTTACTACCCGCTTTTAGTTTAGAAGGTTTGGTAGTTACTGCAGTTTGCAATTTAGATCCTGGATTCTCTTTCCTGTATGATGCAACACCTTTTGCATTCAAACCCCCTTTAGGATCTTTACCTTCTTTTCTAGTCCAAGCAGCTGTAGAACCGCCCTTCTTAAACATGCCGGGAACTCTAACACCTTGTGAATTGTATATTGGATTCATATTATTTCTTTTTAGGTTTGGTGTGACGAAATCCTAGTTTTTTCATACGTAAATGATCTGCCATTTTTTTAGCCATAGTACCTTTCCCAGTCTTTGGGTTATACATCATGTGTGCTTTAAACTTTTTAGTTGCTGCCATATTATTTTTTTTTATACATTCCAGGAACTCTTGTTCCTACATTATTATATAACGGCTCACCGCCATAATTTGCTTTTGAAGTTCTATTTCCCATTCCTACTTTTCTTTTCTTAGCAACTTCTTTTTTCTTATCAACCTGACTCCACGTTTTAGGAGTATTGCCAGAAACTTTTTTACTAGGTCTACATTTCTTAATACCTTTAGTTTTAGAACTGCCGCATTCTCTACCATTCTGGTCTGTCCATTTCTCATTAAACCATCGTTTAAGAGCTGCTCCTTTAGCTGTCTTTCTAACCGCCATTATTTTCCTGCTTTCTTTTTTCTACACTTAGCAATCATTCCACTAGCATAAGCGGACGGAAATACTTTATGAGCTTTCTTAGCTGCATAGTAACAAGAATCTTTTTTGGTTTCTGATGAACCGCCTTTCTTGTACATACCGGGTACTTTAACTCCTACATTATTATACACTGATTCCATATCTTATCTATTAACGTTTACTTTATTATCTCCATCTTCTACCGGAAGTTGAACTGTTAACATCATTGCTTGAACAACAGCTTGTTCAATTTCTGCAAATAATGCATCCGGTATATTTATTTCTTGCATATATCTAGGAGTACACTCCGCATATTCTTCACATAACCATTGTCCTATATTATCATCAAATACACCTTCAAGTTTAATTGCATCCCATGCAACATTTGGTAAATAAATATATCCATTTAAATACCACCAATATTTTCTTTTATTGTATCTAAAAGATGTAGTTTTAGTAATAGATGTGTATGTTCCCGGTTGAGTTGCCTGAGCTTCAATTGAACTGTCAATTGAGCTAACAGTTCTAACCAGAGGACCCCAATAACCCTCAATAAAATCAGGTAGTTTTTCTTTTGATCTTTTTATAGTACATCCGCTTTCAATACCAGAACAGTGGGCTTCAACTTTATCTACATCAATAAGTTCTATGTATGGAAGCGTTTTCCAAACAGCATTAAACTTCATTAATTTATTTGCAAAGTCTTGTCTACGCATGAACATTTGAGCATACTTTGTAACTAAACTATATACATATCTATCAGTAACAAAAGCATCTTGAACTTCCGCTTTTACTTGACCACGCACTCTTGATATAACTTCTCCTATTGTTGTTGCCATAATTATAGTTCAAATTCGTTATAATCTTTTAGAGCACTTTTATCTATTTTATTTTGATACAAATGCGCTATCTGATACTTATTTTGTATGACTGCATATTTAGTCCAGTCTTTTGGATATTCAGATGCCACAGATCTTTTAAATTCTCGGCAGGCCTCAAATTTCCAAAGTTCTCTATTTTTGAATTTATATTTTACAGATGCATTAGTATAGAATATTTTGCCAATATTACCGTCTGTATCCCAATTGTTATTATGAAATATTTTACCTTGCTCGCTTGATCTGGCATAATCAATATTATTTTTATATTTTGCCGGAGAGCATGTACCTATAAACAAATAACCCAATGAGTCTGGTAACTGTACGCCATCTCTATTTTCTATTACACCTTCCCATAAATTCTTATTATAGAGTTTAATTATCTTTTTTAATTTATCATTATGTATCCCGCTATATTTGGGATACTTTTCTTTAAATTCATTTAATACGTTCTTATTTAAAAGACTTAATCTTTTCTCTCTAAATCTAGGAGCGTTTAGATTGGGTTTTTTAAATTTTTTTGCCATAGCCTGTATATTATAATTTACAAAAAAAACCGCACTTATAAAAGTTAAACATTAAAGTTTAATTTGCGGTATAGGTTATTTCACATATATTACCTTTACTTGGTGATTGTAATTCTAGTTTAGCTGATCGTCTATTACCTACAAACTTCTTGCTATAATGCCAATAATCTGTTTTAGATAAACTTGGTAAAGTTTTATGAATAAAGCCAGCGGTTTCATTTGTTGTAACATATTCAACTTTTTTATTTGTATGGAAATGTCCAGTAAACAATGTTCTATTCTTAGTAGATCCCCATTGCATTGGAAATTCAGTTGCATAAACAATAGGTGTATTTTTACTTACCGCATCTCCGTGTTCAAATGCGTTAAAGTTATCATTCCACACATGCACTTTTCTTTCTTCATATTCTATATCCCATGTTATACTAGGATGATCTTTTATTGATTTAGATAAAGCATGAACTAAATGAAATGAAGATAACCTATCATGATTACCGGGTACATAAACTATAGTCAAATGCTCTACGTGCTGGACCATTACTTCAATAGCCCAATGCATTGCATCAAATGCCTGAATATATGCATCTGTAGCTGTTAAACTATTACCTACAGGTGTTCCGCTAGTAGTTGTTCCTTGAAAAGTATCCATGTTAATTAAATCACCACCTACAACAAAAAATAACTCTTCAATATTATGAGAAGCTATTCCTTTTTGTATAAGGTCTTTAACAGCATCTTCAAAATCCCGGTCTACAGTTTCATTACCTTCTTTTCCAAAATGAATATCTTGCAAAGACATGATACCGCAAACTTGTTCTCTATCTGGTGATAGTGAATATCCCTTTGGCTTAGAAAGATTAGGTATTTTATGTTGTTGTGGTTTCCATGTATCTAGAAGTTCTTTTAGATAATCCTCTTCACCTTTTTTAATTTTAGTAACAAGAGCTGATATACGCCAATGATCAGACATCTGTTTATTCCAGTATTGTGATAATCTCCACTTTGTTGTGTCAATATTTAAAAGAATAATTATTTCATCTGGAGATTTTGGTTCTGTTTGTGAAATTCCTTGCAATCTAGCTTCTCCTTTATCAACATTTACATTCTGATCAAAGTTAATGTTTGCATTTCTTTGGAATTTATTTTTAAGTCTTTTTTCTTTTTGAACTTCTTTTCTAAGTCTTTTATATTCTGATTCTAAAATCCCAAGTTTTGCTGCGCAATAAGCAGCTGTTTTTTTCCACTTAAAGGTTTCTATTATCTGTCTCTTAAGTTTTGGATTCATAGTACTTTTTTTGATTTACGGTTTTATAAATGTATAAAAAATTTAATTAGGAAAAAAGAAGCCCAGTAGTTATACCGGGCTCCCTAACTTTGGTAATAAAAAACCAACAAATTATCACCTCTGTTATTAAAGGGTTATAGTAGTGTTGTAAATAAAATTTCAACACTATCGCATGTTGCAGCACCAGCATCAGTTGATGTTAGTTTAACTTTATAATTAGTGGCTCCCACAAGACCTGTTAGAGCTAACTGCAAAACAGTAGGGCTAACAACTCCAGCAGAAACATAACCTGTTCCAGGATCAACAAAAACTTCTATTTGAGTAGTTAGCGTTGATTCACCATTCCAAAGTATCATTGCTCCATTATTAGTTACATTAGCTGCATACAAATTATAAGGTGCATGATGTAGATCATCTGAAGTACATCCGCCAATTCCTTGACTCATCATTAAAGCCATTTTCTGAATTATTGAATCTAACCTTTCTCCTGTTTCAATCTTTAAAAGACTTCCTGCAGTGCCTATTTGAAAAGTGGTTCCGCAATAACTTATACATTCTGTACAAGATACTTCAGAACATCTTTCACTTCCTACACTACAATCTGTATAAGTACAGGGATTAGTGATTGCTGGATCTGAACAACCACATTTATTAGGATTACATTTATTACAATTACAAGCCATTTTTTTATTTTTTAATTATTAAGGTGTACAGTCTGCACATGCGGCATAACTACTATCTAAATTAACACTTACTTCTTGTGCTGCAGATGAACAATTGTCTACAACAGTTAAGCATTTACTTGATAAGCTTGCCCATTCTGGTCTACCACCACTTGCCGCTAATGTAGCACCAGGATTTGTTAATTTAATCACTGAACCTACACCTATAGTTCCACAACTATGATCTGTAATTCTTACAGAATAAGGACCCCAAGCACCAGCACAATCCTGTACTACATATGTACCTGAAGCTGGAACTGTTCCTGCTGGATATGCATCAGCTGCACTTTTTATTGCTCTAGTAAGTAAAGTTCTAAATGTACCTACACCATCTTTTATATCGTTCCATTCAGAAGGACTATCTTCTTGATCTAATAAAGCTAACGCTGCGTAGTCATAGACATCATTTCTAAATAGTTGAGTAATAGTATGACTTGGTGTTAAAGATCCCGTATAAGGCATCGTACTAGCAATTCCTTGCAATATAAAACTACTTACATCAGGGGCGGTTCTGATCCCATATTTACTAGGTGGAATTAATTCAGCTGTGTAAGCTGAAATCATTTGCAATATATTAGCTGCATCAGCTGCACCTGAACCATTTAATACTAATGGATATAGTACCGTAGATAGACCATCAGGAAATTGATTTGATGTAATACCTGCTCCTTGAGCCCACACACTAGTTTGCGTTCCTGCTAACATGTCTATTAATGCATCATAATCTTCTTTGTAAGGTCCTGTAGGTTGAGCAGTTAAACCACTTCCGTATCCAGAAACTAATGTTGAATCATGATAATCACCGCTAGAGTCATTTGAAAATATTAATGCTATTGCAGCATTTTTATAAACACCAGCTCCAGTTCCTCCAGGCCAAGTTTCTGGTAATTCCTCCAATGCTTGCCAAGATAAATCAGATGATTGAAGCCAGCTAGCACCATCATCAACAATAGACTTATGATAGCCTAACCATCTTTTAGAATCTGTAGGGATAAAATATATGTTACCTGTATAGCCAAATTCTGTATTCCAGTATGTACTTAGTATGCCAAAACCAGCTCTCAATTGACCACCTCTAACAGAGCTTATACCATTTGTATTTACAAAAACATAAATGTCTTGATCTGTATAGTCTAACTTTACATTTTCAGCAATCATTTGTACTTGAACCGTAATTGTGGCTAAAGAACAACTCTCTGCTCCTGGAATAGTAGGTTGTAATTGAACTTGGAATGTATCCGCATAATCTTGTTCTCCTGACGGATTAATTGATGTATACGTAAATTGATTTGCAACTGCGCCTTGCACAACTGAACCTAATACTGGATTAACTATAATACTCATATCTGGATCACCTCCGCCTAATACGTATGGTATAGTTATATCCACACTATCTCCGTTATTTCCGCATAATACTTGAATAGGATCAGATAATAAGAATGTAGGGCAAGTACAACATTCAACAACAGATCTAACTGAGTTAGTTGCATTATCCCATCCTGCATATAGATATTTTGTACTTCCTGTTAAATCATTTATTTTTCCAACAAAGAACCAATAAGTATCAGCAGATCCGCCAAATACAGTATAGGTTTTTGCTCCGCATTCTAAAAATTGTCTTGCTACCTCAACGCCAGCTGGACAAGCCGCTATTAAAGATGTTGATGCGCATTCTTGAGGGCTTTGCAATGTAGTCCAAACCCCTGTAGCAAAATCATATCTTAATATAGTTGGGATACTTAATAAGGGTCCTGTACAAGTTGTTTGAACCTTTATATAAACGGATCCGCTTGTTTGAGAAGTTGAGATAGCTCTTACGCCATCCGCTCCTGTAACTAAACCGTTATATGTAATACCATCTATACTCCAAGATATCTCCGCACTAAGAGGAGAGGGTTCTGTACCATAACTAACAGTTACCGCAACATCTCCAGGAGTACCAAGATAATCCATGGTAGGACTTGATATAATTGGAGAATCACAAGGAACAGTAGCTCCTATATTTTCTGTTTTAATTATATAATCTGTTTTGTCAAACCAATATCTATTAACAACAACCCCGGTATCATGTAAACCTAAGAAAATATCTGTTGATTCTACAGCTGCGGTGGACGGTGTATTAATTTCTCTATCTGAGCATATTACTCCAGGAATTAATACATTTTGAGGAGGACATGTAACTCTTGAGTTAGCACCTCCAATAACTGAAATTGTAACAGCGTATACCTCACCTCCAACTGCGCCTGTAAATGTATGTTGAACTGCAGTTGATGGGTTAACAATTGTTGTTGATCCTAATAATACTCCTGTAGTATTACTTGTAGCATCTATTTGATACGTTACACCGTCTCCTAAATTATTAATAAAACTTACTACTATACTGTTGGTACTAGGTGTTAGAGTTACTCCTGAAGGACACGGTAAAGTAACCGGTATAATTACTTGCTGTCTATCTGCACATTGTGAGTTTCCATCAGTTACACAAAATGGAATACTTAAATTTAATGAACCAAGTGTATTTAATGATGAAACATCAATATTAACTCCTGCAGTTGACGATACTAATCCGGATATATTAATATTTTGAGTAGTTGAACTTCCATCTGAATCTGTAACTGTTACTGTAGTAATTCCATTACAATCTGTAAAACCAACTGGGATTAGTGTTGCTTGAAAATTTAAATTAATTGCATCAGGAAGACCGTTTCCATTAGTATCTATAATATTGTACGTAAACACAAGATTTGCTGCATCACAATCTTTTGGTAAAACTCTTTGTAATTCTGATACTGCAGAATATAAATCACCAATAGTTTTCCACTGATTTGAATTAGATTCTGCCAAGTTACTAGGATTACTATTCCAACCTGTTATATCTCCCATTGTTCCAGCAACAGCTAATCTTGCATCTGAAGATGAAATTGATTGCGCTGATATTGCTCTATTTATAGCAGTCACGGATCCTACAGCATCTGAGTCTTGAAAAACTTTAGATTCAAGGCCTAGTGTTAATGCTGATATCCTCATTGATTGCCCCGGTCTAATTCCATTAGAAATTACTTCAAAATCAACATCAGGTCTTCCTTCACAAGGTAGTACACATGCTTCTAAAGTACTTATTCTAGCATCTATGTTTGAGATGTTTTGATTAAGTACATTAACCATTTCTATAATAGAACACAGTTGAACACCTATTAAACCAGCCCATTCGTCTGCAGGAAGTTCTGTAACTAAACCTCCCGTTTTGCTTTCATACTGCAAACACTTTGGAAGAGGTAAAATTGTGATTTCTTTACTTCCCCCAGAATTAGTACAAGCATAATCTATAATTACTTGCAATGTAGCAACTAAATCTGCAGGTGTCTCAGCAGTCATGCATGATATATCTAATCCTGTAAGATCTGGCTCACATGTACAAGCGGCATCAACAATTTCACATAATTTTGTAGCTAGAGCTGCAACAACATCACTGATAGTATCACCATTGCATAGATCTATACATGAGATATCCGGCCCTTGCCATATAACGCAGTTTGATGAAACCGGTGTACAAGGTGAAGTAGTATTTTGTTTTGAAGGTATCATAGTATATATAATATAATAATTTTTAATTTTATCCTAAATCATTGCAATCAATTGCCTTACTAATTAGACCTTCAGTTCTTTGTAGGGTAGTGTTTTGTAATTCTTCCCAATTGCAAGCTTCACGTTTAATTGTAATAGATTGAAAATCAAAAAAACAACATGGGGTAAGCCCATACCTTCTAGATTTAAAATCTTGGTATGCTGCATCTGCAAATTCTGTTTCTATTTTAATTTTTTCCACAGGCATTATTTATCTTAATTGTCTTTTAGCTCTTTCTAAAGTTCTTGTTAATTTATCAGCCGGCACACTAATACCACTATTATAAGCACTAACGCATGATTTATGAATGGTTTTACCATCTTTAGCTTTTGTCTTTTGACATCCACAAGAAAATCCTTTACTACAATGCGCACATTTCATATATATTAGTTTAACAGTTGCTAGGTGATGTAGTACAAAGTATCTTTCTCAATCTACGTAAAGCATAATCATACATTGACATTCCCTTACCCGGGTTATGACAATATTCAACTTGAGCTTTTGCTGAGTCAATTAAAATGCGTAGATAGTTTATCTCACGTATAAGATCTTCTTTATCAGAAGATGGCTCACAATCAGATAAATTTAATCCGCATAATACTTCATAATATAAATTTAAAATTGCTGTTGTACGTAAATGATTATATTCCACAAAAGTTTCAGCATTTGGAGACAGACTATATCTAATAACATAAATACCATCTGGCAGTGCTATATTCTCTTCACCACAGTTTGTTGTTTGTATTTTAAGATCACAACCCGCCAAGTTCAAATCAAAACCAGGAGTAACTTCAATTAGTGCAGGGCTATTAAAACCCGGTACTGTAATTAATAGTTCAGGACAGTCTTTTGCTACAATATCAGAATACTGACTTGTATCCCTTATAGATAAGATCTCACAGTTTGCAACTATCGGAACCTCTAAACTTAAGATATGCTTTTCAGCCATGGATTAAATATTTATACGTACAATAATAATATACAAAAAAAACAGGAATATAAAAAGAAAGGCGAGATATAAATCTCACCTTTCAATTTTAGATATGTATGTTTAGTTTATAGTCCAGCCTCTACTTCAACTGTATAATTACCAACAGCAGCACATTGCGTTGCAATGGCAGCCCATAGAGTATCCATTTTAGTTGCAGTTGCACCATCACCACACTCTACAAAGATCTGATATAAATACTGATCATTGTCAAATACCCCACTTGGGTTATTTAAACGTGGAACACTGTGTTGTAAGTAATATACTTTGTACAACTTAGTTCTATCAACAGCAGCTAAGATTGGATCAAATCCTTCAATTTCACGGATTCTAGAAGAATCTCTGTTTCCTTGGTTAAATGGATTTTGAGCATATCTCTCAGTTAACAATAAAGCTCTAAGAACAGTCTCTCCTGAAGTATTAGCCATTTGTCCTGGAGTAGCTGTAGCAACACCACAGTCATTACAAGGATTTCCTGTCTCGTCTAACAAAGAAAGAATAATAGATACAGGTTCTTTTCCGTAGAAATCTCTAGTATCAAATGAACAGTCGCCAAATTTAGTGTCAATATAAGCACCAACTACACAAGCTCTAGCAGAAACTTTGTCTGCTACTGGGTCAAGTGAAACTGGAGTATAAGTTCCATCAAGTGCTTCAGCTAAAGTATAAGATGTTTCCACACCATTTACAATTGCAACAATACCTTCAGCAGAAACCTTAACTACAACAGTTGCAGTAGCATCACCACCAGTAATAGTAACAACGTCACCTTCTGTATATCCGCTACCTATCGCATCTCCAAGTGCAACCGCAGTTACTACACCAGCTGCTGCAGTAATGTCAAGAGTTAGTCCTGAACCAGTTCCACCCGTAACAGCTACGTCATTAGCAGTAACATAAGATGCAGTACCACCGAAAATTGTACCAAATCCAGTTACATTGTTACCTTCAGCAACAAATGGTTTAACAATAGGATCAGCAATTGTCATCTGCATAGCAGCAGCAAGAGCTAAAACTGGATCAAGATATTCTTGACCATCAGCACAGCAAAGTCCTGGTAGTGGTCCGCCATTAGCAGCCGCATCACCTGAACTATCACCAATTGCATAAGCATTGTGATTTAAAAAACGAAGTGCTGGACTTCCTTTTACGTCCATTCTTAAAAATAGATTCTCTCCACATGGAGCACATGTAGATCCTACAGTAACACAAGCAGTAGCTTGTTTTAAAGTAGTACAAGCAGAAACACCTAATCTACTAACGTAGTTAAAGTTAATTCCTTTTGATTTGATTGATTCTTTGTAACCCCCATGTCCTGGGTTGTTACCGATGTTGTCAGCATTGTGGAAGTTTCCACCTACTAAGTAAGCTAGATGTTTTGCAGTAGCAATGTCAGCAGCTGAATCAGAGAGCCAAGTTCTTGAATCTACTAGAGCTAAATCTCCAGCGCCCAATGCACTTGTAGCTACACCATCAGCAGCAACATCTGTTGCAAGCCAGCTTTTTGAAAAAGCATGATTAAAATAAGCCATTTTTTTTTATTTTATAAATTTAGAAATACAATTTGCCCACTTTGGACATATATAATATACAAAAACTTTTTTGATAAAACAAAAGAAATTTAGTTAGATCTTTCAGCAGCTTGTTGCTCTCTTTGCATTTGATTATAATTGTCATAATCACCAGCAATAATTGCAGCCGCTTCATCTAATATAAGTTCTACAATATCATCTTTAAATTCTGATTCTACATCTACAATAGAAACTAAACCAGTATATGGATTTAGTATTCCTGTAAATTGAATATAAGTAGGTCTTCTATAGTACGTTAAAATAGGATCAACAATATCAAAATCTTTGTTTCTATATATTCTGATTGTATTTCCTAATAGAGTACAGAAGGTTTCAGCCCAATCATAACTAGGATTTTTTAAAGGATCTCTCAAATTAAGATTAACATTAGCCTCTTCTGTAAGATATACTGACATTGGGAGATTATTTGGACAGCATTCATTTTTAGCACTAGCACTAATTCTTTTATACTCCAAATAATCTTCTGTTGGAAAGTTATCTGTTTCAAAATAAGTATCTACTTGGGCGCCTGTTAGTGGTAACTCTTGTAATAAAACTTGCATATCATCAATACGCCTTTTAGAGAATTCATCTCCTTCTTTATATACGTTACCACCATGAAGCTGTCTTCTAGACCACTCTACAGCAGCTTTATTAAATGCCTCAATTACTTGCCATTTTTCAATGTTATCATAGTCGTTGCTATCTAACTTATTAAGCCTTTGCTTTAATTTTATTTGTAGAGTGTTATTATCCATTATGCGTTCCAGTAAGGTTCAACTTTATCCATTAAAGTTTTTAATATTTCATCATTCTCAGGATTCTGCAAGAATGAAACCACTTCGCTTGGAACCTTTCCTAGTCTAACACTATTATCTAAAGGTTCAATAAATCCATTTGCTTTTAATAACATAAATCTGTAAAACATACAATCCTTAACTAAAGCTCTAATCTTTAAGTTTTTCATGCTGTCTTCTGCAGCATCAATAAATGTTTTTGCTGCACGTTTTTTACTAGACTCCGTTCCTCTACCGTTTATAAACAGATCCATGTTTTCATAGATAATATCTACTTGGGTAGATTTAGTATACTGAACGCTATCTGCATCTGCTACTTTTGCAACATACATTAGTTTGCTTGTATTCTTTGTATATAGTTCTTCTAGTTTAACTAAAGCTCTATTTTTAAGTTTAGTATATTCAGTTCTTGTAGATACCGTTTCATCTGATTGATCTAAATAAAACTTTTTAGGGTTAGGTGATTTCTTAGCGTCTTTAAGTGAGCTAGATATCATTGAGAATCCGCCTGCATTAATTGCATGTATCTTAATCAGATCATAAGGATCTTTTGAAGGATCTAAAAATACAGGTTCATTTCCACATCTAAGTTCTATTCTAGACCAAAATGCATCATTATCAGGTTTTAGCAATGTAACCTTATTCCAAAAGTCTTTATCTTCTGGGTCAAGAATGTTTGCAGCAAGTTCAGCTTCTAACTGAGTTACAACCTTTCTAATTTCTTTTACTTTAATTTCTTTTTCTCCTGGGGATAGTTTTTTTATTTCAGGAGCAAATTCATTTAGCCCAGTAACATATCTCTTTATTCCGTTTAATTCTAAACATGCTAAAGATTCTTGATGCCATACTCCTTCATGAAGTGACATTCCATATGATTCTAATCCCATGTTTTCTCTTTCTGGGTTAAAATAAGGTCTAATAGCTACAGTACCATCTTTACTTTGTTGATACTTTTCTACAATAGTGTAATCTTCCATTTTTGTTTTGGTTTTTAAATTATTAATTGTTTTACTCAAAAGTACATAATTATGTACACTTATTAATTAATATTTCTAATGCCGGTCGTTAAACCGGCAGTAGTTATTTGAGTAATTATTCAGATTATAAATCTGCGTACTTCTTATCTGTTTTTTCCACAGGTCCTGCTAACTCTTTAACAGAATCTGATTTAGCTTTCCTAAGTCTATCAGAAAAACTTGCCACTGTAGTAAATTTAGTATGAACTGACTCAGTTAACTCTTTTTTCTTAGATATCTTCTTATCAAGAGCTCTCTGAGCTTCCTTATCTAGTTCATTTACTTCAGGATCAAATAGTAAAGCTACTCTAAAAGTAGACTGCATCATATCAAAGGAATTTAAGAAAAAACTTTTTACTTTATCTTTTCTTTTTTCCGCACTTCCTTTTTCAAGAAGTGCTTTTTCTTTAATAATATCAGCCGCAGCTTCTTCATCTGCAGTTCCAGTTTTTGAAGCAGCTTCATCAAATACTCTTTCATAGTCACTTGGAGTACCTATACCTTCTTTTTTAATTTTAGTTACAGAGTCATAAGCAGAATCTGTTGCTGCCAATCTTGCATCCACAGCTTTATCCTCTGCCCATATACCTTGTGAGCTTTTGTTTCTAAGTGTATTAGTATCAACTGTAACTGCATTTTCAGTATACATTCTTTGAGAGAATACAGCATCTGTATAAGCCAACTCTTTTACTCTATCATCTTTCAATGGTGCTTCTTTTGCATATAATTCTTCAGCCATTTTTTTTAAGTTTTAAATATTAATAATTAAGGTAATAGTGTAACATCTGCCGTTGAATAACACAAGAATTCATAATTTACAAATATCTCTGCTGTAGATTCAACACCATTATCAGGACTCACAATTACACCAAAATCTACATCAACTGAATTGTCTACATTAGCCGCATTATTAAATGCTGAAATTGATGTTTGATCTGTTTGAATTGCTTTACCATCATTTGCACCACCAGATGTATCTGTCATATCAGATCCATTCTGAAATGTAGATATAATCTTAGTACCTGCTGGAGCCAAAGCACTATCATCAGCCTTTACACAACCACCTACATTATACGGAAGATAAAATCCTCCAGGAGTTACACCTCCATCAGGAGAGCCAATTCTAACAGTGTTTATATCAACCAATGTATTTGCATCATTTAGAAAATGAAATGAAATTAATTTATATCCAACTAATTTGACACCATCTGCAAACTCAATTTCAGTTGCAGTTCTCTGCAATGTTGATGAAGGAAGTGCAGCAGAAGTTGTTGAACTAGACATACCATCTGAGACTAGTTGAAAACCTTTTTCTGTTGCTTCACCTAAAGCATTAACATGAGATAACCTAGCAACCTGAATTGTGCTATCACCTTTTTTTCCTGCTCTTACATCTTTCCCTATATACTTATCTGGAAAAAGAGCTTTTATTCTTTCTATAAAGTTCATTTTTTAAAGTTTTAAATATTAAACAAAAAAGGGGAGAATTAACTCCCCCTTAATAATTGTTATTTAGAACGAGCCTCCCGTTACTGGGTTTCTCATTACAATTTTTAGAACTTTAGTTGGATCCTTAACCCAAATAGCAGGCATACATTGAGTCATATAAACTCTATACCCATTGAATTGTCCGGTTGAAGCAAATCCTTGCGTTCTTCCCATATAATCCATTGTACCATTTTGGTAGAACCACTTAAGTTGATTATCCCAAGAAAGTTTCAACAAGTGAATGTTGTCGTTTCCATTATCAGTTACATCAAAAATGATAAAGCTGAATGAGCTTAATGGTCTTCCATCAATTAATGGATTCTCAATATCATTAGTGTGTAAGTTATCAAATGCTGGGTTAAGTACAAACTTAACGTTAGCAAGGAAAGGAATAGTAAAGCTTGTGTAAGCAAAACCAAAGTCTAAGTCCATTCCTTTACCAGTTACTGCACCAATATCAGAAGCATTTTGAACTAATCCAGAACCATATACTTCATCAGCAATAGCTTTGTTAATTAATTGCATACCGCCAATACCTGTTTGTACAATAAGCTGTCTCTGTGGGTCTGGCCCTTTAAACTCAACTTTTCCTTGGTAGAAATTGTAAAGTTCAGATTTAAACATATCAAGTGTAAAGCTAGACTTGTTGTATACTCTTTTAAATGAGTTATCCAACTGTGACCAAAGACCAACTGATAATCTAATATCATCTGGACCGTCTTGTCTAATTCTACCACCTTTACCCCACATTAGGTAAGTCTCAATATCATTTGCAATCTTAGAAAGATGTGCCGCTTCCATATTTGTAACGAAAGTTCTAGATAATGAACCGCTTTCAAATGCTTCTTTAGCACCTGCTTTACCCATACTTGCTACTAATTCTTCAATAGAAGAAACAGAAGGATTGTTAGGATCTTGGTTGAAGTTTCTCCAGATCTCTGTTACAGGAACAGTACCATCTGCATTCATTCCACCTTTGATCATAAGATCTGCTCTAGAAGAAATAGAATAGTGAACGTGTGCTTCAGCTCCTCCTACAAAGTTGTAGAATTCTCTGAATCCAGATCCCATCTCTATGTCAGAGAATCTTTCACCATATTCACCTCTTGCAGAACCTTTTCTAAAGTACTTAGTTCCAGGAACTAAATAAAGGCTTGCATCTAAACTAGCTGCACTATTGTTATTTACTAATTGAACTGTGTAAATAAAGCCATCACCTGCAGGGATAATATCTTCTGCTGTAATGTACATTTCAAGTCCATTATACTTATCATAAGTAATAATGTCCCCGTGACCAAATGATCTCTTAGAAAGTTTGATTCTAAAAGTAGTACCATCAGCACCAAGATCATTTACAGTTTCTACATCAGAAACAATAAAAGGAAGATCCTGAGCAATTGGTGTTTGCCATTTGTACTCACCACGAGCGTTGTCTACCATAATGGTATTCTTTCCACCAAATGAAGCCATCTGGTAAAGGGGCATTTCTACTTTTTGTGTCATTGCCCATAAATCAACTGGTCCCATATCCATAGGTTCTGAAGAACCGAGCATCTGAGACAAGTGATAGGAATCAATATGAGAGCTTGCTTTGTATTGCGTGTCTCTCAAAAAGATCCCATTGTTTAAAACTGGAGTTGCCATAATTGATTGTTTTTTGTTTGTTTGTTATTTATTTATATTTGATTGTTAAATCCGTTTAAAAAAGTTTTGTGGTTTTGGTATTGTTTTTCTGCTAGGTTTTCTTTCTTTTTCTTTTTCTGCTACACCTAAAGAAGCTCCACCTTTACTAGCTTGTTCTGTCTTAAGTTGTCTAACAACTTTTTCAGTAGTCTTCTGAGCTCCCATGTCCATGATTTTCTTTTTGTATCCACCTGGGTCTGCTAATAGCCATAGTGCTTCAGAAATCAAAGTATAATTAGGTTCTTGGAATTGATACTTCTCTAATAGATGACCTAGTAAATTTGTATTCTTTCCACTTACAGAAGGATATGCTGGCTGAACTAAACCATTATATAATAATGATTGTGTCTTTTTATCAAGCCTCATTCCATTTAAAGTACCTTCTTGCAATGTATGGTATACATTATCCATGTATTGTTTAGATGCCTCCGCTTGTTGCGCCTGCTTTAATTCTTGCTCTTTTAATTTTTGAGCAACAACCTTTTCTTGCATCTTATCTAATTTAGGCTTAAACTTCATCGCTTGTGATTCAAGTTTACCTAAATCTTTCCATATTTCAATTTCTTCCTGAATCTCTTCTGGTGTACCATAACCTGTACTACCTAAATATTCAGATATAATTCTTTCCTGCCCTCTTTCTGAAGAACCGTCAATTTCAAATGTTTCTTCAGCTTGTGATAATGTTCTGAATAATCCTTTCATATCAGTACCACCATTTGCAACATATTGAGCTGCAACTTTTAATTCATTTGGAAGAGCATCAAAAAATTGCTTAGGAGTTTCCCTTCTTACTTGGTTAGCTCTTTCTTCTAAATTAGCCTCTAAAAGTTCTTCAATATCTTTTGCAGAATAATCCTCTAATGATTTGTCATCATCAAAAGCAAATAGTTTATCAGATTTAACCATTTTATTAATTACATCTGAAAATCCATTAATTTGCTTTCTTCCTCTAGTTTCTGTTTTTTCTGATTCTACAGAATTATCTGATTCACCGTCCAATGACATATCATCTAATATATTATCACCTTCCGCTTTAATACCAGCTTCAGTTTTTCTAGTAACTGTATCCGGTATAACCACATCTTCTTCATCCATCCACTCTTCTTTCTTTGTAGGTTCCGTGAATGTAAAGTCTGCTTCTGGAGTTACTCTATCTAAAATGTTAGGTTTTGCAGTCTCTTCTTCTGGCAATGTTACATTACCAGCGTCTGCTCCTCCAAACACTTCATCAATATTAATTTCTTCTTTAGTAACCGTGGTTTCTTCCATGTTATTTGTATCACTCATAATTGTTGGTTTTTAAAATTCAAATGAACTATCATATATAATATAAAACAAAGATTTTGAATAAACTTAAATTATTTGAAATTTATTTAAAGTTTTATACAGTATTATAGCTAACGTTATTTCTTCTTCTTTTTATTAGTATCTTTTTTGGATTGAACGTCATATTTATTTTTATTTTCTCTAGCTATTTGCAGTTGAGTATTTGCTACAGATTGCTGAGTTCTAAGACGCTCTCTTTCTATATCCATTTTAGATTTATTCTGCTGCTGCTCTATTACAGTTTTACTTCTTGTAGCTTCCATCTGCTCTCTATAACGGGCTGTTTCTTTTATATCACCCATAGCATCTTTAAAATCAGATACCTGGTTTTGATCAACATCTTGCCCTGATCCATATCCGGCAGCTCTTATCTCTGCTACTGTAATGTCTTTTTGTCTTTCTTTTTCAGCTTCTGCAGCTTCAGCTTGGATTCTCATTTGTTCTTGCTGTTGTTGAGCTTGAAGTTGTTCTTGTTGCATTTGCTGTTGTTGCTGCATTTCTGATTGCCTTTGCATTTCAGTTTTTGTTTCAGCATCTTTAAGTATGTCTGAAACTTCAGCAATTGATTCTGCTTTAATAACATTACCGAGATCATATATACTTGCGCCTGTGGTATTATTTTGAATAGCCATTTGCTTAAGCTGCTCAAGAATTTGTCTATGATTTGCTTTAGTTGTGGTGAATATGTTAAAGTCACGCAATAATAAATCTGTTCCATTGATTACAAAATTTACTTTTTCTGCTTCACTAGTAATATAACTTAACCTAACGCTAGGTTTAGTACTTTGGTAAAACTGAGCTAAGTCCGTTCTCATCTGATGAACTCTTGGCATAAGCTGATCTGCATGTTGAGTGAAATACATTTCAGTTTGAGCATATGACTGATTCATTGCATTTACAACACCGGTTGCTGTTTCTTGACCCATAGGCGTACCCATACGTTGAGGGTTTACACCAATAGCATCAAATGCCTGTTGTTTAAAGTAATTAGCTAATTGTATTCTAGACATTAATCTACTTGTCTGCTCTAGATTAAGTGTTTGATAATGATTAAAGTTTGTTGCATTTTCCGTATTAGTAATAGATGTATCTAAAGGAAGCATGCTGAAATCCTTCATTGCGGTATAAGCTTTAGCATAATTATGCTTACCCCAATCTTCACCCATTGAATGTCTAGGTAGTGCATTTTGATCAAACATGATAACAGTACCAAGCTCATCTACAAGTATATCTGCAATTTGGTTATTAACCATATTATAACCAACCTGGTATGCTTTCATAAGATCTACCAATGATGTTGACTTTGTATTTCTATCAGAAAATACTCTTCCTTCCAGCGGAAGTTTACAGCCGTATAATGTATGATCTCCTTTAAACTGAAATGGTATTCTACCTGGTTTAGTTCTATTTATACCTAAATAAATTGGATTAATATTATCACCCATATTTGATCTCCAAAAAGCTGGTAGATTTGGTCCAATTTTTACACCACCGCAAACTTCATTAATCCATATCCAATCAATGTGTTCTCCTTCTAGTAAATTTTCTTTACTTTTTTGTTTAAAGATTGTAGTATCATAAATAGGTTTTTCTGTTACTTTATAACTTTCATCAATAACCTCTTGAATCATTTCGCCATTAGATTTAACTCTTGTAAGATGTCCTAATTTGCGTTGTGTTTTCCAGTATGTAGTTGTAACACGCATTAATTCTGATTCACCCCATGTACTAACATCCTCACCTTCGTTTAATATCATACTTACAATGTCGCCACCTTTAGCTGGATCATCAGACCAGTTACTTACAAATTGCCTATAAGCCAATCCGGGCATATTTGTATTCCACTCATGTGACCTTGACGGATCATAATAAGATCCATCATTTTGCATACCATTGACTTGATATTGCGCAGATCTAGCTGGATATATTTCTTGAAGTGAATGCAGTTGAGCTTCCGTCATCAAATAACCAAATTTATCAATGACATCAGATACAGTCATTAAATCAATTTTACCGGCATAATTAGAATTAGCAATATATCTAACATCTGGTGATTTTTGGTAGAATGTTAAAACAGGATTCCAAAGTTCTACATCATAATCATCTTCCATCATTTTAAAATGCCAGAATTCTCTATCTGTTATGATCATATCTCTGAAGCCTCTTTCCTCCAGCTCTTGCATTTTGAATCTTTCTTCATCCACCTTTAATTGATGGCTAGCCCACTCCTCAACTAAACTTCTATAATCTTTTGAAAAGAAGTCTTCTATTTCAGGAAGAGATTTAATAGCTTCAGGAGACATTTGTTGTTGCGCTTCTTCTGATTCTGGGTCCATGCCCATTTCAATCATTTTTGCTGTAAGTTTAGCCGTTGCATCGGCCAATAGGTTTTCCTCAACCATGGCTCTCTTATCCTCAAGCATCTCATTATATGATGTGTCATCAACAGCTCTAAATTGAACTTTAGAAAATCTATTAGAAAATTCTCCAGCTAATACATTAACTACATTTGGTATAATTGGATAAAATTTTAATTCTAGAGCAGACTCATCCTCTTTTGTTAAGACATCCATTAATTCTTTATAATCATTGTCTTCTTCAATAATATAATCAGATTTATCAATAATACCTTTTGCTAACTTATAGTTCTTTAAAAGTTTTCTGGCATTTTGTCTTATAAATTCAATACCCTGTAATTCTAACCAGTCAATATTCCAAGCATACCAATCATCATTTTTTTTCTTTTTTGGTAGAAACTGTATAGGTTGTGTTAAACTAGATGAAGTGGGATAACCTTCCCCTTTAGCTCCATTTTTTAACTGCATTGCATTTAATACCTTCATTATCTAAAATTTTTAAATCCGCTTCTTTTTCCCTTTCTTGATAGGGCTGACTTTTTGCGGCCTACATTTTTGAATGGACTATACTTTAATTTATACAAATTTTGTGACTTTTCCAAGGAAGAGTCCCTTTCTTTAATCTTTAAATACCCTCTATTTGACTGCTGAACTTTAGCAAATGCAATAAGTGCTGCAAATGAAACCAGTCTATCCACGTTAACTCCAGGTTGATATGCCAACATCTCTTTTAGTAACATGGGATCCGGTATTCTTTCAATACCTAAAGTAGAACTTATAACATTGCCCTCTTCATCTAAGTCCTCATTAATTTCTTCTCTTAAGAACTCAATTGCATATGATATCAAATGACTTTTAAATAGTGTACCTGTATTTTTCCAACCATATTCTTGATATACTGATTTATTAGAACCTAGATCTTTTAAAAATAATATCTGTTGCTTTGGTACAAGATATTTTTGTTTCTTTTTGGATATCATATATTGAATAAATAATGATATGTTATTTTCAATAACAGCCCATGCGTTATACCATTCAATAATTAATTGAAGTTGTTCATGCGTTTTGTTTATATCATCATACCTTCCACACCAAGCCGCCACTACTTTATCTTTTTCAATAACATGCTCTATACCTTCTGGTGATTCTCTTGTAATTTCAACAGCGTTTTTATAAACGTAGATACTACACAATGAATCAGAGGTTGTGGTTTTACCTTCTGATACGGGGTCAATAGATGCATAATATGCACCCCATTTTGGATTTTTAACTGGTCTTTCCCATACAACAAGACAGCCTGTTTTATCGTGCATTTTTTTATCTACTGGAAACGTTGATATTGGAAGTTTAGATGTTCTCTTTGCTATTATTCCTTCATGTGTTCTTTCAAGCGCTATATGTTCATAATGATATTCTTTATCTTCAATCTTTTTAAGCTGTTTTTGAATAATGCCTTGTGGGAATATAGATTCTTTTCTATATGCAAATCCTTCTGCAATATTTGTTGGTTTCTGAGATATTCTAAGTTGGTATTGCTCCGGATTTAGTTTCATCTTCCATTCAGCTCTTTCTATCAATATTGCATTAAGAGCATCAACTACAAGAGAATTACCATAATCATCAATGTACGGAGGCATAGACCATTGCTCTGGAATAAATAATCCAGATAAACCTCTTGTGCCATCTTTATCTAAAAGATTTGTTTCAACAGAGTATATATCATTATTGGTTGGATTCAATATCATATCCTTAAGAGGATTGCATTGATCCAAGTCACCAACTGATCCAGCTGCAATGAATTGCCCAGTAGTCATCATTCCAGAAGACATTGCAGGACGCAAGTACTCATATGTATCCATCATCTTAGGTGCAATACCAGCCTCCTCATGAAAGAAGTAAGTTGTTGGCCCACCTACACCAGTTGTTGCATTCTTCTCAAATGAAGCACCCTGTATTTTAGATTTTAAACCTTTACTTGTCTTTCTATTTGTACCTCCAATTTTGATTTCAATCTGTTGTTGCCAAAGCAAAACTTTCTCCGGGTTACTTGGTCTATACCAAGCTGTATGCTCATTAAGAAAATCTTTATATTCTTCAAGAAACTTCCAAGAACCTTTGTCATTTATATAATCCTTAAGACTTGCTCCTATTTTACAAACGCTACCTTCTTCAAACCAATAGGTGTTTATGAGTTTACCCATATGAAAATAAGAAGAAGCTATTTGACGTTTCTTAAATATAGCAGCATGCTTATGATTTAATTCAGCTAATACTTCATATAATGCCATGTGATATTGAGCATCTCTTACTTTAGCAAATCCGTAAGCCTTTTCTTCTTTATCATAAATAGGAAGAAAGTTTAACCACATGTAATAATCTCTAGTTAAATACCATGTCTCACCCTTGTTGTGATATATAACTCCATTTCTGCATTTATTTTTTTGATCATCCCAATACTTAATAAAGTCCTTGGATCTAAACGGAGAGTTGCAATAAAAACCTTGAGTATTAAATATTCTAGCTTGTTCATTAAAGATGTAAGCCGTTTCATCAAAATTATATTTACCGGGTTCTCTAAATAGAGGCAATAAAAAAGTTAACCACTCTTGATCATTTTCAAAAATGGTTTCAGTCCATTGACCGTTATCATATGTAGCTACAACTTTACTCATCAAGAATTTTTGCATATATCATATCGCAATTCATTAATAAAACATTATCACCATCATGCTTCATTTCAATACCGTCTGCATGTTCTGAATATTTAACAGTATCTCCAACACTAAGTGTATCAACAGAGTCCCCTACCGCAACTACTGTTGCAATATACTCATTAACTGTTTCTGTTCTTAGTATTGTTGTTCCAGCGTAATAATCAGCTGCCTTTTTGTTCTTTATCAGAACTTTCCTCCCTATTGGTACTACTTTCATTTTTATTATTTTTTGTTGATTCTTCTTTTTTCCAAACTGGTTCATCCCAGTATAAAAACACTAAATTTTCTTTATATTTTTTATTGGTCATATGCTAATCCTTGGCCACCTCTTACGGATGTTGTTTGCTCACTTTTGAGATCTTTGTATGCACCCTTGAATGACTGACGTATTGCATCAAAATCTTTAGCTACAGCTCTTATTTGGCTAATGTTGCCATCTCTTCCGTCTGTTATTTGAGTGTTTGCCATATATGTGGCCATATTATCCAATGCTTTTTTAATACCCATGAATGCTCTAAGTGTTGGGGTTTCATATAGTTTCATGCACATATCTACGGCATATCTTATTTTAGGATCCTCCGTAGACTCTTCTAACTTAACTTCAGTTATAATAATGTCTTCCTTTTCATGTTCAGGTAAATTAAAAAATGGATTAGATTCGGGATCTGGGCATGTCATATAAAATAAGTACTGGTATATAGACATATGTGTTTTTGGATATTCATCCATTATAGATTTTAAAAAATCTAAACTATAACAATGCTCTGTTACTACCACCTTTTCATTCTGTATATCAAATAGCTTTGTCATCATATCTAAACTGTTATGTCATCTTTTACCGAAATAATATTGGCATCAATAATCTTTTTTTTGCCATCTGCTAAGTAAACATCTGTTTTACTAGGAACTTGTGTTCCTGAATCATTAACATGTACGGTTAAAGAAACTATCTGACGAATGTATATATATCCTTGTACTGACACATCAGTGGTAGTTTGGGTAATCTCTGGATAAGAAGGTGCACCCGGCATATCTAAAGTAAATTGGTTAGGCGGACTTCCAAATGTCTCACTTGTAGGGGGTGATCCACCAGTTTGTGTTTCAGTGGTGGTAGTTATTTGTTCTATAAATGTGAACGATACTAATTCATCTGCAGGAAGCAATGCCATTTTATTTTGTTTTTAGCCAGTTAATAATAGAAATTACCTCATTCTTTAAATAGGGTAAGTCATACATAATAATTTCATCTAAGACAGGTTCTCCGTTTACATGTTCATTTATTGGATATCCGTTTTTATCTTCTCCGAGCTGCTTAAACTTTACATGTTGGATTGTTAACTTTCCTATCTTAAGTTTAGGGTTGTGTTTTTTAATAATATACGCATAAATACTCAATTGTAGATTATAATGACTCAAATTACAATCATCTAAATGAGATACTGGATTATATAACTTTTTAGTAATACCTTCCCAGTTAGTAAAGCCTTTCTCTTTTATTTCTTTATTTGTTTTATAATCATTAATGTTGATAACCCCATTTACTACCTCAACTACATCAGCTTGACCACAGAGCTTTGCTGATTTTAAATATACCAAGTGTTCAGGATATAAACCATCAGATAACTTTTGTTCTGGCGCAAGTTTATTTCCGTTTTCTTTAACCAAAGGTTTTATAATTGGAACCTCAACACCCTCTCTTTGAATTGTATTTAATTCAAGCATGTCAGCTTCTCTTTGATTATGATACCAATTTCCTAATTTGATAGCTCTATTTTTTTCATTCTCCCAGGCATCTAAAATTTCTTTTGGGGTCATACCATACCATTTGGATCTTTTATTCTTAGAAGACTTCTTAGCTATTGTTTTGGCATCAAAGGGTTCTTTAAACTTGCCTACTAATGAGGTAACACTAACCCAATCTATCTGATCTTGATCATTACTTTCATATGTATGACCTTCTTCTTTAAATACTATTGCCATAATTATAAGTTTTGCACTCCTGGAAAATTTATGTTTGTATTAGAAATTAACTTAGCAACTTCTCCTCCAAAATCTTTGTCATTTGGGAAATCGCGTCTTAAGTTAATAATTTTTTCTTTGAAGTTTTTATTGCTCTCCACAAAAGTATATTCTACATTAGGTGTTGAGTACTCTTTAGTTTGTCTATGTTTATTTAGATTCTCTTTCATCTTGTCCATCATCTATGCTTTTATTTAATTCATCTTCTTCATCTTCCGTTAATACTGCTTTCCACTTATCTGAAGGGCAGGCGCTAGATAAAGATCTAAGTTTGAAACCAAGGCTGCAACCACATTCACCACAACATGGCTGTGTACCCGGCATTGTACACTTATCTCCTTTTACATCTAAAGATGCGCACTTAATGCAGATCTGCCATCTATCATTTGCTATAACCTCAACATGCTTCTTCTTAAAGAGCTTATTTTTTATTCCTTCAAGAATTTGATTTCTATTTTGGAATATTTTTTTTATTCCTTTCATGTATTATTAAGTTTAAAATTCTTCTTTTCTTCAATGGTTCCTTCTATTTTGCTAAGCATTTCTTCAAACAACCTTATCTTTTCTTTTACTTGTACGCTTTTAGAATATCCATTATACGTTTGTTTTTCTAGATTACCTAAAAAACTTTTATTTTTAATTATAGCTTTTTCCAATCTTGCTTTACGAATAGAAAACGTACCAAACCCTTCAACGTACACTCTGCTATCTTCTAAATTAGATAATGCGTCTCTTACCTTGCTATAATAAAAAGATATCAGTTCATCTACAACAGAAGGGTGGACTTCAACTTCTTCAGCTACTCCATCTTTAAATTTTTTGTAGCTCTTTGGATTCATTCACCTAAAACTTTAAAATCTAATAATACAACCCCGCTATTTTCTATTTTTATTTTTTGAGATAACAAAATACTTTTTTTACTCTTACCATTCTTTGTAATCAGTCCTTTTTTAGCCGCCTTGTTTACAGCATTCCTTGCAGATTGCGAACTTTTAAATACCTCATTTGTAACAGCTATTTTACAAAAGTCAGTAAGCTCATGTTCCCCAAGTGTTGCTAATAAAGCTAGGCACTCTAAGTCTGCTGTACTAACTTGAATGTTATTAAAGAAACAATAAGTTAATATCTGATACTTTAAAGTTTTATCTAAACTGGTTCTTATCTTTTTTGTTATTTTAGTTACTTCAGCCATTGTTATAGATTTAAAATTATATCCACAAGCCTTTCATCTGGATATACATCAGACTTATCCCGTCTTACGTTAGTATGTGATAATAAACCTTTCACTTTACCATAATAAGCATCTTCTTGGAACTCAAATGCTTTCTTAGGGCCATACTTTTTAATCCATTGCCTAAGACCAATTCTCATATCAATTTCATCTCTTTCTGCAATATGTTTTAGTAGTTTTCCTACAGCATCCATCTGTTCATCTGAATATGCATGGTAATATTGCTTTCCTCTAAATGGTTGTTCTAATTTTATAACTTGATCTTCATGAACTTTGGATTTAAAGTATGTATAGTAATCAGTTGTCCCCGGATCTTCGTTTAGATAACCAGTAGCACAAATTTCTATACCAATTGAATGTCTATTCATGTGCCCTGATCCTGTCTTACCTAAATGCCAACCGTACCCACTCTCTGGAAAAGCTTGAGCTACAATGCCATCATACTCATTATTACCCGTCTTGTGAGATTGACCCCCTACAACAAATTCTGTAGCAACTCTCCCCCGGGTATCCCGGTTCCAATGATCTATTGTCCTATATGGGTTTTCTCTACCTGCTGTATGATGTAAGAAACAGTATTCAAGCTTACCTGGTTTAGTTAGGTACTCAGTTTTGTCTAAGTAATATCTATGGATCAATTGATCATAGTTTGTTTTAAACTGTTGACTATTGAGATCTGTATCTTCATCAATGGCTTCATTGCTAGATTTACTTAAACTTAACATGTGCCATGTATTAGATCCAACTATGCCATCAACCGTTAATTGTTTCTCTAACTGAAATCTCATTACAGCCTTTTCAGTCTTAGGACCGAAAGATCCATCTGGAATTACGTTAAGGATTTTTTGTAAACGAACAACATTAGGTCCTTTATCTCCCTTTTTTAACAGCTTGCTTATCATGATTGCACCTTGAGTTTTCTCTCTTTACCACTAGCTGCAGCTTTCTCTGATTCAAAATCTTTTCCGGCTTGACTTTTAGCAGGTTCTTCTTTAGCATTTTCTAATTGCATATACGCATCTGCTAAAAAGGCCTGTGCCTGCATTCTCTTAGCACGAGACTCCTCTATCTCTGTCATTAGGTTCTCATACTGAGCCTGTACTTTTAGATGAGGTATTTGTTTCTTATACCAGTCCGTAATTTCTTTACGTTTCTTTTCAGCTTGTTCTGGTGTAATAGATTCTTTGTTGATTTCTTCACTCATAATATTTGATTTATATTTTGATCAAATATACAAAAAAAGTTTAACTAATTAAAGTTTACTGATTTATTAAATGAACTTTATAGCATTACGATAGGGTAGACGAATCAATTAAGACTTTCCGGAAATTCTTTTTTCATTATCTTATCTAGTTCCGCGCAACGTAAGTAATATTCAGACTCATCTATATCCACGTAAAATGAAATTATATTTTCAAGCTCATCTTTGCGGATACCCTTAAGAGGATCATACGCCATAAGAGCACTAACACCCTCATCACTCTTTTCTTCTATTAAGTCTTCAAAGGCCACTTTGTCTGTGAGTACTCTATAAGAGTTATCATATGCAACCCTTAACATAAGACGTTCTATTTCCATCCTCTCTACTTCAGTCAGTTGGTCTTCTTCATTGAATTCTGGTTCCTCCATAGCTACTTCTTTATATAATAATATACTCATTTCTGCTGAGCCCCCCTAATCCTTATTTCAAAAATTTACCCCTACCCTATTTTTTAAGTTGTGTGTTTTGCGTGAGCATAGGGTCCTAGCATTCTGCTCCCCGGCTATAGTTTGAGATGGGGATGTCCCCCAATCTCTTAAAAAATAATTTATCATGGAAAAATCAAAATTAATTTTCAAGTCATCTGATTCTCAATCTCTAGTAGATTTTCTAATCAAGCAAGGTTCTAACACTATCAAGCTAGTGAAGAACCCAAAGACTTCTAAGAAGTTCTTTGCCGTTGAAGGTACCAAGATTACTGGTAGAGTGTCAAGCAAGATAACAAAGTTATCTGCTGAACTCCGCGTAACTTGGGTTGATGTAGATGGAGATCCAGACGCTGGATCGTACATGCTACATCCACAAGGTGATGGTGGAGGCCACACCCTAGACACGTTTAGCCGTAGCTAAACTGTCTAGCCCTACGGGGTTGACTGGTTGAGAGAGACTATTGCTACTGCTAATCACAGTAGCCGGGCTTACTGCACGTGCCTGGGAACAGAAGCATTCATTGTTTAACCTAAACCAACTTATTATGTACACAGAACATAATGGTGTTGTTACTCCAATTGATTGGACTATCAACCCTAATGCATAGTTATATGTATTAACCCTTGCATTGTAGCCAGAGAAAGAGCTACATTAACCAGTGATGGGCGGAGTCTAACCAGCTTAGCAACAGAAATAGGTTTAATTTAATTAAATGTGTGTTGCATTATTAATGTGACACCTCATTTGCCATAATCATTGGGTTGGCATCCAATAA